TGTAAAAAATGGGAAAAAACAACATTTAAAAAACAGCCCGTAAAAAATCTGATAACTTGAAAATATTTTCATCATGCAGCCAATGATTTTTTTTGTAAAAATGGGAAAAAACAACATTTAAAAAACAGCCCGTAAAAAATCTGATAACTTGAAAATATTTTCATTATGCAGCCAATGATTTTTTTTGTAAAAATGGGAAAAAACAACATTTAAAAAACAGCCCGTAAAAAATCTGATAACTTGAAAATATTTTCATCATGCAGCCAATGATTTTTTTTGTAAAAAATGGGAAAAAACAACATTTAAAAAACAGCCCGTAAAAAATCTGATAACTTGAAAATATTTTCATCATGCAGCCAATGATTTTTTTTGTAAATTTTTATAAAAGTTTTACAAAAACAGTTAAACAATTACTATTCCTCGACAAACAGGACATCTTTGATGATTATCAAACCAACGTCTTAATGCGGTCTCTTTAAATTGATGTCTGCAATTATTTATTTGCATAATAGAATCCCCTGGTTGCACCGACTCCAATGTAATTGGACAAATAAGTGCTGGCATTTCGCGCCCATAATTAAAGACAACGGTTCCATAAGAAATGTCAGTTTGAGATAATCCTGCATTTGCATAAGAACTTGAACTAAGATTTCTGGAAGGGTCAAAGAGAGAAAGTAATGCACTTGCCGCATCGGATACGCCAAATTCAAATGTGTATACATCGCGTGCTCTACTACGTTGCTGCTGGATAATATCAATGAAAGATGTCATATTCTTGTGATAATCTTCTTGGTTATGGTTGTATTGCGAAATTATTCGCATAAGAGAATATTCGTCGTTTGATTCCATATAATATTTATCAATATAAAGATTTTATTATATTCTTTTTTATACATAAATAAATTAAATGAATATTACTGAAAAAAATTATTTAGAACATGGATACACAGGTCTAATTAATTTGGGAAATACATGTTTCCTGAACTCATGTATCCAGATTCTCACACACACTCCAGAATTGCATAACATTTTTAAAAACAATGCAGTTTTGGCCCGCCTAGAGACAAATAAAGGATTGGATGAAGCAATCATTTTGAGAGAATGGAAAACTTTGGCGGAACTTATGTGGTCTGGGAATGGAATAATAAAACCGCTCAAATTCGTCACCTCTGTCCAACAAGTTGCATTTAAGAAAGACATAGAGATATTTACCGGATTCGCACAAAATGACGTCACCGAATTTCTGCGATTTGTTGTCAATTGTTTTCACACATCGATTGCACGACCGGTTAAGGTAAGTATTAAGGGCAAAGTAAAAACGAAAGTTGACACAATGGCTGTAAAATGCTGCGAAATGTTGAATAATGTTTACTCAAAAGAGTATTCCGAAATATATGAGTTGTTTTACGGAACTTGTGTAACCGAATTGAAAAGTGTGCAAAAAGAAATTTATTCTTCGAAGCCAGAACATTTTTTTATCATTGATTTGCCGATACCTGTAGAGAAATCTACTATTACATTGTATGACTGTTTTGACTTATTTGTCAAAGAGGAACTGATGCACGGAGACAACCAATGGTTCAATGAGAAAACCGGAAAAAAGGAAGACGTGCTAAGACGCAACTATTTTTGGAATTTTCCAAAAATTTTGGTGATTACGTTGAAACGTTTTTCTTCGTTAAATACACGATTAAACCATTTGATTGAATGTCCTTTAACCGGTCTTGATTTATCTAAGTATGCCGAAGGTTATGATTCATCAAAATATATTTACGAACTTTATGGAGTTTCGAATCATATGGGTGGGCCGATGGGTGGGCATTATACTTCATATATAAAAACCGCACAAGGTTGGGTTCATTACAATGATGACCAATTGAACAAAATGAGTGCAGATGCAGTGATAACACCCATGGCTTACTGTCTTTTCTACAAACTAAGTTAAGGGAACTCGTCGTTCTCTAAGGGCGTCGCTTTGCTTAAGGCCTGACGGCTATTAAATCCCATACTTATAATCATATTCTATAATATATTATAGAATGTCATCAGATACAGTTGCAGATAATTCAGGAAATACAGTTGCAGAGAACAAAGTTGCAGAGAACAAAGTTGCAGAGAATACATCCATGTTCAATAAAGACAATTATCTTGACAAAAACACATTATTGTTGACAGGCAGTTTTTTAGCAATATATTTTATTATTTACGCAATTTTAGGTATATTTTACGACAGTTCCGACCCATCTCATCATTCAAGCAAAGCCACTTTTACTGATATGATTATACTCGTTATTATTGGTATAGTTGGCTGGGTTCACTACAATTCTTTAACGCCATCTGAACAAGACAGTTATTGGCCGGATTTATTGAATTCGGTGAAAGGCTATTTGAATAATGCATATTCCATTTTAGAAGTAGGATTGTTTATCATATTTTTCTACATTGGAATCTATTTTTTTGGAATTCCGATGAACCCGACTGATAAACCATTGACCGTTTCTTTCTTGGAATCAAAAGCATTTATTCTATTGTTCATCCTGTTGTTTGTGCAATTTTTCAAATACGTTTTGAAGATTGATGTGATTGGCGTTATTTTTGGCGACATTGTGGTTCCCGATTTGAAACCTTCTACTTCTTCTTCTTCTACAAAGGTTTCTACAGTTGCTGCAGTAAAAGACGAGGTTTACAATATTTCAAACAATCTTTACACCTATGAAGACGCCAAGGCCGTGTGCAAGGCAATGGGGTCCAGATTAGCAACGTATGATGAGGTTGAGGAGGCTTACAACAATGGTGCAGAATGGTCAACTTACGGTTGGAGCGAGGACCAGCATGCGTATTTTCCCACACAGAAGGAGACCTGGGCTAAGTTGCAAAAGGTGAAGGGACATGAACATGATTTAGGGCGACCGGGCGTCAATGGCGGCTACTTTTCCAATCCAAATGTTCGGTTTGGCGTTAACTGTTATGGCGTAAAACCGCCAATGACAGATGCAGAGAAAGCTCTCATGGATTCAAGAAAAGACCAAGTTTATCCAAAATCTAAGGAAGACCAGGCTCTGGATGCCAAAGTAGAATTCTGGAAAGCCAATCGAGATAAGATGTTGGTTCTCAATGGATACAATACAAAGGCGTGGTCACGATACTAAGGGAACCTACGGTTCCCTTATGAACCCTCCCTTATAGTAGGGAAACCTACGGTTATTCAGCCCTTTGGGCTTACGCCCTACGACCACTTCCCTTATAGTATTGCATTGTTAATAAAAAATTTATAATTATAAAGGAGGGGTCATAGGGGAACGTAGTTCCCCTATTTTTTTCCCTCTCTATATTAAATAATGTTTTCTGGACAATCTATTGAATCTGCCTATCCCATAATTAAGGAAACTATTCCCCAATCAAGTTTAGGATATTATGCCAACAATCGCTATCCCGGTTTCCCCCCTTTGATGAACGACGGTCGCTCCGTTATTGCCAGCAACCGCTCCGAAACCTTGTTGCACAACTCCATTGTCAAAGAAAGCGGTGAAGTGAACAATGCTAAGTATCGCCAGTATATGATTACCAATGCCAAAACAATTATGGAAAATGATTTCCGAAATGCCAGCAATGATGTAGGGTATTATGAGCGTTTTATTGACCAGATTTCAGCAGGTGCTACTGGTTCCCCTTATTTATACAAATCGCCCATTGATGATAAGAAACCGCTTGGATATTCTGAGTCCGATTTGAAGAACATTTATTTGACGAGAGAACAGTTGGAGGCGCGTCGGGTTGCACCGCATTTTGGGAGAACTTAGTTCCAGGGAGAACCCTTGGTTCTCCCACCAATAATGCTATAGTTCATCACGTAAGCCGCAACAAACGACACAATGGTCGAAACATGGTAGTTTTCATGGAATCCAAACACATCTGGGTCAAAAAATGTGAATTCTTTCACGAACCCAAGAACTCCCAACATTTGTGAAATAGCCGATGTCCAAAAAGCACCCCATTCAAGTTCCGTCATCTGCAAATAGTAATTATACAATATGGGAACCTGAGAGAAAGGCACCGCCATCATTCGAAATAGGGACGGGGGATTATTCCAGGTTCCATAGACATTCCACAATGCCAAACCAGTAATGATTGCACAAAAGGGATATCCAATATGCGACGGCAACAATATGAGCAAAGTCGGGTAGAAAATGCTCATTGTGAATATAATGAGAGAAACATGGTCAAGCTTATTTATTAGGATTTCCTGGGGCACTGTCCAGCAAACCGTGTGGTAAAGTGCGGATATTAAAACGGTTATAAAACCGGTGAAAACACAGAACATTGCTAAATAAAAATTGTCAGTTCCGGCCGTAAGTTCATAGAATTTCCAAAATATGTATGGAAACATGAAAATAGCAAGCACGTGGAGCCATCCACGCCATTTGGGTTTGTGCGCGCCCTCGCAATAGAGAAGGCAATTATTAAACATTCGGCCGTCATCACACTTTTTTTCGTATTCTACATTTTTAGAAATGTATGTGGGTTCTATTGAACGGAAAAAATCCTGCATTATATTTTACTTTACAAAAAATATAATGATAATTTCCTTAGAGAAATACTAAATACGTTAGAAGCCGTCAAATCCGCTTCTCTCAGAAGGAGGGGGTTTGGGGGATGAGCGTAGCGGTTCCCCCTAGATGCTCGGCGGGTCCGCTTCTTTATTCAATGTATAAATGGTCTCAATCTCATACTTGAACAGTGGCCGATTAAAATAAACAATATTGCACATTCCACCAGTCAATCCATTGGCCTGCCCCACAACAATGGCATCGCCAATCGTTAGGTTTTCATTGACTTCATCTCTCTCTACAGACCCCTTCAATTCACCATTAATAAAAACATCCGCGTTGGATTTGGCATAATTAAAAACAACGTGGTTCCACTTCTGCAAAGGCATTTCAAACTCTTCAAACTTGCTTTGGTTTAAAAACACTTTGAATTTCCCTTTTTCACCGTTGTAAATTAGGCGTGGATGGTAATTGGTGAATTCAAAAATGGTCACGTCGCCGCTATGCGACGAATGCATTGGAGTAATATAGACCCATGCAGAGATGGCAAATTTGCTATTTACAATAGATTTGTCACCCAGAACGCCATTTTGCAAATCCACATAACTGGACAACCGGGATTCTTTACTAATTGTTAATGGCTCTGCTAAAACTACCTTTCCATCTTTGTTTGAAAGTGATTTTGAAAATGTTTTTGTTATTTTTGGAGCATAGATGTAGAGAAGACCCAGGATAAGTTCGATGATTAATAATATATAAACCGCTTTTGGTGCCTGTTTCAAATCGGCTTTGACGTATTCCAGTAAATCCAGAAGCATGCAGGGAATGTAAAAAATCAGGTTGACAATAAACCCGGACCATCCCTGCATTTTATACAGGTAATTGTATCCAATTTTGTAAATGATTGCCAGTGCCACAATTATCATGAGGAGTATGACCAACTGGATAAATCCAGTTGCTAAATAAACCATTTGTGTAGTGATGTTAATACTGTTTAAAAAATACACGACCAATAAGAAGATGATAAGTCCAAAACCATATTTGATATAATCGCCAGTTTTAAATTCTGATTTTTCTGATGACCCAGTATTATTTAATGCATATATCACACCAATAACAATTGGAACAACTGCAATAGTTGTATATAAGTATATTTTGGTGAATAGTTTCTCTGGGTCTTTTGTCATGTAGTAGGCAATTACAATCAGATAAATGGCGACAATAAGTGTGATTGCATTTGATTTTATGCATTCTATAATATTGAATGTATTATCCATGATATATATTATGGATAATTAAAGATTTTCCATTGTGGTTTTACGGCCGTGACATTCTCTGCATAAAGCCACTAAATTGTCCACGTGGTTGCTTCCGCCGTATTCCAGCCTCACTTTGTGGTCAACCTCAAACCATGCAGACAATTGTTCGCCGCAGTCTTCGCATTTCCAGTTTTGCCGGCTTGCCACAAATTTCTTCTTGGTTTCGCTCACGGAGCGTTTGGTTTTTGTTACACCATCGGCTTTTCCCGAGTTCATAATCCGGGTTTCTTGACCCATTGGTAAAATTGGCATTAATCCACCATTATTGTCATTGTACATATTTTGTTTCTTGGTGAAATCCAGGATGGGATTCAGGACGCTCATGGTATCCTTGTCCACAGGTAAATATTTCAAGTATTCGTTGGACCCGCGGATAATATCGCCGGCTTTGGATGGGAATTTTTTGAACAATACGTAAATCATTAAGCCACCTAAAGCAATCCCGGCCATTTTATAATATTTTTGGTTGGTTTGCAACAGTTTCCAGTATTTGCCGTCCGTGTATACATTTGCAATTAAAAATGCGGTTATTCCAAAAATGACGAGCTCGATGCGCATTTATATATATTTAGGAAGTTTAAAAGAATAAATTTGTAACTATTATATATATTTGTAACATGTCTAGCTATAATTTACTTATAATTGATCCGCAAATTGATTTTCACGAAGGAGGAAATCTTGCAGTGCTTGGTGCAAGTGAAGATTCAAATAAAATCTCAGCATTTATTAAAAATTCTGAGAAACAAATAAATAAAATATTTGTTTCATTGGATACGCATACAAACTCTCACATTGGTCATCCTGGATATTGGAATGTTTTGAAAGAAGATGGTAGCGTAGATGAAAGTGCAGTTATTGGACCATTTACAATTTTTAGTATAGAAGGTGATAAAATTATTGGTGCTAGTAATGGTATTAAAAGAACATTTACACCAAAAAAACCAGAATTGGTAGAATGGACAAAAAAATATATACAAGAATTGCCGAGTCATGGAAAGGGTGTTCCGCTTATTTGGCCAACACATTGTTTAGAAGACCAAGAAGGACATAAAGTATGTGGTGTTTTAAAAACAGCATTGGATGCTTTTGGCCAATCAAAAGTAGAATATCATATAAAAGGACAAAATGAAGCCAGTGAAATGTATAGTATTTTTAAAGCAGAGATACCGGTTGATGAAGAAATAACCACAGATAATTATAAAACATATTATAGTGGTGAATTCACTAATTTAAAACCAACCAGTAAAATTGAGGCACCCGGAACTGATATTCCTGATGGAATTTATTTAAATACAAAATTCAACGAAGAATTATATGCATCATTGACAAAAGATGGATTACCTATAGTAATTTGTGGCGAAGCATTAAGCCACTGTGTTAATTGGTCATTAAGAGATTTGGTTGAAAAATTAAAAAAAGATTCTAAAGAAGATTCTACAAAAACGATGTATTGTAATAATGGTAAAAAAATAGTGGATGGAAAAATAATTTTACTAAAAAATGCATCTTCTCCAGTTCCAGATTTTGAACCAAATGTTACTGATTTGTTAGAATACTGTGCTGATAATAATGTATCTATAAAGTATTTAAATAATGGAGTAATAGTTCCAAGCTATGCAAGACCTACCATATCCAGTAGTAAAAAAACCACACAACAGTTTATAAACCCTTGGGAAGGAGCGCCCAAATGGAGAGGAGGAAGAAAAACCAGAAAAGCTAGGAAAACCAGAAAAGCGAAGAAAGCCAGGAAAGCCAGAAAATCCAGGCGATAAAATTAGAAATAATACATTTATTATTTGTAATATGAAAGGATCCCTTCCCTTAGTATGGGATTATAAGGCGTAAGCCCGAAGGGCTGAATACGACGAGTTTCCTTACCAATAGTAATAAATCAGCGCTAAACACCCCAAAATAAATGCCACATGCAAATAGTATCGGCGCATTTTCAGTTCCTTATATAAATAAACCGGCTTCGGTATATAATTATCAAAATAATGCTGCATTGCTTCATCCAACGATACCGACGGTTTTCCCAACAAATCATTGTATTTATTCTGGATGAAATTGACCCAGCGAATCAGCGAATCTTTGCTCCCCAAATACGGCGTCAATGGGTATTTGTCCAACATTGTGCTAAATCGGCCGGACATCTCTCCATCCGGAATGAAAACCGGCAAATTCATATAAAAATCATAATACTTACGCTTTGTCACATCATTCGGAAAATCGGGATACGTTAGCGCAACCGTCATCATGAAAAACCAATAGTGCGGACCCCACGTTTTTGCATCCAGCTGGGTTGTCATATGTAAAAGTATATAGAAACATGGATACTATATTCAAGTAGGAATGAACGTTTATTGCAACAATTGCGGAAAAAAAGGTCACGTGTTTTACAATTGCTGTCTCCCCATCACAAGTAATGGAGTCATTGCCTTTCGAAAAAATTTGGAAACCAATTTGACCGAGTATTTGATGATACGGCGAAAACATACGCTGGGACTCATCGATTTCATACGAGGCAAATATTCAGTTTATAACCAGTATTATATTAACAATATGATTTGCCAAATGACCAATGAAGAGAAGGAAATGCTGAAAACCAAGGAATTTGAAGAAATCTGGTTTGCAGTTTGGGGAAAAACAGCCAACTTCTCTCATTACAAAAACGAAGAAACCGTGTCCAAAGAGAAATTTTACCAGATGAGACACGGAATCAATGGGCTATACACTTTGTCAGATTTAGTGGATGCATCGCCTACAAAATGGGAGGAGCCAGAATGGGGGTTTCCCAAGGGTCGGCGAAATTACAATGAAACCGATTTGGATTGTTCAGTTCGCGAATTCAATGAAGAGACCGGATATAATTTGAACAAAACAAATGTTATTCATAATATTTCGCCTTTTGAAGAGATTTTTTGCGGGTCCAATTACAAGTCATATAAACACAAATATTTTTTGACGCAAATGGATTTTGAAAAGTGTGAACCGGTAATCCAGGAATCAAATGAAATAAGTAAAATTCAATGGAAATCATATGCGGAATGCATTGCATCAATACGGTCTTACAATTTAGAGAAAAAACGATTGCTGTCAAATATAGACATATTGTTAAAAAAAGCAATCATTCGTTAAAAATATGTGTTAATATTATAATACATATTTATGGATAAACAAAAAAGAGCAAAATGTCCAAATGGAACGCGTAAATTTAAACCACTTGGAGATGGTTGTTATACAGATGAACAAATTGAAAATCATAAAAAAACAAAAAAACGCAAGGAAGAACCATCGGTTCTTAAAACACCAGTGACAAAACCATCTTCCCAAAATAAGAGTAAAAAGAAAAAACAAGATGTAATCGAAGAACCTGTAAACGAAGAAGTAAACGAAGAACCCGTATTTGAAGAACCTGTAAACGAAGAACCCGTATTTGAAGAACCCGTATTTGAAGAACCTGTAAACGAAGAACCTGTATTTGAAGAACCTGTAATCGAAGACCTATCTGACAAAGAAGACGATGATTTTTACGAAGAAGAAGACAGAAATCTAAAAGAAAAAGAAGAAAAAGAATACAACGACAATTTGAAAAACGTTGATGAAACCGAATTTTTGCATCCCCATTTAGGAAATCCATATTTCAGTAAACAGATTTCTCTAAGGAAAGAGTTTGAAAAACTAAAATACAATGGTGAAATCAAAGATGTCAAAGAATTATCCAATATTATTTGTGCAAATCCAGATTTCGAATTGTTGCCACACCAGCTTTTTGTAAAGGGGTTCATGTCAAATACCACCCCCTATAAAAGCATTTTGCTATATCATGGCCTTGGTTCCGGTAAAACTTGTTCGGCAATGGGTATCTCCGAAGAAATAAGAAAAACGGCCAAACAAACTGGCATTCAGCCCCGCATTTTTGTCATTGCATCTCCCAATGTAAAGGAAAATTTCAAACTTCAACTATTTGACAAATCCAAACTTGTAAAAACGGACGGCATCTGGTCTCTCAATACATGCGTCGGCAAAAACATTTTGAACGAAATTAATCCGACCAATGCAGAGATATCCGAAGACGTAATCATTTCACATGCAAATTCAATTCTGAAAAATGACTATAAATTCAAAGGATACGATTCATTCGCCAATTACATTGAAGAAAAAATCAAAATCGGAGAAGGCGAATGTTCTCTCGCGCAACAAGAACTTGTGAAAAAACATTTTGACAACAGTTTGATTATCATTGATGAGGTTCATAACTGCACCAAAGAAGGCAAAACATTATCAAATCCATTGAAAAAACTGGTTAAATATGCGGACAATCTGCGTCTGATTCTTCTCTCTGCGACACCCATGTATAATTCCCCCAAAGAAATCATCTGGATTACCAATCTAATGAATTTGAATGACCGGCGACCCACCATCAAATACAGCGACGTTTTTGATGAAGATGGGAAATTAATTGGCGAAGATTTATTGCGTCGCAAGTTGACCGGATATGTTTCCTATGTGCGTGGAGAGAACCCATACACATTTCCATTCCGCGTTTACCCGTCACCATCAAAACAAAAATTCACGGCGATTAATTCTGGAGAAGAAGTAGATGTTCCATTACAGGGTAAGATATATTTGACGGAAATCGGAGAGATGCAGAAAAAAGTGTATGATTTAGTTATTCGCAAATCATTGAACCAGGGTGACGGACTATTTGTTGTAAATAATGAATCCGATTTGGAAAATATGGAAAAATACGGATACAGCAAACTGCAGGCACCATTGCAGTCTCTCATTGTCACATTCTGGCACGAAGACTTTGAAAGGATTGTGAACGATGAAGAAGATGATGACGTAAAATATAAAGAACTATACGGACAAACGGGTCTGGACCATATGATGAAGTATGTCAAAGACAATACGAAAAACCTGAAATACAATTATGAATACAAAGAGGGAGTTCCGCACATTTTTTCACAGGATTTGTTGCCCCGATATAGTGCCAAGATAACCAAGGTGTGTGATTGCATTCGCGCGTCAGCAAATCGAATCGTAGAGATAGACAAAGTAAATAAAACAATTCACGGCGGCATTATCATTGTGTATACCCAATACATTTATGGTGGAATTGTCCCGATGGCGCTTGCATTAGAAGAAATGGGATTTTTGCGATATGGCGGTGAACACGATTCTCTCTTCAAAAAGGGAATTGTTGACAAACGCATTGATGCAAATACAATGGAAGAATATAATAAAAATGAATTACCAGGTTCGTTTAAACAAGCCCGGTATATGATAATATCCGGTGACAAGTATTTCTCTCAGAACAATGCGGAAGATATCAAAGTTGTAACTAACAACGACAACAAATATGGCGAACAGGTGCGCGTCATTCTCATTTCGCGCGCGGCATCTGAAGGTCTTGATTTTAAAAATGTTCGGCAAGTGCACGTGCTGGACCCCTGGTATAATATGAACCGCAATGAGCAAATTATTGGGCGTGGTGTAAGAAATCGCAGTCATTGTAGTCTTGAATTTGAAGAGAGAAATGTGGAAATTTACATGCACGCAACCACCAATGGTATAAAAGAGACCGCGGACACCTATGTTTACAGATATGCGGAAGAGAAGGCCAAAAAGATTGGAAAAGTAACCCGGCTTTTAAAAGAGATTTCGGTGGATTGTGTATTGAACCATTCGCAGAGTGATTTAACAGACAAGAATTTAGAAACTATTGCCAAAAATAAAAATATCAAAATTGTCCCGTCAACCAAAGACAGTTTAGTCCGATACAAAATTGGCGACAAACCATTTTCGGAAATATGCGATTATATGGATAATTGCGAATACAAATGTTATCCAGAAGATGCCGATGAAAAATTTAAGGAAGAACATAACGAAATGTATAATGAAGAACAAATTAATATGAATTCAAATATAACTATTGACAAAATAAAAAATCTTTTCAAGAGAGAAAATGCCTATCATATTGATGAGCTTAAAGAAATATTCAAAAATACCACAAGCGAAGAGTTATATTATGCATTGACATTGTTGATTGAAGGACCCGAACTAATTATGGACAAACATAAAAGAATGGGTAAACTAGTAAATCATGGAGCCTATTATGTTTTCAAACCGCAAGAAATCACAAGCCCCCATATTTCTCTATACGAATCAACATTTCCTATCAAAACGATGCATGACCGTGTCCAATATGAAGTTGAAACAAATGATGAAAAAATAAAAACTCCAGTAAAAGACGAACAATATGATATATTAATGGAAACCATTCATCGCAATTTATTGATTGCTACAAAAGAAGAACCCAATGAATTGATTGAATCCTCAGAGAAATATGATTGGTATTACAATATTAATTCGGTGTATTGCAAAAAAAACACAAAAGAATTTGTAAAATTTAAAAAAAACAACCAAATTGGAACTGGCGAAACGGATGCAGAAATCGAAATCAAATTGGGCGAAGAGCGTTATGCTCAATACCTGATTTTACAGAAAAATGCAGTATGCGACACATCTAGTTTTAAAACAGTCATGACGCGATTGCGATTTTTGGGATTTGATGAGCCAACTATGAAGAAATATGTTATGGAACACATATTGGACACGCTTTCGCATGAAGACCGACTCATTCTTGCAAAACAAGTGTTGAAAGACCCGCCAAGCAAAGCCCCGCCAAGCAAAGCCCCGCCAAGCAAAGCCCCGCCAAGCAAAGACGCCATCAATAAGTACTTCAATGATTTATTAATAGATAAAAAAATACTGGTGTTGGCAAAAGAAGGTGAAAATGTTTTTTACAGAATTAATGACTGGACAATGCTAAGTTTTGGAGAGAGACAACAGTTACAACAAAAAATAAATGAAAAACTATCTGTGAATCCATCTAATTTTTCAAATATCATTGGATTTGTTGCGGAATTATCCGACGATAATAAATCCATGGTTTTTAAACGGAAAGACATGACACAGAAGAAAAACAATTGGGGTGCATATTTACAAAATGACAATGGCAAGATGCCAATTATTAAAAAAGTAAACGAGATTTTAAGTATGACTGAATCACCCTTTTGTTTTGATGATGAAAAATGCCCCGAACCCACCAGAAACACCGATGATATTTCAAAGATTGCGTTTGCCGGTATATTTGAACTGCTTATTCGCAAATTTAATGAAGATGAAGAAAAAGGCAAAATATGGTATTTGAGACCAGAGATAGCAATTTACAATAAAATATCAAATCCTGCAAAAGTATAAAATTGAAAATATAATATAAAATTGTAGTATTAATATATATCAAACAATGAATAATCAAAATAAATATGGGGTATATGTGGATTCGCTATTGTCAAAGAAGGTTGTTTTAAAAATAACCGAAATTGGCAAAAATACTAAAGAAAATTTAGAAAGAAAGATGAAAAATAGCATTGAGGGAAAGTGCATATCCGAAGGGTTTGTAAAGCCAAACACACTGCATGTAAAGTCATTTTCATGTGGTTTGATAAAGGATGACCACATTGAGTTTCAGGTCATTTATCGATGTGATATTTGCAACCCGGTGAAGGGCCTTGAAGTTGAATGTAAGGTGAAGAATATAACAAAAGCGGGTATACACGCTGAAGTAAAGGACCAAGACGATAATTCGCCGATTACCATATTTATTGCGCGAGACCATAATTATGAAAACAACACGTTTGATAAGATTGAGAAAGACGCATCTATCCGCGCAAAAATAATTGGTGTGCGGTTTGAATTAAATGACCCGTCCATTACTGCAATTGCATTCTTGACTCAAAAGAAGGATGAATAATGGTTTTTACAAAAATATATAAAAACGATTTGTTAAAAATAATAATAACATGTTTCAAATGACAAATGAATCGTTAAGTTCAATAAAGGATAAGATTGAGAGAATGTCCAAAAACAATCAAATTGAAGTCCTCAAAATTTTGAAAAAGTATCAAAACATAAAGTTGAACGAAAACAAAAGCGGTATATTTGTGAACCTTTCTTTTTTATCGAAGGAAATTTTGGAAGAAATTGACATGTATGTGAATTATGTCAACGACCAGGAAACTGTTATTAATACAATTGAGACGCAGAAGCAGGAGTTTAAAAATGCATTCTTTGTGTAAAAAAAAAATGATTGAATGTATAAAAATATATATTTACAAAATGGTTTAAAAATATAATATTATATTTATTAACAAAATGCTACTATTGAACAGAATTTTATACAATCAAAAAAATTTTCTTAAAAGTCAAGAAAATTTTTTATCGGACCTGGATCCATACATGTTAACTCATGATGTTTGGGCTAAGATGCAGCAGCAGCAGCAGCAAACACCAGTACAGTTACAAACGCCAGTACAGACACCAGTACAGACACCAGTACAGACACCAGTACAGACACCAGTAAAAAAAACAAAATTTATGCGCAATTGTATTTTCTGGTATACTTACACAGCTATCAATGGTGAATGTGAACCAACAACAAATATAATGATGAATGAAAAAAAGACAATATCAGATTATTTTAACAATAATTTGACATCTTTGAAAAACTCCAATCATAAATTAACATTGGCAAAAATTAATGAAATAAAATGCAACTTGATGACAAAACTTTATATGGACAGTGTTGAAAGTTTCATTCCACTATCCATTTATTATAAAAGACCCATTTACATTTATTTTAAAGATATAAATTCGTATATGCGGTTTGTTGACAAAAACTATGTTTGCGACGACGAATCTGATATTGATACAAACATTATTTTGTTTTTTGCAAAAGATAATCAAGTCACATTAGAAACCGATATTGAAACCTTTATGAAAACCAAAGATTCGCTTTTTTACATCCAGCATTATGATAAAATTTTACCCGGAGTTTCTACATTTAAAACCGATGAAATCCGAGAAATTTACAAAACAGTTTTTGGAAAAGACGATGATTTAAAAAAACCCGAATATTATGAAAAAGTCTTAGTTAAATGTCATACTACGATAAATGCAAAATCTTTGTTTTTGTAAAATTGAATAAAAGAAATCTAAATATAATATAATTATCTAATATAATGTCTACTCCTCCTTCAGATTTTAAAAAAGACCTAAAACATATGCTAACGCAATATTTAGCTAGTTTAATAAAATATAAAAAAGGTGATACAAATGTGCAAGAATTTGAGGTGAGATTTAAACCACACAATAAATTGTTTTTCGATAAAACAGATTATGACAAAGTTGTTTCTAGATTAAAATCGTGTGATTTTATTACTAAAAATGCAGGTGGTTTAAATATGTTGCGTATTCAAAATGAATATGTAAATGGAGATAATGGTAAACGACAACTTTCCAACATTCGAACAGAACTTCGCGGCTCCGATATTATCCACGAGTATTGCAAAAACAATGAAGACCTGGAGAAACTAATTGGAATGGAAAAATTCATTGGTTCAATCGGATTTACGCAAAAATCTCCCGCCAAAGAGGACGAATCCAAGCCATTCAAAAAAATTGAAAACAAGGATTTTAAATTCAACATTTCATTCAATTTAGAAACCGATTATAAACCCAATGATGGTCACGTAAGAAAAACAATTGCAGATTGGAATGATAGTAAAAAAACGTATCGTTTAATCAATCGCGTCCGTTTTGAGAATGAATCGTCGCCCATTGCAATTGATTTGAGCATTCTCCGCACATCCAAGACAACTGGATTCGTTATGATTCCGGAATTATCAATTCACAAATCCGATTTATTCAATAATCCAGAGATTTGCGAAATTGAACTTGAGGTTCGCAATGAAATGGTTGGACCCGGAAAACCGTTTGAAAGTCCAGACAAGATTATTGACGAGTTGCAGCGTGTAATCAAGCTTGTATTGTCCGGATTGCAATCAACAAAATATCCGGAATCCTATTTAAAACTAGATGAGGTTTTAGAATCATACATGAAATTAATTCATGGAAAAGAACACGAGTCTAGACGCGTTCTAACTCGCGATTTTATTGGCCCTAGTTCATGCACACTGCAACTGAAAAACGTTGTGGATGACCCAAATTCAAGCGAACCAAATATTCAAGAAAATTATTGTGCAACAGATAAAGCAGACGGTGAACGAAAACTGTTGTATATTAACAAAGAGGGTCGTATCTATTTGATTGACACAAATATGCGCGTCCAATTTACTGGTTCAAAGACGGACCCCAAAATGTTTGCCGATTCATTGATTGATGGTGAGCATATTTTGTATGATAAAGATGGAAAATACATAAATTTATATGCAGTATTTGACATTTATTTTGCCAATATCGAACCCATGCGAAACCGAAATTTTTGGATAAACGCGTCGGATTCCGACGACGACAAAAAAATTAAAGAATTGTTGACAAAAAACAAGTATCGATATTCAGAACTGCAATATTTTATAAAAGCACTGGTTGAGGAAAATAGAGTTCACTCCGTTGTCAAAGGCGCTCCAAATGATATTAATATTATTTTAAAACAATTCTATTTTCAAACATATAACTCAACGATTTTCGATGAATGTTCCAAATTAATCCGAAAAATAGATGACGGTGTGTTTTCGTATAATACGGATGGTATCATATTTACACCGGTAAACACTGGAGTTGGAGGTATGGAATCGGGACAAGCCAGTAAACCGGAGAAATTTACATGGCCATTGTCATTTAAATGGAAAGAACCCAAATTCAATACCATTGATTTCCTTGTTGAATACAAAAGTGATAAATCTGGCAAAGAATTAATCCAGAATAAATTTGTAGACGGTATGAATTTGGCCGGCTCCGCAGTTCACCAGTATAGAACAATTGTGTTGATGTGCGGATTTAATCGCAAATATCACAAGTCCGCGAATCCGTTTCAAGATTTACTGGATAGCAATTATTCAAAACCATCCAATGAAATTAACAATGAGGAAACCTACATTCCTGTTCCGTTTACACCCGACTCTCCCTATGACCCAAATGCATCTTTTGCGGATATTGATATAGACCCGGTATCTAAAAAAATGAAAACAGAAGAAGGCGAGGTTTTTGAAAAAGACATGATTGTGGAATTTAGCTACGACTTGCCAAATAAAAAATGGATACCTTTGCGCGTCCGCCATGACAAAACCTATGACTATCGAATGGGGAACAAAAACTATGGAAATGCTTACCATGTTGCAAATGACAATTGGCGCTCCATAAACAACCCGATTAAAAAGGAGGTATTGTTGGGGATAGAAGAACCAGTAATAATCGATGAGTATGTCTATTACAATCGAACCCATGATAAGACAAATTATACGGAAGGCCTGCGTAATTTTCACAATTTGTATGTAAAGAAACGTCTCATTGTGGGGGTTTCGAAACAGGGTGACACACTCATTGATTATGCGGTTGGAAAAGGCGGCGACATTTCAAAATGGAAAGAAGCGGGATTAAAATTTGTATTTGGTGTGGATGTTTCCGAGGACAATATTTACAACCAGAACGACGGAGTTTGTGCAAGGTATTTAAAAGAACGCAGAACAAATCGATATTTGTTTGACGCATTATTCCTTCCGGGCAATAGTAAATTGTTAATTCGCGAAGGCACTGCATTTTCCAAAGACAATTTGAAGGAGATTTCAAAAGCCGTATTCAGCAATGGAAAACCGAATTCAAATTTGGCAAGAGCCGTTGTCAAAAATCATGGAATTGGACATTCTGGCTTCAGCATCAGTTCATGTCAATTTGCAATCCACTATTTCTTTGAAAATAACACGGTATTGAACAACTTTTTAAGAAATGTTTCCGAGTGCACCAAAATCGGTGGGTATTTCATTGGAACATGCTACGATGGTGAAACTGTATTTGAAAAGTTGAAAAAACAAGAAAGTTATTCAATTCATGTTGACGAAAAAATGATATTTGATATTCAGAAGAAATACAAACAAACTGGATTTTCAGGTGACAAAACGGGTATTGGATATGCGATTGACGTTTATCAAGAATCAATTAATAAATACGCGACCGAGTATTTGGTGCACTTTGAATACTTGAACCAGTTGATGCAAGATTATGGGTTTGTTTTGATATCGAATGTTGAAGCAAAATCAATGGGATTCCCAGATGGAAGTGGGTTGTTCAAGGATTTGTTTAAACAGATGGAGAAAGAAAAAGATACCAAAAATTATGGAAAATCATCCACGATGAGTGAATATGAAAAAGAAATATCGTTTTTGAACAGGTATTTCATTTTCAAAAAAACGCACAATGTAGATGCAAAGAAGGTTCAAAAAACACTTATGTCAGGATTAGAAGAACATGTTGAAGTAGAAGTAGAACCAGAGAAAAAGAAAAAAGAAGTAAAGATGGTCATTCGCAAATTAAATAAAAAAGTGGTTTTGAATAAATACGAACCAGTTGAAGAAAAGAGTAATAGTTCTGATTCAGAATTTATGATTGATATTGATGCAATTATGAATAAAAAATAAAAAATGTGTATATTTTTTTTATTTTTTACGACCGCCTTTACTAAGGCTACGACTAAGGCTACGACTAAGGCTACGACCACGACTTAACAATGGATTTTTTATCTCACTTACTGCATCATACCCAACTTTTGCATTTTTACGCGTAAACCGGTTTTTCAAACCTTCAAAAAATCCAGTTGTTTGCGATGGTTTAACTCTTGCAATTGATTTTACAATTTCTTCCGACGATTTTGCTAAAGGCACAATTTGATTTTTTCGCGAAAAGATTGATAAAATGCTCGCAGTTCGTCTTGAATGCTTTCTTTTTGTTTTTGGCATATTATATATATTATTATAAAATTATTTTTTTTACTTATAAACAACATGTCTTGAAAATTGCCGATGTCACAAGGTATGGGTCCATATTGGACGCAGGGCGCCTGTCTTCAAAATATCCGCATCCATCCTTTACAACTTGAACCGGAATGCGGACTGAAGTATTTCTGGTTCCCACTTCGTAAGTGAATTTATCCATTGATGATGTCTCGTGTTTTCCGGTCAAACGTTTGTCATTGTCTTTGCCATAGATGGCCAAATGTTCTTTGTGAGCATCTTGCAACTTTGGCATATACTCGTAAATTTTCTCAAGTCCTCCAGGACACCTTGTTTCGGCAGTGCTAAAATTGGCGTGGCATCCGGAACCATTGTAATTTAAAAACGGCTTGGGCTCATAACAAATAAAAAGCCCGTATTTTTCGGCAGTGCGTTCCAAAATATATCGCGCCATTAGCAAATGATCCGCTGCTTGAATTCCTTCACATGGACCGATTTGGAACTCCCACTGATTTGGTGCCACTTCGGCATTTGTTCCCGATACTTGGATACAAAGTGTTAAACATGTATACAAAAATTCTTCAAGTATTTTTCGCTGAGTTGCACATAATCCGACTCCGCAATAAAATCTGCCTTGAGGTTCACATTTATCAAAGAATATGTTGGTTGGTGTAGTAGAGAAGAGAAACTCTTGTTCTAATCCAAACCAGGGTTTTGCATCCAGGTTTTCATTAAATATGTTCACTGCTTGTTGCCGATTTGCAGTTTCACACAAAACCAAATAATATCCTTCATGTTTTAAACAATGGAACACGGGTTTCAAAATTATTTCCGTATTTCCGGAATCAGATGCTTGGCCAGTGGATGACCCATCATAACTCCATTCGGGGAATATATCCACATTTTCGGTAACTTTGACCTTGCTTCGAAATTTACCTTCTCCATCCAACCATATATATTCAAGAACTTGTTTCATTTATTATTTTATTGTTTTACCTTTATATAAATTCATAAAATTGAACTTTTTGTTTTTATATTATTCAAATGCATAAAATCAAAACAAGTCAAAAGCAAAGTAAGTCAAAGTAAACTAATAAAAATGAACTTCAGCAAATATTCCAAATACAACAACACCAATAATAATAATAATAGGTCACCCAAGCCTTTCTGCCCCGTTTGCAAGAAGAATGGAAGACCCGAATCCGAATACAATTCGCACTTTATCCGCGAAACATCCGACGAAAACAGTGCAATTACATGCCCAATTCTGTTGAATATGGAGTGCAACCATTGTGGTGAAAAAGGACATCTTGTTGCCAGATGCCCACGAAAGAAGTGTGTTTTCTGCAATGAATTTGGACACACAGTATCCAGATGCACTGCGGGTTCACAACAAGAAATTGACAGATTTCTTGATGAAAGACATAATAATTATGTGCAGAGACGTGATTTCAGAAATAATTATCACCGCAATGAGCTGCCGCGCAATGAGCTGCCGCGCAATGAGCTGCCGCGCTATGAGGTGCCGCGCTATGAGGTGCCTCGTATCGAGATACCACAACCAATTATAGAAGAAGACAATTTTCCATCTTTGTCAAAGAAGCCAGTGAAAGTTGCAGAGTCCGTAAAAGGATATGCAAACATTGCAACAATTGCGGCGCCTTTACAAGCTCCCAAACCAGTTGCAAAACCAGTTGCAAAACCGGTAGTTGAAGAAGAATATGAGACAGATGATGATGATGATGATGATAATGATTCGGTATATTCGAGTAAAATACCAGATGATGACAACTGGTAAAGATAACTGCAGGTTATCGACTTATAAAAGGGACGACAGGTTAAAGGGACGAATATGACAATTAGTAAAGGGAACCATGGGTTCCTAACAGGTAAAGGAACGAATATGACAATTAGTAAAGGGAACCATAGGTTTCTAAACCAAAATAAATTTTCGAATTTTTTTTGTTTATTTGCGAGACTTTTTATTCTGGGTCCTTCTTTTCTTTTGTCCACGTCTCTTTGATTTTTTACCTCTAGCATTATAAAATGAAGCAAAAGGACCATCTTTTCCAACTTTAATTATGGTTGGATTCATATTAGTATCTTCATTTCTGACATTTGCAAGATTCTGGTAAAAATTGTTATATCCATCTTGCCATGCATTCATTAATTGTTTATTAAATTTAAATTGATTTTGCGATGTATTTTCTGTGGTCATTCTACCACTTGGTTGACCAATACTACTTGTTAAATAACCATGTTCATACCCAACTTGTTTTGCTTGGTTTATTTGTTGGAGAGTTGCCATTATATAATTATCAATAGAAAAAATTGGCAAAACAACATAAACGCAATTTGCAATTATAAATAGTATAGATGATTTTTGTGTTATTACCAAGTTTGAATGGAGTTAATATATTAAGTAAATTAAAAATAACAAACAGTGTAGAGAAACCATCGCCATATATGTTGTATTCGCTAAATCATTATTTAACCGAGATTAAAGAAAAAATTTCCGAATGCGGTGATGAATGGAACGCCAATAAAAAATACACAAACCCCTATGAATATATTTACACAAACAGTCCAAGAACAAGTGTTTGCAGATATAAACCAATTTCGCGTGCCTATTTCAAAATGATTGAAATTTTAAACACGTTTAATTTCCCCTCTTTTGATTCACCAAGGCCTTTGCAAATGTTTGCACTCGCTGAAGGCCCGGGTGGATTTATCGAGGCGGTTCTAAACCATCGCAACAATCCGGCTGACAAATACTATGGAATGACAATTGAAGACCCCACTGACGGCGAAGTCCCGGGATGGAAAAAAACCACCAATTTTTTAAAATCAAACCCCAATGTTTTTTTGGAAAAAGGCGCCGATGCCACTGGAAATATTTTAAATATGGAGAATTTTAAACACGTTATTGCTAAATATAAAAATTCCTGTGAATTTGTCACTGGCGATGGCGGATTTGATTTTTCAACGGATTTCAATAGCCAGGAAATCAACATTACGCGACTATTGTTTGGGCAAATTGCATACGCAGTGTGTATTCAAAAGTATGGCGGATGTTTTGTTCTCAAGTGTTTTGACTGCTTTTACAAGGCAAGTGCCGAACTTATTTATTTGCTGTCAACCATGTATGAAAAAGTGTATGTGGTAAAACCAAACACCAGCCGGTATGCAAACTCGGAGAGATATTTGGTGTGCATTAATTTCTTATATTCCAATAGCAATTATTATGCGCCCATTTTCGAACAATTGATGGCGACTATTTGCGATGATACCACTTTTATCCGAAGTTTTTTCAATGGTGTTAAAATCCCGCTTTTTTACTACAACAAACTGGAGGAATCCAGTTCTATCATTGGGCAAATCCAGATTGATAATATTTATAGCACGCTGGCACTGATTGAAAACCGGTATAAGTCAGATAAAATCAACTTTCATATGAAAACCAATATCCAAAAATGTGTAAAATGGTGTATAAAAAATAAGATGGAATATAATCCAAATGTCGAAAATGTGGAAAAAAATATATTTACCCATAAAGAAATATAATGACCATGACCAGAAAATATAAACAATTTTTTTATATTTTTTATTAATTTATTATTTATAAAAGCATATCAACAAGCTCCTTCTTTTTCAGCTTGTTCACTGTCTCTGCAGAAATGCCCTTTGCAATAAGCAATGATTTTAACGACGCAGGTGTCATTTTTTGTAACTCATCTTTTGAGACACTTTCAACCTTATTAACAACAATTGACTGGGGTTCCAATGATACAATCACGGGTTCCGGCTCATCAATAATTTCATTGTCTTCGGACTCTTCATCATCAATATTGATTTCACACTCTTCTGGGAAGGTGAGGTCTACATTGACAATTTTAGTATGCGAAACTGAGTCATCGTCATCATCATCATCATCATCATCATCATCGTCATCGTCGTCATCGGATTCAGATTCCTCTGACAACACTACATGGATTTTATTGTCAACTGGCTGCTGCGGTTGTTGCTGGAACAATATTGAATATATTTCCTTCTTCATTTGCATTTGTTGCAAATAAACGTCTTGTGCAATTTCTAAACATTTGGCGTTTTTCTGCTCTATCTCTACAATACGTTTCTTAAAATAGTATACCAACAGACCAACCAGTATGATTAAAACGGCTAAACTAAACAATAATATTGATTCAAAAAGAACACCCATCCTTATTTTATTATAACAAATTAAATATTATATTGTTTTGGAACGCATCCAATTGTTCTGGAGTATTGATTCCGCACACCTCATAATGTTTCTCTGCAGGTATCTCAAATAAAACAATCTTTCCTTCTCCTTCAGAAAAAATACTTGTTAAATAATATTCTTGTTGTGCATTGTTATTATTTATTTTTGGCAAATTCTGACACAAAAACTCGTTTTTAAATGCATAAATTCCGCAATTTACCAGTTTTACCAGTTTTTCCTCCTTGGTGCAATCCTTTTCCTCTACAATTCGTAAAGCACTTGTGTGCGACTGATAAGCACTGGTGTGCGACTGATAAGCACTTGTGTGCGGATGCGACTGATAAGCACTTGTGTGCGGATACGACTGCTGATGCTGATGCGACTGGATAATACGCCCATAGCCATAGGGTTCTTCCATTTGGGTCGCAACAATAGTTGCAGCATACCGATTATTCATAATTTCTCTCATGGATTGGGTGCTGAAAAGAGGCACGTCTCCCGATAAAATAAGAACATTTGAATTTAGGTCATATTGTTGCAATGTTGGAAGACAACACTGGATTGCATGTCCCGTACCCAATGGTTCAGGTTGGTTTATATACCGAATATAATCGGATTTTATAAAATGTTCATTGATAACATTTTCAATTTGGTCTCTGTATTTACCTACAACAATATAGATTACAGAAGTTGCATCCATTTGCAAAGCGGATTTAACAACATGCACAATAAGCGGTAATCCATTTAATTCATGTAGGACCTTGGGTAAATCGGAGTTCATCCGCTTTCCAAGTCCGCCTGCCATAATTAGAACCAAATTGTTGTATCTTTTCCACAATAAATTATTTTCAAAAACGTGTTCCATATCTATTTATTATTTACAAAAAGCATTTTATATCTTTTTTTTCACAAAAAAAATTATACAAATATACAATACAAATTCAAATATACAATACAAATTCAAATATACAATACAAATTCAAATATACAATACAAATTCAAATATACAATACAAATTCAAATATACAATACAAATTCAAATATAAATTCAAATATAAACAAACAAACAATTATATAAAATGAAATACAGGAAACTAGTCAATTGCCCAAATCTTCTCTCATATGCATCTTGATGAGACCGGGTGTAATTTTTATTCGTCTTTTTTCGATTGATGTTCTTAACAATTGTTCATTTACTAAGAATTTTTTTTCACGCATATACATGTATAAATCGTAATTGTCAGTTTCTACAATTCTCTCGTTTATGCCGTTTGGATAATACAAATATTTGCATTTGGGAACTTTTCGCAAATCGTCCAGCGTATAACCCATGTGGTTTTCAATAAATTGGACAACTTCCAATGAACGCGAATCATCCAGTGCCTTTTTCAACATTTCCTCGCCCAATTCGCGAGTATGTGTCAGCCCGCGACTAACAAATAGTTCTTTGAGGTTTTCGATGTTTTGCATGGCATCTATTAAAATTTTCTTTTTGCACGTTTCAAAACAAAATTCATTGACATTGGGAATAAACGCATCCAACATCATTGCAAATATATCGCGGGGTGCGTTTTTAACAGCATAGCAAAACGTGGATGTTTTTGGTCTTAATCCAGCGCATTTTTCGATTAGAATATTTACAACTGCCATATTTTTTTTGGCGATTGCATCTTCAAACAAATCAAACGTAACAGGATATCCCAATTCTATTGCACGAATCATCAAATCAATGTTGTCATTAACAATTGGGTATATTAACAAGCTGTAATTTTGACACAAGACAACGTTATTTGCAAATATCTGTTTTCCATATCTTTCAAAAATGTATTCAAACAAATCCGCATAATTGTGTTTCATGCACGCCATTGCAAGCATGAATGGGTCGCCTTTTGTTTCAAATAGGCATATTACTTGGTCTCCAAACCAGGATGCCCCTTTTTTTGGTAATTCGATTTGGTATGGAGTTTCCATCCAGAAAGTCTCTATGTTTCTGAGGATTGTGATGCGCGCATCTTGTGTAAATAAGTGCAACGCTTCACATTCAATGATTTTTGCAAAATCCTCTGGAGTATTTATGTCAAGGCTGTCCAAGTACATCTCAGCACTGCAGCTGAAAATAGTTTCGTTGGGGGATAGCTCGCGCCAACTCTCGGTATATTTGGATTCTTTGATGAAATCCGGTAAAGATTCGAAATTATAATTAATGAGTTCTGCCATTTTTTTTAATGCATTCTATAAAAATGTAAAAAAAGAGTTCAATTTTATATGTTTACACCATTGAAGAATTAAAATGGGACATTTTAATTCTCCAAGGGAGCGGTATCGGTAACGATTTGAAATGACACCCCGACGGGGTGTCCCATTTTAAATCTTCACCGGTATAAACTTAAATAGTAATAACAACTATACTTATAAATGGATGAAAAACCGTGGTTATTGTTAATTCCATTTGATAACACTAAATGGTGGATTGCATCAAAAAATCTTTATTTACCAAACAATTTATCAAAAACAACCCAAATAGTGAGAGCTTATTTTATTATACATGATGGAAATGGATATAGTTCATATTATCGATATTTTTATTGGTTTTATGGAAACAATCAAAGGCATTTTGACGTTGATGGCAAATGGTATTTTGATAAACCGATGTGTGATTGTAAGAATGGCGACATAGTGATTGAAACACGGACCCAACAAAAATATGTGGTCAATGATAAATTTAATAACCCATATATAAAAATATTGGAAATTTCATAAATTTATTATAGTTATAAGTTATATTATTATGGATCAATTACAACAACCAATGATGAATTCCGACTCAACTGGTGGAATTGACAATCGAACTATTATTATTGTACTATTAGTATTGCTTTCTCTCTCGTTTTTAGGCATAAATATTTTGACAATTCTGGGAGATTTGATGAAAACAATTGTTTCTATTTTGGGACCCTTGGTTTCGCAGATTTTCTCCATTTTTGGATACACCACTGGGTCAATTCTTAACAAAACCGCCGACGTAGTCGGCGATGTAGCAAAAACGGGCGTAGACATTGCCGAAGGGTCTGTGCAATCAGTCGGCACCATTTTAAAAGATGCGAGCCGAGCCCACGTAGATTCAAGAGCCACCAATAGTTTAGACAATGTTCTGAATGTGAGCACCGCACAAGCTGCCGAACAACCAGCGCCAACACCTGGAGAGAACCCTATCCAGAAACCGATTTCGTCGGGTAAATCGGGATGGTGTTTGGTCGGTGAATATGAAGGCAAACGCGGATGCATTTCCGTAAATGATTATGACAAATGCTTGTCGGGGCAAGTCTATCCCACCCAGGACCAATGCTTGTTGCCCGCGCCGCAGGCGCGTTAACTATGTTCTTCCAAGTATGTTCTTCCAAGTATGTTCTTACTAGTATGTTCTTCCAAGTATGTTCTTCCAAGTATGTTCTTACTAGTATGTTCTTACTAGTATGGGATTATAAGGGAACGACGAGTTCCCTTACTTGGAACCAACCATATTTCAATAAAAAATAAATAAATATAAACATATAATTATTTATAAATATATCAAATGCAATACAACATTTACGTATATGAATTGAAAGACGGCAAATATTTACTGTATCCCAGAGTCATAAGCAATTACGACAACTTTTGTGCAGGTGAAGCCGCATTTGTATACCAGGAAATCGTAAAAAATAATCCAATTAAACGCATTATCCATACTCATAATGGTCTCGATGCTTGGCAAATTGATGCTTTTGTTCACACATATATGCACAACTATGGCATCGAAAATGTCCGCGGAGGCCGATACAACACACTCGAATTGTCTGAAAAGGAGGAAATATCCAAAGCCATCAAGTATTACACATATGGATTGGAAGAACAAGAACAACGAGTTTACCAGTATTACGAGTATATAGATACAATTGTTCATGACCCAGACAATTACAAGGAAAAAATAAACTACTATGAAAAAACAGACATGGAGAGAAAACGCTTTGAAATTGACCGAAGTATTATTTACGACCTGAACTGGTTGGTCCGCAGCATAGAGACTGGCGTAGACAAGTTTTTTGAAATAAAAGATGAATATTACAAATTGATGGAACGACTTTCTCTCATTTACAAACAATATTTAAGTGTGATGGAAGATGCACAATCCAAAATTGATGGATTGTCCAAGGGCTTATGCAAACTTTTTTTTGAAAAGCCATATGTGTTCTTTGATGGGCGAATTATCCAGAGAGAAAGAGAGATGCACAACTATGATTTTAAAGCCGATAAACAACTGGAACAAGTAATCAAGGTTTTTGAACTGGCAATTTATTCCTTAATTAATCGAGAAGAAGAGTTATATTTTGATTTGAACCAGATTCGAATCAACGAAAACAAGGATAAATTATTTATATTGGAGAACCAGATAAACCAAATGTAGAGATTGGGTCCGTCGATGCTGCTGTTAAAAATTTCAAACCCGACTCAACCAATTTTGGAGAATTTGATGTCCGATTGGTTTTCATATAAACAAAAAAATTGTCAATATTATTGTTTTTTATATAACTTGGAATATATTTAACATAGAAATCATAGGTATTTCTTTTATTTGTGCTTAGTAAAATGTTTGAAAATGTGATGTTGCCCATGTAAATATCTCCGCTGAACTGGTTTGCAACCGCACGTGTCAAAACATATCCGGAAACGTCTGTTAAAAATCCGGGAGAATATGTAATGGTTGGAGTCCGACTTAAATTTACTGGCTGACCCCCATACATTACAGTTAAGCTCAAATTTTGGATTGGAATATTCATACTAAACGGGCCACTTGCATCGGCGCCCGGATGGGCCGTGTTGAAACCAGATATGTAGAGACTAACCGATGTGGTGAATGAAAAACGGTAATTATTGCTGTCAATTGAAGGTTGAATATTCAATGTAAATATTTGTGGTTCGTTGTCATCCAATATATCAGTCTCATAATTGGTGAGCCACATTGCACCGCCTCTAATGTTTTGTGTTCCATATGCTTGCTGCTGTGAATTGTAATTATAGAGGGGGATGGTTGGGTCATATGTGAGATACATTGCGCGGCCAGGAACATCAGACGCGGTGGTCAATGTGGGAATATAAATATCGTTGGGGCATGCTTGCTCGGCACCATCCTGCACAGCCTTCAAATAATAATTTGAAAATGTGCGACGCTGGAGAGAACCCTTAACCGCAGTTACAAATGACTGTTTTTTGGTGGCTTTTCCAGTAGAGACCTTATTATACTGGAGAATTTCCGCTTTGCGACGCATGTCCAACTGTGCCTGGGTGTAGCCAAGAGAATATGGATTGACTGGCTCGTATCGACTTGCAGGAACATTAAAAATCAGTGACTTGCGATTATTCGTTACGGTAGTGCAAACCGACATTATTCAATATATCAAATAGATATATTTAATAAGAGAACCTACGGTTCTCCTATGACCTCTCCCTCAGGGAGAACCCATGGTTCCCCCAAACCCCCTCCTTTATGAGAACTTGTCGGACTTACGTCTTATAATCTTATTTTAAGGGAAGGGGTCATAGGGGAAACCGTAGGTTTCCCTTAGGGGAACCGTAGTTCCCCCTATTGGGTAGCCTTATACCACAAATGCGACAAATAGGAGGCATCTGTATCGGACTGACCCGAAGCAGAAGGACTCGTTGACAATTTGGGTCCCCATCCCACAATGCCATTGATTTCAAACACATTGAGAGACTTTGCATAGTATCGCAAATCCGACAATTTTCCAGAAAATCCGCCGTTCTGGCACACATATACATCACCAAAATTTTGTCTTGGAACATATCCTAAATCTTTGTGTTGGGTTAAAACACCGTTGACATACACGTCTAAAATGCGGTTCTCCGCGCGAATAATCACATTGACCCACTTATTGTATGGAACTCCGCTAATATCCATTGTGGTTCGCTGGTCATCAATGTTTTGAATGGGTCCTGATTGACTAAAGGTATCCATATAAACACGGAGAGTGCTTGTTCCATCGGTGTTTCCTTTCACGTATAAACCAGGTGCATTGCTCATGTTGTTTACACCACTAACGGTGATATTGCTTCCGTCAACAATGCCCTTGTTAAATATGTGTGCATATTTGCTGTTGGCACTTGTATTGGTTGAGTTCAATAGTATCCAAACACTGTATGTGAACTCTAAACCGGTTGGCTGGTTTTCAGAGTAATTGACAATTGCAGAAGATGTGCGACTGTCCTGCTGAATCCTGACAGATTCAGTTCCGGAAATTAACCCTTTTACCAAATATGGTGAATCCGATGGAGCTAATATATTTGAAATAATCATCATTCCGATTCTGAAAAGGAATAAAAATCCAAACAATACCAAAATAATGAATCCAAATTTGGCAATGAGAGAATTTGACTGGAGAAATTCCTTTCCAGCATCCATTGCACTAGTTGACGAAAACTGGTTCAATGAATCATTGATTGAGGATTTTGCGTCGGCAATTGAAGACGAAATACTGCTGACTGCATCAGTAACTCCACCAGTAACTGCATCTGCACTTGGAAGAATACTTGCGGATTGTTGATTCTGATTTTGTTGTTCTTGAAACATAATTTATATTATAACTATAAATATAAATTAGAGTATTATAGAGAATTAAAATAATGTAACTTTACTGTAATCTTGGTTGTTCTTTTGCAACGTCATTGACAGTCCAAAGCTGGATAAATATTTGGCAAATGGATTTTCGCCATTGCCTGCACTATACTTGTCCCAGGCAGTTTGCGGGTCAGTAGGTAACAATGTTCTCGTTAATTTTGCTAAATAACAATTCACTTTGCCGTATACAATAGCTGATGTTGGACTTGGAGTGTCAATATTTACATCCTGGACAGACTTGATAAGCTTTCCATTCATATAAATATCAATGTATTTGTCGTCAACACTTACAATTAAATGGGACCAAGTTTGTAGCGGAAAGTTGTCGGTAATAACAATTGATTTGATGGAACTTGGAGTACCAGCTGCAGTGGCAGTGTAATCAAGTGTTAATTTGGGAGAAGACCCGTCCAATTTGATTCCAATGTTTGTTTTAGTTGCATCAGCAGCACTTCCTCGTGAGATTATATACTGATTTGTTCCTTGAAAATTATAGACATACATCCACATTTCGTAAGAATATTTTCTTGATGCGGGCTCTGTAATATTGGCGATTGCAATTGCAGTTTGGTCAGTTGACAAATCTAACTTGTCGGACAAAACTGTAGTTCCACTGGTGTTCAAAAAATAATATAACACAAATATGAGAACTATTCCTAAAATTACTAACGATAAATCCATCTTATATATTTTACCAATAAAAGAAACCGGTAGATGCAACTATTATAAGTTTATTGCCATCATTATCTTTATTATTCGGCAAGCAGCAATAATTATTTCAGTTTATTTATAAAGGAAGGATTTAAAGGAAACCTGGGTTTCCTTTATTATATGAACGTGTCAGAAATTAATGACATACGGATGCCCCCACAATTCAAGGGCATCAGTTTTTCAAATTACAAGAAAGCGGATGTGAAAACTGAATTTGTGACAAGTATGCTAAATGGGAAGGTGGAACAAGCATGCAATTGGGCAGCCGAACTGGTCTGTGCCGGCCATTATTTAGAACTTTGGGAAAACATTCTTTATTACTGCGCCAAGCATATTCATCTTGGTAATCCTAAATTAATTTGCTACTTGGAAAAAAGGTATTCCGTTTTCAAAACAATTATCAATGAAGGCAATTTTATCACGCCGCTTGATTTACGTAATAACTCGACAATTCGCAACTTGTTTGCTGAAGTCGTGTGTGTTCTTACATTGTCTGTCAAAAAACACAGTTTTGAAGTGATTAAAATAAACAAAGAGGAAGAGTTTGACATGACACAGATGACTGAACGACTGAAAGCACCCAGTGTGGATTTTATTAAACCAGTGTTTGTAGTTGAAGACCCCAAAGAGATTTATATTCCAATGAATGAATTTGCCTACAATATTTCGAAGAGTAATAAAAACACGGTCTTTGCATGTTATTGGATTGAATGGATATTGGAGTTTGAAGCCATTTGCAAAAAACGCAAAACTGTTTGTGCATGTGCTCGACGACAGTTTGTCACGGTCGACCCAAAATTGTCTCACGACCTAGTTTGGATTATTTGGGACACGCTGTTTTACTACGTCAAAGAACTGAGGAACCCATTCCTGGAAAAAACAATGACCTCGCTTTTATCTCTTTTTTCGCTCCAGTATACAAATGCATGTTGTAAAAAACGGCGATACATGTTGTATTTTGCGGTTTCTCTGTGTACGGAACAGGCAGACTTGAATGTGGAATTGGTGTCCAATAAAAAGACCGTTGAGTTGGCGGTAAGCAATATTAATAATATTTACCGTCAAATAAAGAAGAATGAAGTTAGTCCCGGAACCGATTATCTCTTTAATGGGTTAAATAAACAGAGCGAACTTGAGAAATCCCTGGAAAAACTGAATATGATAAATTCCATCAGTTTAGGTCAGAAGGAACCTTAGGGTCTACATATAAGTAAGCGGCATTTCCATTGTTAAACATATGTAAAATTTGCAAAAATGTTTTGTATAAAAAGTTGGACACAATGTGGAGCGTGAATGGCAATACTGCAAAAATTATCAAATATAAAGCACTCATTGGTCTACTATATTTATCTTGGTTAGAATAGATAAAATAGATAAAAAAAAAGTAAATGACCACATATAAAATGGTTAGCATTTTATGTATATAAACCATCATAACTTCATCTTGCAAATAGTAGTCATTTGTACGGTCATTGATGCGTAATTCATTTTCTTTTTTTTGAATTTCTATTTCTAAATTTGCATTCTCTTTTGCTAATTGGTTTGTGTAGTCTGACATATATTTTATTTATATAAATTATAATCTACAAACTCGTTAGGACCGCTTGGTTTTGCATAATCACTAGTACTTGTACTCATAGTTGTGAATCCAGATACCACGTTGCCATTGCACGACAAATCTGTTAATGAATAACCATTTGTCAAACATTTGGTGGCTGGGTCTTCCCAGCTTTTTGATACTATGAAATATTTGAACCCAGGTTGGGTATTTCCGTCATTGGGTGGCAAATTGGGAACACAAATTGAATATTTATCATTAAATGTGGTTCCTTCGGCGCAACATGCATCTTTAATACATCCGCCAAATCGCATATCCAAGAGGTTTTTTGAAGATGAATTGGATGAATTGGATGAATTGGATGAATTGGATGAATTGGATGAATTGGATGAATCAGAAGAACCAGTCATTTGCTTTGGTTCGCCTAAATTAATTATATTGTAATCCATATTGTTTCGTCGGTCATAGTCATAATACATAGTGACAAGCGTAATTACTGTTCCGGTGACAAGGAAAATAAACATAATGTCGGTAATAAAAGTGGAAACAACTCCGGTTTTTATTAAGAGCTGGATTCCTAAATAGACCAATATAGCAATTGTTATGACAATATACATATTGTTAATGGCTTTATTACGAAGTGTTTGACTCGTTGTTAAGTCAACCAGGCGTTTTTGACCTATTTCAGCGGCGTCAATTGCCTGTTTTCTTTCCGCCAATCGCGTATTCTCTCTATCCAAGATTGAATTAACTTCATTTTGATAGGTGAGTGTTGGCAAAACACTTGAATTACTTACGGTATTACCTAAATTTGTCAAATTTGCACCTATAGTATTAATTTGAAGGTACGCATCTGGACTTCCACTTAAATCGTAAATTAAGCCCTTTTGTAAATCAACAATACTATTTAAATTATACCAAGCAGACATATTATATACATAATTGTAATATAAAAATATTTTAGATGAGGCTACTTTGACACTAAAATTGCAGCTACAAGTAATGTTGCCATAGTAAGTGTTGTAACCACATAAACCGTGTTTTGTTCTTCTTTATAAATTAAATTGTCTTTTAAAAGAGCCGCGGTGAAACTTCGGTCTTCTTTTTCTAAAGCATAGATAATTTGTCCTGTAAAATCATATTTTTCTTGATTTCCAGACATATCTAAATAAGTTTGATTGATTGAAGTTATGTTGTTGTTAATATCAATTCGGTTTGGGTTTATTCTAGACATGTCACTTCCATATTGCCGAATCTGACCGTCAATTTGATTAAGCTTGGTTAAAGAATCTTCAACAACATTGGTAAAATTTTCTATTTTTCCGGCGTTCATTGAGTTATTTATATTAGTTGTAGAAATTGGTCGGGTACTATTTGTTGTTTGACTTACATTATTTTGCAATTCCACAACATAAGATGTTCCGTATGGTCCTGGAGTATCTGTATTTTTTACAACATTTGTTTCAATACGATATTTTGAATATCCAGCATTAACCCTATCGTCATAACCATTTGGAACAAATGTTGTTTTATACATAGTATCTTTGGTTCCATTACCAGTACTGATAGTTTTGTTTTTGACATTTAACTCGGATGTTAAATATGCAGAATCTGACTGTTTGGGCAGATAAGTGATGCTATTATTATTATTTGTTGGAATCAAACATTTTTCTCCAGATACATTTGGTTTGGTAACTTTGTAAAAATAGTTGCACCCAGGATTCATATTACATTGTTTTTCACAATTATTATCGGCGGTGCTATCAGTTTCATCAAAATCTGGATTGCTTGGATACATATCCGAATATTTTGTGTATGTATCACTATTGGTTTGCAGACTTTTAGGAACTTCTCTCAAGAATTTATTTCCGTCAAATGTGCTTGCATAAAAGAGTTTGTTCATTTTTATATCTGGTTCTGCGGTGTAAAAATCACGCGTGATTCTGCTGCTTGCTAATAATGCAAGCATTTTTTTGTCAGTTTTATCTCTCATAATGCACAATTTGTATCTGAAATTCTCGGAAAAAAAAGGATTGGATTCAGAAATTCTATCTTTTGAAATCATTTTATTATCAACAAATTGTTCTTCATTTGACATTACATCAATCATTGGATTTGGAGATTTTGCCCATTCTTCATTTCTAACTGTATTCAAATCAGGAATCGTAATGATTGGAGTCACAATATCAGAATTATCTTTAATACAAAGTGGTTGCAAATTTCTTTGATATAATTTTAATTTATACCGACGAGCGGTTCTTTGGTCTATTTTTGGATAAACAGGAAACTGAATTTTGTTAAGTTTATTATAAGTTGAATCATATTCGCATAAATTTCCAACCATATCTAGAAAAACGTATTCGGTATTTTCATTAAGTTGTGTGCTCCAAGCTAGGGTTACTTGTTGTTTGGCATCTGATTTATACTTTTGCAATTCCGAGCCTTTGTAAATATCGCATTTATAGTAATTTATTTTGTCCGAAGGGGTCAACGAGTAGTAAAATAAATTATTCTCGTTTGCATTTGTGGCAAATGTGGTGATTTTTGTCGAGCCATTGCTGAACCATAGATTTTTGTAATCTAATTCGTTTTGGAATGATGAATACTGGATACGAAAGGGTCTATATTCACCTGCAACCATTTTAAAGGAGTGATTTTTTGTTTTTACTCCATTCTCTACACAAAATAAAGCATTTTCTTTGCGATATGTTTTTAGTGCATTGTTTCCAACCCAAATTAATGCATTTTTTGTAAAAGGATGAGGTTCAATAACTTTATAATCTCCTGGTGCATCTGCCGCAATATAACCTGCAATTTCAATTGACACATCGGTATCTTGACTCAATGCAGGTTCTCCTGCTAAAAAGTAATTGGGTGAGTTTGCAAAATCGCCCTTCACGACAACTTGGTTGACACCAGGAACATACTTTGTTGGTGAATTATAATCAATTTGACTGTTTGCAAAAATGGCAGTATTTAATTCACATGACGCTTTTGTATGGTCTCCTGGAACTTGATAAACAGGTGTAACCTGGTCATTGTCATAAATATCTTTGATAAATGCTCCTGCACTAGCTGATTTAATTTGGTTGGGTGCTGGTTTGAAAAATATCAGTTTAAAATCCTTTTCGTGCGTGTCATTATAATCTTGAATGTCTCCTAAGTATCTTATGTTTGTTTCTGATTCTCTTGTTAAATCATCCATAATATATTATTTATATAGAACATAAATAATATTTTACATTTCCGTAAATACATAGAAAAGAATGGATGTTGCTAAAATTGACCACATAATTCCAGTATAAACAGTTGAGTCGTATTGCTTGGTTAATTCGTTTGGAGGATTTCTGCTTTTTAGTATATCTTCCATCTTCGTATCAAGTGACCTTCTCAGTTCGTCAATTGATTTGGCTTTTTCTATTATTATTTTGTGATTATCTTTAAATTCTGCGTCAGTTGTTTGTATATTTGCAGTTGTGTATGCAGTTTCTAAATTGGTTATTGCCGTGTTTACTTCGGTTGCAGCAGTTATTACATCATCTTTTGTTTTTTGATTATCTGTGCAATTAATTGTTTTGCATCGAATAAAACGGTAATAAATTGCATTAAAATTGTTTATTTTTTCAATTACAATTTTTTCTAAATCAAATAAGGAGTTATCAATATATCCTTTTCCATTCATTGGTGTAAATCCGTCCATTGAAGTAAACGCTTGTTTTTTTGAATATTCGTAATTATCCAAAAGCACCTTTAACGCTGAACTCGCACCAAAAACATTGTCATAAATGTTTTGAGTGAGGTTTGAATATTCAAGTGCTTTGGTTTGGTAACCAAATGTTTTATCAGAAACTTCATTTATGTTTTTACTTATTTTGTCAATTGAATCTTTGGCATCAGATGCTTGTGTTGAAAGTCCTGTTTGATATGCATCATATTGGCCTTGTAAATTTGTTGAAATTTTTTTTTTTTTATCTATTATTTCTTCAATATTATCAGTAGTGGTTTTGTTAATTGTATCAATTGAATCTTTTACTTTATCAATAAAGTTTTTTTTAGTGTTCAAAATATTTTCAACTTCTTTTTCTATAGTTGCTTGTGTATCATTTATTTTTTCTACAGTAGGTTCAATTGCCTTTTTAACCAATGATGGAAGTGCTTTCTCAACTTCTTCTTTTATTTTTTTATCTATATTTGTTCCATCGGCAGATGGACCTTGGGGGCCAGTAGCACCTGTATCGCCTTTATCGCCTTTATCGCCTTTATCGCCTTTATCACCTTTATCACCTTTATTGCCTTTTGGGCCTTTATCGTCTTTAAACATATTTTTGGCTCCTTCAACTACAGTTAGACTATTCGTAAATAAAAAAACTAAAATACAAGTTATAGAAATAAAAACATACTTAAATTCAATAATATTATACATAAATATATATTATAATATTATTATATTATACATACATCATCCACATCATTCCTGCAATTCCTATGCCTAAACTAATATTTTTGAACAATGAAAGCGAATGTTCTTTGTTTAAATCACCCTTTTGTGATTTGGTTAATCCATAGGAAGCAGATAACTCATTCAATTTGTCAACATTTTCTTTGTATTTGCATTGACAATTTGAAACATCTAAAATGTCTTGTGAATAGCATCCATTGCTTGTATTCAATAATTCGTTGCAATCGGTTGCATTTACATAATAAACGTCTGTTGTGCTAAATGGTTCGGCCATTATATATAAAGGCATACAATTCTTACACACAAACTCGGTAATATTCCGAGTCTACCGCCGTAGTACTGCTCCGCTCAATTTTGCAAATTTGTCCGGGTCTCATTTCAATTAATAACGCTACTGGGTCAAACCTAGAAATCTCCGGCAACTGACTCAAACTCTTTAAGTTATACTTTTGTTTAACCTTCTCCAACTCACTAATGGAATTGTCTTCCAATACAACATCGTGCACAACCGAATGTTTTGGCACAAGCTCGTGTTTCAAAATGTTTCGCTGTAGTCTCTTAATATTGTGAACAACCACAAATATTCCGAGCGTATCATACAAATGACACAATTTGGCAACCAATGAATCGTTTGGCTCATCATTCACAATAACAATCAGCGTGTCGGCTTTTGATAATACGCCTTCCAGCTCAAAAAGCTCCTCAACCAAATCTTGGATTCCCTGAATGCGACTTGAACTTTTTGTTATCATGTATTTCACATACACGCTGTGGGATACTGGATTCTTTGAATTCCGAGTAAACAACATATCGAGCTGGTCGTTTTTAATCATTGATTCCACTTCGTTAATATTAAAATTTTCATAATCGCCCACATTCTCAAATAAATCGCGTTTTTCGCCAAATATATCAAGAAGGGTTTTTCGCGAATTGTAGATGGAAATTGTATTAGTAGCACTCATTTTATTTGATTATATATATTCCCAATATTGTTTTTATATTTTTTCAATTTTATGTTATATCTTTTTAACAACGATTGTGCCGCCCTTTATTAAATTTGGTTCTGTTTCTGAGTCTTTTATTTTTATTTTTGGCTGACTAAAATCAACGGATTCTGCCTCAACTGATTGATGTGACTCAACTTGTGGCTGCGGTTGCAAAGTATTTTCGTTTCCATTTACATTGTACATGTTTAATACTACGGGCGAATGCTGAGGCGAATGCTGAGGCGAATGCTGAGGCGAATGCGGTGGTTGTATCTGTATTTGCGGTTCAACATATGGTTTAATATCAGCCAATCCTGCAACTTTTACATTACTTTCAAGACCTTCTTTGTCTTCGGTTTCCAATATGGCAAATCCTTTTTCAAATTCTTTTATATTCCATTTCCGGTCTTGTTTATAATCACCTATAAAATTAACAGCATCGCCAACCTTAAATTGTCGGATTCCACTACCAAATCCGGAGGAGGAAGACGCCGATGAATCTGATGCCGATGCCGATGAATCTGATGCCGATGCCGATGAATCTGATGCCGATGCCGATGAATCTGATGAAGTAGTCTGCAGAGAAGCAGGAGGAGAAGGAATAGAAGACAACAAACTTGGTTCTTTCGGTTCATCATAATCCGATGGCACATCATAACTAACATTCGTAGATGGAGGTTTAAGTAATTCCGGGTCGTAAGCATCATCATCGCCATCTTGGCCTTGACTAAATTTAATTTGCTGTGGTTTATTAGCATTCTGCACATCCTCCACAAATTCATCAATTGTTTTTCCGTGTGTCAACAAACTAATATTTTTGGAAAAGTTCATATTGTCAAATTGGTTAATATTGTCTTCCGTAATAACAGCCATCTTCACATTCATTGCTTGCAACTCGTGCATAAACAATTTGAATACATAGGGCACTCGAACCACACTGAAACTGCGTCCATATTTGGTAACATGTTCAATGTTTTTGCTGGTTCCGTCCAACGAATCCACAAATTTAAGCGGACCATCCGCCAAAGGACTCATGAACATATTTTGGTCCGGGTTGTAAATAGCAATTCCACCAGTCTTGTTGCAAACCGCCATATAAAACTGGTCACCTCGCACCAACATAGACTCTTTCAAAAATTCGGTAGCACCATGAGAGATAATGGAGTCGCGCTCCATCTCTCCAATACGCAATCCACCATCATTTGCACGACCACTTACCGGCTGTCTGGTTAATTGGGTCATCGGTCCGCGCGCCCTGAAATTCACCTTGTCTTTCACCATGTGTTTTAATCGCATATAATAGGTAGGTCCCATGAAGATTTCCGACTCAATTTGCTCACCTGTCATTCCATTGTATAAAATGTCGTTGCCGGATGAATGCATCCCCGATTTGGTCAATAATTTCTGGAATTCAAACAAGTGGTCTTTATTCGAATTGAATGCGGTGCAATCGCCATGTAAACCATTGTGCAAACACGCCTTGCCAACAATGCATTCAACTAGCTGACCAATTGTCATACGTGTGGGGATGGCATGGGGATTAATAATGATATCGGGGCGCAATCCATCTTTGGTGAAAGGCATATCTTGTTCGGGGATAATCATTCCGATGGTTCCCTTTTGACCCGAGCGCGAGGCCATTTTGTCGCCAATGGCGGGTATGCGTTCTTCGCGAATCTTGATTTTTGCAATGCGAGTTCCTTCTTCGCCATCCGTGATAAATGCCTTGTGAACAATTCCAAGTTGTCCCTTCTTGGTGGTCTCCGAATGGTCCATCAGTTTATCGCTGCCTGGAATGTTGGATGTCATTCCAATAATAATGGTTTCATCATTGATTTCGGTGCCCTCTTTGATCAATCCATATTTGTCAAGTTTGCTGTAATCGTGTCCCAGCTTTTTACCAATAACTACATCATTGTTGTCCTCAATGTTGGTGAATTTTTTCTCTACTATATTTTCAGCGGTTTTAATCTTCTCTTCATGTGTTTCGTAAACACTGAAGTAAGTGGTTCGGAATAGTCCGCGTTTCAATGCGCCCTCATTGATTAGAACGGCATCTTCCACGTTGTATCCAGTATAACAGGCGATTGCCACAATTGCATTCTCGCCATACACATTCTCTTCATTGTTGATGTATTTGAGATATCGCGACTTAACCAGCGGTTTTTGCCCCTGGTTCAGAATGACAGCGGTCTTATCCATACGCATATTGTAATTGGTGTGGTAAAGACTGACGGCCTGTTTACTTTGACCGCAAGAGAACGAATTACGCGTGGCCGGATTGTGGTGCGGGTAAATAATCAAGTTGCACATCATTCCGAAAATGAGCGATTCGTGAATTTCACAATGGGTATACTTCCTTAATAATTTGGTTTCCGGTTTGAAGGCAATGAGAGAACTTTCTTCTTCGTTGGAGTCCAAATATTCCAAAACTGCTTTCTTGTTTTCGAGGGCTCCAATTTTAACCCCATAAAGGTCTTCTGGTTTATAAAATCCGTCAAATTTACGTTCAATCTCTTTCCGCTTCTCTGCAAACCCATAAATTAAATTGTCCCATACCATTGATTTGATTTGATTTATACGCATATAAGACATTTGCTCGTCGTCGCGGTAAAAGATGGGTCTGCAGAGACGCCCACCATCAGTGAAAATCATAATGGTGTTTTGTGGAATATCAAAGCACGTGCTGATATAAGTTGGAATTAAACCCGTGCGTCTGGCAAATTTTATTTCGCTCACAACTTGTTCCGCCTCTTTCACACTTCCAGCCCAGTATCCATTGACAAACACCTTTGTGAATATAGACAATACTGCGGGTGTGCAGTTATCAAGAGTTTTGATTTCCGTGTTTTGGAAAAGCCATTTTACCATTAAATCACGAGAGACGTGTCTGGTGACATAGGTCATAATAGAGAGTTGTTTATGCAATCCAATATTGCCACCGTCGGGGGTGTCGATGGGGTCTAGGAGCCCCCACTGTGACCCATTCAAAATACGTGGTCCTACCAACTTTGCACCGGGGCCAATATCCAAATTGGTTTTACGCATATGACTCAGTGCCGAATTGAACGAGAGGCGATTCAAATCCTGGACCGCACCGATACGCTTTGTGTGCGCCTGAGAACCCCAATTACCCTTGAAGGCCTTTCTGAATCCCGTCTCTACATCTCGGTTTTTAAAAACAGTTTTATAATTATTGTCGATTAACATTTTCAAATTATTTTCGTATATTCCTTGTTCTTTTGTCAAGATTGTATCAAACCCTACAAAAACTGTTTTGCGCTGGATTTTAAAATACTCATTGAACAATTGGTATATCATGGTTCCAGTCAATTCTATGCGTTTGTATCGATAACTGTCTCGGTCAATCGGTGCCTGCAATCCTTTTGAAACCAGTAGCAGTCGGTTTATCATGTATCCTAGGAAATAGGCTTTTTCCGTGAAATTGGTCTCTCCAATATGAGGAAGCAGAAAATCGGACAAGATGAAAAGCGCGTGTTCAATGGTTTTGTATTTTGTGAGTTGTGCAATGAACTGCAACGCATTCATCTGGGTCATTATGGGACCGGCATCGTGAATGGAGGGAATAAATTCGTCCAACAGATTTTCATTCTTTTCAATGTCCAGCAAACACATCTTGATAATTTCTTTGTCGGATATGAAACCAAGTGCTCTAAACACAATGAACATGGGAACGGGGGCACGCACATTGGGAATATTGATGACAATATTATGGTTCGAGTAGCGACTAGTTGGTGCCATAATATCAATTCGCAATCCACGAATTGGTTTTGATGAGTTTTCAGAGACACTTTTTATTTCGGCAGAATAAAGAAAATCGGGACTTGTGGATTTGCTTACGCGCAACATATTGTCGCCGAATTTCTCTTGGGGAACAACAACCTTTTCTTTGCCGTCGATAATAAAATAACCGCCAATATCATTTTTGCACTCACCCATATTGAAACGCATTTCTTTAGGCAATCCCGAGAGAATACACAAATCAGATTGAACCATAATTGGAAACCGGCCGAGCAAAATTTTTGGCAAAACATAACTATACTTTTGGAACCCATGTTCATCAACGGATTTGCGAAGATTGTCGACAATTTTTGCTTTTTCATTTGCTGTCAAATTGCTTTTGGCTTCTGGTCTCTCTTTGCCGAGGTTCTCTTTGCCGACATAGTCTTTGCCGACGTAGTCTTTGCCGACGTAGTCTTTGCCGACATTAATGCCCCGTGTCGTAATTTCTTTGAACACATATTCGGTTTCTTCTAACATTTCATCATAATTGATGGGGTCTTCGCCGTTGTCCAATTTACTAATGATTTCAATATCAACATCATAATGGATTGTCATTGCGTATGTCATATTTCGCAATCGGGCTTCATTGGGAAACATATAATGGGTGTTATCCTTGTCGTAAATGGTTGGTTTAGCAAAATATATTTTATCACCGTTTTTACCACCCAAATACAAATTGCACGTGTGTTTATATTCACCAGTAGTTTCATCTTTTCTGGAAAAAAGTGTGATAGGACCCATTTCTTTGAACATCTTAAAAATATCATCCTTGAAAAAATCATTGTATGATTCAATATGATGTCTTACTAAACTTTGAGGATTGTCGCGAAAATAACAATCTACAATATCCCATATTTTTGTGTCATCAAATTCCATTTTATACAATATAAATACACATTCTTTTATGTAATTATTTTCTCTGTCATAATTATAAAATGTCTGATTTCATGAACACGCTGTTTGGACCTCTCAACGGAGAGTATTGTCTTTACTTCTACTACCTTTCCATTCTCTCGTTTTTCCTTTTGGCAATGGCCATCATTGGTGGAGTTGTCACTGGATTGCAAAAGGACAAGGGTCTCTATTTCTACCTATCCATTTTAGGTGCGTCTGTTGCGTATTTTATTTCCTACTTTGTTAACCGATTGATGTATTCGGTTTGTAAAAAGGCGCTATAAAGGAAACCGAGGTTTCCTTTTGAACCTTCCTTAAAATAAAACATTACAATGTTTTATTTTAAAAAATTATTAAATATTCCCATTAAGCATGGGATTATAAGGGAACTGCAAGTTCCCTTATCCTACATATGGTAGACAGCCAAATAACAAAAAACCGCTAAAATTATGGATACAACCCATATTGGTATCACAGTTTTTTGTTTATATCCAATTCCAAATTGGCGGAATCCGCCATGTTCATTATAGATAAGCGGTGGTTTTAACCAATGGACAATAGAGAAAATAATTAAAAATATGATAATTGCAGAAACCAATCTATTTTCAAACATTATATTATTTACAAAGAACTAAAAAGTGTAGATAAATCACTCAATCACTCAATCACTCATTGTTGTCAAAATTATTCTCTGCATCACCTTCCTCTAAAACAATCGATTCATCTGGTTCTTCAGGAACTCCAATTTCCTCATCATAATATTTGGGGTCGTATTGAAACACGCCTTTATCCTCTTTCCAATCACCCATTTTGTATTCTTTCATCAAATCTTCAATACCTCGTTCAAAATTATCCATATTACCCAATCGAGTAGTTATTTCAATTTTTTCTGAATTGGCGTCTCTCTTGTATTTATCAAACAACTCCGCATAATTAAAATTAATCATTTTCTTGTTTTCCATATCCATTTTTAAAATATCAGTCATTAATTTGGAAACTTCTTGGCAAAAATAATCACGATTGTCTTCTACGCGAACCTCCATCATACCAAAATCAGTGGATTCTTTGTCTACCATTGAAATATTCAATTCATGGGTTAAGCTTTTTTGGATTATTGTGTAATACACTTTCAAATAACAATAATTGTAAATTTTATGCATAACTGGTGCTTCAAATTTGATTGTAGGGAGTTGGGAAACCAATAATTCAATATCTCTAAAATCCTCACCATCGTGGATTTCTTTGAAAAAAGAACAGAGACTTCTCTCGCGTTTAATATATTTGCGAATCTTTTCAAAATAATTCTCTACAAAACCTGTCAAATTATCCTTGTGTTTTCCGGAAAACCCCCAGTGTTTTTTGTTTTCCATGCTCATATTTTTCAATCCATCATTGTTTATTAAAGACGGAATGACTTTGATAACATTGTAAACCGCATTTTTAATAAATGGATACATGTGTTTGTAATCTGACCACGTCTCGCCTTTCTGAATAAATTCAAATAAATTTTTACTATCTGTCTTTTTTAACCCTCGATTATGTTCGCGAATGTATTTTTGGATTTCTTTCTGCATTGTTTCAATGGAATCATACAGGAACACCATGAGAGAATCCGTATTTTCAGTAGTTAATGCAATTTTAATCCGTTCATCAATGCTGTCTCGAATAAATACATCATCCACATTTTCGTCATCCAATAAAATTTCAACACGGTTCTGGAGAGAAACTATTTTCATCAATTCTGCAATTGTTTCGGCGGGATTTTTGTATTTTTCTTTCAGCTTGTCAATTGCCTGGTTTGCATTCATTGTTTCGAGTCCAACAATTTTTTCTTGACAAATGGGTTCCAAATAACTCGGAATTGGTAAATTTGTCTTAAGTTTGCAATAATGAATAATTGCCGAATAAATATTGGTTTCGTTGTATACGTTTGCAAGGGGTGGGGGCGGCTCGGCTCTCACTACCTTGAAACCCGCAAACGCGGGAATCGTTAACAATTTAATTTCGTCGTATATTTTTTCATATTTATGAACAAACTCGATGCACTTTTGTATATTTTCATTCTTCTCCGTAAAATAGTCAATGACTTTTCGGTTTACCGACGATTCGCAACAGGAGTTTTCCAAAAACACAATGGTTCCGGCCTTCAACAATGCGTCTTTTCCAATATCGTGCACAATGGCATTAATGTCGTCTATGGTCAAATAGGTATGTTCAATTATTTTCTTGTAGAGAGTTCCAATGTATTTATGTTGGTTCGCATTTCCAGATTTCATTGTATCCCGGATTTCGTCACCGATTGTTTTTGAAACCCCGGAAACCGTTTTTTCAACGGCGGATTTTATCAGCGGTGGTTGGAACAACGCCCATTTTTCAACTCTGTGCTCAAGCGGAATGTGATGAACTTCGGGAGAAGTAAGCAAATAGTGTCGTTTTAAAGTCAATAAATGCTGGATTTCGGAATCTTTCAAAATTTTGTCTAAAAAATCTTTGCTTATTTTTTCTTGAAATTTTTCACTGGTGAATTTACTAACACTTTTCCATGGGTAAGTAGTTGCATTCTTCATTTTTTCCAGGACACAACATAAATAAGTAATCCCGGATTTGTCTCCAGAAATTTCATCAAGTGGATATCCTGATAAACTGTATACACATCCTGGGAATGTTTTTTTGGGCTGGAATGATGGAATGTGGGTTTGGTATACAATTAGAGTGATTCCTACCGTAAAAAAAAAGATTTGTTGATTTTTGTAATCTTTGTATTTAAGCATTTTTTCTTTTCCTGCAATACTTGCATTGTATTTTTCTTCCGATGCCAAATATTTGGTAATAATGCGGGACGTGTGTGAAATAATTGTGTCGAAGATTTTTTCAAATTCAATGCCCAGATTGGTTAAAATTGCTTTTGAAACTTTATAAATATCTTCATGAATCGGATTATCAAAATGTTTTTTGTCGGAAACGGTCGGCATTGTTTGATTATTTTCAATCTCTGCATGAATGGCATCTTCAAGAATCTCGCTCATGTTTTTTTCAATGATTGAGTGTGTTTTTATAACAAATCCGTTTTCATCAAACTCATCTTGTGCAACATAATCGAGATATTTGATGACGTATCCACTGTGTTTGTCAATAATTGCATCGCCGTCGTCGCTTTTTGTTCCCTGAGTTGCAATAATCATGTCGAGATGTTCTTCATATAGGGCAACATCGAGAAAGAATATATTTGCCAAAAGTTCAAAGAAATTAGGTAGCAGTTTTGTATTTGTTTCTTTGCAATACAACCAATCCACGGATTCATGTGCAAGTGATTTTCTGCAGAAGTTTTTAACAAATTTTTGAATAAATTCTTGTTTTGTTGAAAGAGTTTTTAATCCGAGAATTTTATCTCTTAACTCGGCATGTGGAGAAGTTTTGATTTCAGGAAGAATTATATTTTTACCAATTAAATATGCTCGCAGAGAAAACTCTTCATTTTTTGCTTCTTTTATTGCGCGGATTCGTTTTATTTGTTTCTCTCGTAACGCATACGTTTTTTTTATTTTTTCAGTAAAATTGTCGGTTGTTTCTTTGGCGTTGCAAACTTCTTTACTGTAAGAGCAATTTTTATCAGTGTTGCAAAGTAATTCATTGGTCAACTCACTATCGGCCATGTCCGTATCCTCAATCCATCTTATACCAACTCGTTTAAAATAACGCACTTTTTTTTTCACGTCGGCTTCAATCTCTACTTCTTTTTCCTCCCCTTCCTCTAATGAACTTATCGGTTGGGGGTAAATAACCAAAATTGCATAATTGTTTTCTTCAACCTTCTTTTTTCCGCGAATAATTGTTTTTGCAAGCTGTTCGTCATTGATTCCATGCTCCTTGCTCAAAACCGTCGTGAAATAATCTAAAAAGTCGGAAGGAGATTGTTTGGATTGTGTTTCCTTGTATTTTTTCAAAATATCATAGGGAGTTGTATCATACTCTTTGTCAAAATAAATGTCTTCCTCATTGTTGTCGGCATTGAGAGACTTAATTGATGTATATTTCTTGGCAATTACCCGGGTAAAACACAAATTCTGTTTTACAAATGAATCTTTGCCATATTCGGACTTTTCTATCAATTCTGACAAATCGGGGGTATATAATTTTGTAGTGGTCAATGATAAGTTGCTCATATAAAATTTACTATTGTCAAGCTCCAGCATTTTATTCAGCGTTTCCGTAGAGGACATGGTTTCATCCAGTTTGTAAATCTTTTCCATTTCTGCGGATAAAAAAGAATTTTTCTTCTGTGCAAAACCTTTGGGAAAAGACTGGTATTTTTTACTTTTTTTTTTAAATTCTTCGTCGTATTTTTTGATGTTTTCCAAAATTTGAATTCGCATTTCTTGATACGGTCCGCCCTCTTTAATTTTTGATAATCCAGAATATGTGATTGTGTCCAGGTAAAGCATGAATGGTTCATAAAATGAAATAATATCGTGAAAATTGTATCCAATATATTCCGATTTTAACAACCGAATGATGGATGCGGACATTGGAATAATTGTTTTCAACATGGATTCGTAATTTGGTTCATTTGGAATATCAAATGAGATGGGAGTGTCTAAAAAATCGTTTTCCTTTTTATAATCGTATCCTTCATCCACATTTTCAAGTTGTATACTTTTGAAATATGTCCGTTTATTCAAGAACGCAAAATAATACATCCAATTGTGACTTAGCCCCGCTCGTGACAATATGTTTGTTCCTGGCAAATTAATGCGTGAAAACTGGATTGCCGGTTTTGGTAACATAAAAACCGATTTTATGGAGACTGCATCATTTTTGGTCATATTTTCTCTCATGTATATTGATTTTCCGGAGCGCATTTCTTTGTTGCCAATTTTGGTCATTCCCAAATTATACCTTTGGAAGAAAAATCTCTTTTTTTTTGTGTTTAATGCATCTTTGTAAACATGGGTATAATAATTCTCCAAATTGTCAACAATGGTTTCCAACTCGGCATTCACCGTGTATTTTTTATCAAATGGTTGGGCAAATGGGGTGAACATGTCATTTACGGCATTGTAAAATGCCGGGTAGCTATTGGTGGTTTTATAAACATTCAAGTTATTTTTGTATTCTTCGATTTCTTTATTTATATCCGAATTTTCAATCGTTTCGTTCTCTTCATTTGTATAAAGTTTTGTTTTTTGTGTAACAACTGGAATTATCCATTTAAGATTGATGTCCAAATTAATCATGCGTTCCACCAATGGTTTGTAAAGAGCCGAAACTTTTTTAGAACTGACGACATTTCCGTTTTCGTCAAATACGGAAAATTGTTCTCTCAATTCTTTGAATCTGCGAATAACTCGATAAACACGCTCCATTACGGTGGATGTTCGACTGTTATCCGGAATGGTAGAAAGGAGTTCATTTAATAAATCGGTGGTTTGCATTTCAATTCCGTAGCGCTGCTCCCATACACCGGTGTCGGCGACAAATTCAATTTCTTTGCCAAAAACTACTGGTGGAGTTATATCCAACTTGGGGTTATTGGGTATATCTATGTATATTTCACCCTCGGATCCATATTCGATTGATGCCGTTTCATGAGATGTTTCTTCAACAATTGCATTTTCTTGAATCATTTTTTTTTCTATAACTTCAGAGACAGATGGCTGCTCAATAATTGTGATAGTTTTTAAAGGAATATTTTTGGGAATACCCTTGTATTCAAAATCAATGTAAATTTTTTCATCTTCTTCTCCGGTCAATAATATTTCAATCATGTCTTCCTCCAAAGTTGTGATTTTTCCGGTAATTTCAATATTGTCCGCGAACACCAATTTAACATAGGTTTCCTGCAATAGTCCATTTTGTCTTGCATACCCATCTTCGTCGCTTCGCGAATGTAAAATGATTCGTTGGATGGTGGTCTCAGTTAAACAACCGTCTTGGTCTAAATCTATGGTCTCTTTTTTTCCATTCTCTACATTGGTAATTTTGATAATCTCGTCATCAATGTATTCAACAAAAAAATATGAATTGTAGTCTGGATTTGTTGATTCAATTTTTATAATATCTCCCAATTTCATTTTAATTTCCGATTCTGTCTTTTTTCCCGATTCTGTCTTTTTTTCCATTTCTTCAACAGACATTGTATAGTATAGGAAACTATTTTCTTATTTTGTTTTTTGCAAAAAGCTTAAAGGTTTTTTGCAAAAATATAAATATAGTATGCCTGAATTCTCAACAAATGATGTCCCCGATTATGTTAAAGTAAGCACTAAATACAATTATACAATGTATAATTTGGAAAGTGAATATATTCCCAATTTTAATTTGAGAAACCGCATTTACAGAAGTGCAATTGTTAGCGGGAACCAGTTATTGGCATTGGCCCCTTCAAAATCGCTGTCAAATGACGTTTTTCAAGATGCGGTTCCGGAGCCCCATCATTTTTCTGCAACTGAGATTATTGAAGGCACCATGATAAATATGTTTTGGGACCCAAATGGTGAGTGCTGGGAGATTGCAACAAAGAAGGGAATTGGCGGAAACTATTATTTTTTCTCCAGTGGATTGGATGAACCTGAGCAAAAAACGTTTCGCCAAATGTTTTTGGAGGCATTTGTTCCACTAAATAATTTGTCATTTGATAAATCGTATTCATACACGTTTGTGTTGCAACATCCTTGCAACCATATAGTGTTAATGGTTGATGCACCAGCGGTGTATTTTGTACACAGCTACAAAATTGATAAGACAACCAATCAATATTCATACGTCAATCCCAGAGTGCACCCAAATTATCAGGATTTTGTAATGCTGGGTGTTAAGTTTCCAAAGGAGTTCTCTGCAACTGATAATTTGGTTAATGATGTGCAGACTGCACTTTCAAACCCGACAAATGATTACCGACTGGTTGGTTATATGGTGACTGACCAAAGCAATGGTTTCAGAACCGCGTATTACAGTAAGAAGTATTTGGAAATAAAGTGTTTGCGTGGAAACAATCCAAACCTGCATTATCAATATTTGATGTTGCGGAAAATTGGAAAAGTGTCGGAGTTTCTTCAATATTTTCCAATTTACCGGAAACATTTTAATCAGTTTTTTAAACACTTCCGTTTGTTTTCGGAGCGCATCTATAAATTATATTGGGAGGTGCATGTGAAAAAGACGCTGCAAAAAACTGATTTGACAAATAAACAAGACCGGTTTTTTGTAGAGAAACTTCATTATGATGTGTTTTTGCCGAGACATAAGGAGGATGCGAAGTTTTTTATTAACCGCAAAATAGTGTCGGAGTTTTTGGATGGGGAAAATATGATGATATTAGGGGGGCGCAGCCCCCCTATGACCCCCTCCTTTTAAGGGGAACTACGTTCCCCCTATGACCCCCTCCTTTATTTTTATATATTATTGAAATTATATAATCTATATAATTTCAAAAGCAAAATTCAAAAGCAAAATTCAAAAGCAAAATTCAAAAGTAAAATTCAAAAGTAAAATTCAAAAGTAAAATTCAAAAGTAAAATTCAAATAAAAGGGAGGGGGTCATAGGGGGAACCGTAGGTTCCCCTATTCTATTCGACATATGCAATCGATAGTTTTGAAAGGTTCTGAATATAGGTAATCACATGCTGTTTATTCACTGGGTTTTCGCACGCGTCTTTCACCGGTTGTCTTATCGAATTAATAATATCCATAATGGCACCAGAATTTGCCAAATGGGACACATCGGTTAAATAATCCTTTTCAAAAAAGAATGTAATATCGCCCGTGTTAATTACATCGGTGTATTTTAAGTAAACAAATTTGTGCCAGCATTTAACCAGAATGCTTTTGTTCAAGTCGGATATAGTTTTAAACGACCTTAGTGCGGTCTTAATATGCATATTACCTGGCAGAATTTTTAAAACGTCTTCAAAAAAATCAAAGAAATGTTCATTGAATGTTTTTATAATAAAAGACTTCTCTGATGACATATTATATTATTATTGGTAAATATATTTATATGTTTTTTGTAAAAATGATTTATATTATTATTATTATTTTATACCTTTGCACATTTAAAACGCCGATTATATAACCTGAAATCGCCTCTGGCAATTTCTTGGATATAAAAGGTAATTTACAAAACGCAGGCACTGCGTGCCTTGTGTCAGTTGCAAAGGCCACCTACGGTGGCCGACCGTCGCCAGCAAAGCGGGCTTAGTGACAGTTACCTAAGCACTTTCAAAGATGCCGACTAGAGGTCGGCATTTAGAATGTGCAAAGGTGTATAAAATTGATTTATAATATTATTGTAATATTATAAATAAAAAAATGAATTGCAATTTGTGTAACAAATTATTAACAAGGGATACCATAAAATATAAATGCGGACATATGTTTCATAAGCTTTGTTTATTGCCTAAAAGTATGTCAATTCTAAACCCAGAGTGTAAAGTTTGCAACAATGGAAAAATGGAGGGTTATCCGTCAGATAAAGAAGAAGAAAAAGAAGAAGAAGAATATGATGATTATGACAATGATGATAAATATAAAATCTTTGATGAAGAAGATTTAAATAAACACGAAAAAATAATTTTATGCGAATGTGTTTTACTTGGTTTATCATTGATTGGCGTCATCGCTGGACTTATCTACAGATAATACACAATCCTGTGAATTTGGCAAATATATGCGAAACACCTTGAACATATAATCATTTTCATAAATTGGTTGGACTGCAGCTTGCATTGCAGTGCTAAAAGAATTCATTGTTGCTTCAATTGAAACCGAATCAGATAGAGGAACATTGTAAAAATTCTTTGTTTCAGTATTCATAAATAAAATGCAATTGATGTCTTCTTCAATATCAAGTTGTTTTCCAATTACTTGGACCATTTCAGTTATGGATGCAGTTTTATAAATTGGAACAAACTGACTTTCTCCAGATGGTTTGACAACATCAAAAATAAACATGAGTTTGGGTATTTGCACAATCATTGTTGCGAATTTGGAGGAATAATCTTCGGATAACATCTTTTATTTTATTTATATGCAAAAATCTTTTTATGTTTTTTTGATTTATTTTTTATAAAAAATTAAAAAAGGGAACCAAGGTTAAGCCGTCAGGCTTTGCCTTTATTCAGATAAGCGAAGCTTATCTTACGCATTTTTCCGCTTCGCTTATTCCTCCTTTTTATTTGTGAAGATTATATTATTTTTTTTTGTAAAAATAATATACATGCATTTATAAAATATAGTAAATTAACATCCAAAATGCCAATAAACCATATGAAAAATAAACTCGAAATGTGTTTTCATTAAATGTAAAAGTTAGTAAAACTGCCAATAATATTAAAATCACTGGACTCAAAGAACAATATAATTTATTTCTGTATTCCATTTTTTGATAATGATTCATTAACAATTTAGATTTTCTCTCGACGACTGCTTCGTGAGAACTGCATAAATTATAAAGACCAACCACAATTAATAAATTGATTACAAACCACTGGATGAATTTTGTTTTGTTTTCGATTTTGAAAACCATTATATATTTGGACGAAGATTTTTTGCAAAATAAAAGTTCAAAAGAGAAGGTTCAAAAGAGAAGGTTCAAAAGAGAAGGTTCAAAAGGGAAGGTTCAAAAGGAGGGATTAAAAGGAGGGATTAAAAGGGAACCTTGGTTCCCTTTATGGGTTGTAAAAACGGATTCTTGGAAGGTCCTGCTATTCCCAATTGACTGTCTTGTGCCTTTCGCATTTCTTCCATTTTATTTGTCATGGATGTGTCCCCATCCTTAATCTTGTTGCTTCCACCATCCATGGGCGGCGTATTTATCATTTGTCGACCATTGTAGGTCGCATTCAATGGAACACCCGAATTTGGACCGCCTAAAGTATATCCGCTCGGTTCACCATTGAAATTGGTCGCCATCATTTTTTCATTCACAATATTTGGTTCATAATGTTTGACAATTTCTTCACCGTAAATTACCTTATAATTATTCTGGATCATTAAAACTGCTGGAACACTATGGATATTCGGCGGCATCAATATTTTGTCTCCATTTTCCATAATGATAAACATCTGGTTTGTATTGGGGTCGCGACCTCGCTTATCAATACATACAAATGCAAGTTCGGTCGTTAAATTTGCCCGGACTAGGAACTGCAAAACTTTCTGACTATGCTGACAATAGTTGCTATAATAAAATACATTTTGTTTTGAAGACATCTTAAATAAAATATATTAGTCTTTACGAAATAAAAATGGAGAAAATAACTAAAGGGAATAAAGGAAACCTACGGTTTCCTTTTGAACCTTCCCTCCAAAGGGAACCAAGGTATTCAGATAAGCGAAGCTTATCTTACGCCCTTTTAATCCCTCCTTTTATTCATTCCTTTATAAAGGGAAGGGGTCATAGGGGCAGAAGCAAAGCTGAACCGTAGGTTTCCCTTAAAATGCGAAATCCACTACAATTGGGTAATGGTCCGAATTTGTGGTTCCGCATACTTCCGGGTAAGGGTGCGGGAAACTGACTTTGGTAATTTTCTCTACTAAATTTGGCGTGACCAAGAAATGGTCAATCATTGTCATTTCCGTGAGAGAAGATGTGCAATCATCATTCTTGTCCCACCAATCTGTGTATCTCTGGTCTTGGTCAACCAATGACGCAACCGATGTTAGTTCATATTGGCCAGCATAGGTTCCTGACAACCCTTTCAAAATGTTCAAAACCATTGAATTCGGCTTGTCATTGTTCAAATCTGGGACCTCTGCATCATAATCGTTCATATCTCCCATCAAAATGAGACCCACTGATTCGTCAGTAAGAAGAGAGACAATCAGTTCTTGGAGCACGGATGCCTGCGCCTCGCGCGAAGCACATCGAGAGACGTCCGTTGGATACGCCAATAAATGGGTTCCAATTAAATGCACAGTCATTTCCCCAAATTTATAGGTGGTGTAATAATTTTTAGAAACGCCAGAAGAACCGGGTGAACCAGTGTATCCGCATTTGGAACCGGCAACCGGGTAAGTATGGGTTCCAGCAGTTCTCTGCAGATTTACCGTCGGAGTCATTTTACTCAGGAGCCCCACATTTTGTCCAGTGGCAGAATCAGTTCCATAAATGAGGTAAGGGTTGTAACTGTTGTTCAACAATCTATTGAGCTGAGAGAGCTCATAGCAGCCTTCCACCTCGCACAAATTGACAATGTCGGGATTCAAATCGCCAATCACTTTTGCTAAAGCGTTCATATGGGTTGTGGCTGATGATAGGTCGGGCCATGTGCAACTTGTGCCTGGGCATCCATTATAGGTTTTCAAGAAAAACCACTCGACATTGTATTGCATAATTCGGACTTTGGACTGAACAAAGGGCTGGGGCACGACCGTGTAGCACTGTGTGTCATTGGTGTTTGTTGCTAACAGCAATGATAAAATTATAGGAATGAACATATTTGTATATAGTAAATGAATTTATTTTTCATATTTCAATACTTTCAATAAATCCAAATTTGGATTGAAAAACTCATCAAAACTATACGGATATTGCTTTAAAACATTCATTGTTTTCTTGGGGGCTTTGCTTTCATCAATGAAATTCTCATCGTCATCTATGCGGTCATAAACGGTTTCTTCAACAACTTCATGAATCGGATATTTCATTGAACGCACAACTGTTAAAATGTCATTAATTGTCTGGTGTTTTAATGCGATATCTTTTAACAATCGTTTATTATTAGTGGTGCCATATTCATTTAAAAGTTCTCGTATATTGGCCATTTCGGCATAAACAGTGTCCATCTTTTTCTTTATTAAATTTACTTGTTTACTCTCATTCTGAACCTCAAATGCCAAAGTTTTTTCTAAAACACTATTTTTTTTTATAATTTCAACATTTTTTTCAAATTTTTTAATTGATTCTTCTTCTGTTATGTATCCAAAAAGAGTGTCCATTTTCAATTTGATGATATTCTGTTTTGCAGCATTGACTTCGGCTTCCATTTCGCGAATATCGTTTTCAGACAAAGTCATACTTGATAAAATTTTGATATTTAGTTTGCAAGGGTCCATTTTATTTCCACAGATTGCTTTCAAATAACTATCGTCTTTTTTAAAAATAGTGCCGCCCTCTTTGCCGCAATTTACACATTTAAATTGGGCATTCCGAATTTCTTTAATCTTTTTTTGTTTTGAAATCTCTTTGTTTTTTATCTTTTCAATTACTTTTGTTTTATGGTCTTCGTATTGTTTTTTTAGTTTGTAGTAATTTTCAACGGCGGTTTTAACATCAATCGATGACTTGGCTCCCCCGGCCATTTGTACGATTATTCTTGTATGCGGGTCTTTTTCTAATTTAAAATAGGGGTCCGAAAATTGTTTTCCACGTATGATTTGTTCCAGCATCATGTTGTTAAGACAGTTCACGGTTGTGCAAGAATTTGCGCCATTTAAATCTAAGTTGCGCAGCTCATTTCCGCTAATATACAATGCTTTTAACGAGGCTGGAATATTTTGTATGTCATTAATTCTATTATTGTTTAAATACAATGAAACCAAATTGTTCAAATCTTTTAAATTAACATGGGTCAATTCATTGTCATTTGCTTCTAAATGCACTAAACTTGGCAAACGTGGAATTTCTTTTAATTTATTACCATTAATAACAACTTTTTTTAAACTTTTTGGAAGATTTTCAAGTTGAGAAATAGTTCCGTCTACAAAATGTAACTCTTCAACTCCACTATCGTGCAATGAAAATAAATCAATTGGTCCGTCCAACGATTCATTAATATAGCATTGGTTTCCCTTTTTTCCTCCCATTAACAATGCTTCTAATTTTTTTTCCATTTATATATACAATGGCAAAAAAATTCAAATTTTAGACGGGAATAAATTATTTGTTTTTTTGTAAACCCGATGTTTTTTTTATTAGCAAGCATTTTTGCATAGTTTCCCGCCACTAAAAAAACAACCAATTGATGCCGCCTTACTGCATTTTTTTGTTAACCCTTCAGTATTTTCAATACTTTCAATAAGTTCATAAATTAAATACCAAACTGCGGCAAAGACAATACCGTGAACAATTGCGGCAACATTTTTAGAAGAACCAGACGGCAACCAAACAAGTACTCCAGGAGTAAGAATGACAAAAAGAATAGCCATGACAACAAACTTAACAATTTGCATTTATATATATAGGTAATATATAAAATAATGTCTTCAATAAAAAGAGGTGCCATTTATTTTATGGGCAAATTCCTCAAATAGTAATCAGTGTCTACAAATGGAATCTTGGTCATGCCCGAATATTCTCCACGTTTTTTGTCATCTTGATACATTTGGATTTTGGACATTATGATTTCCTGGTCTCTCTTCATTTTTTGCTGGATTTCATAGGGGGTCGGTTTTGTTTTGTATCGATAATAGAGAAATCCGCCAAATACAACGATAAACAGTGCAACAACTGCAAAATTAAAAAAAAAAGAGTATGTATTCATTTTATACTCATGTGCTTTTTTCAATGAATTTTCAATAAAATATAGGACATCAGGTTCTACTAAACTGGGATTTTCCGACATTATAATTTTTTATTATATTTTTGAAGTGAATTAATTACGCCAAAAATAGAATCTAGTTGAATAATATATGGCGAGTGATTTTGGAATAACAGCGTTGTTTTTTGTATTAATGATATTTAATGTTATTGTTATTTTTGTTTCAGTAATTACTTTTAAAAAAACAAATAGTTTATTTTTACTAATTTTAATTTGGGTATTTGTTTTTGGTTCTATATTTGCAGTCAAAGCAAGCGTAGATAAAGAAATTAAAAACAAAGATATTGTCGACACTTTATTATCAACATTTTTATCGGTATTTTTAGTTGTTGGGTCAACATTATTAGCTGCACAGCCAACCATTATTGGTCGTGCTTTTGAAAATACGGTGGGTTATTGGTGGATAAATAATGATACATTGGCTACAGAAATGGCAAATGTATTTGACAAACCAACACGGGAATTTGATATTAATTTGATTATTACACAAATGTTTTCATCCGATAATAAACAAGAATTTAATGAATATATTCAAAATTTTAATGAGGCAAATCAATTTAATGGTGTTAAATTAAAAAAAGATGCTATTACAAATAATTTGTATGACAATTTTGTAGTTAAAAAGAATGATGTTTCCAAAGCAACTCTGGCTTCTTTAGCGACAATTATTGCACTGTATACTTCTTATATGCCAATTACTACACCATGGATTAACGTTTAACAATAGTTTGCATTTGTCACAGTGTCCCAGTTAATTCCATGGGAATTGGCCCACTTCTTTTTGGCGCACACGGCATTTCCGCCGGCCGACCATCCTGAATTTGCAAAGTCAAATTTGCCGTTTTCAAAACCGGGAGCATCATTATTTGCATCTGCGGAACCACTATTTACCTTATCTTGTTCTGGTTGTATGCAGTAATTTTTTTCTCCGTCTTTTTCAATTTTCCAAAAGTCGGGGCAAGATGTCTGAAGTTTGGGGAAATTGTCTGTCTCTTTCTGTTTAGACATTGTCCATCCTAAAAATGCTAAAACCAGAATTAAAACAACAACTGCAATTGTTAAAACGGTTGTGTAAAAACTGTCAAATCCAACATTGGTGGTTGGAGGCGATGAACCCATTCCTAATCCTGAGGTAATCGAATTTAGTCCAGAACTTATTGTTGATCCGATTCCTTCTGATGGTCCTTGTCCTTGTCCTTGTCCTTGTCCTTGTCCTAAAAAACTCATTATATATTAGTTCTCTATAAAATTGTCTGCATCTATTTTATTATATTATGTCTAAACCAGGTTCATCTGTTTCAAATGCCTATAATAATAAAATTTTGGATTTAGCAAGATACAATGGTCGTGTGAATTTGATGGAAGAACCCGACCCGGCTATTCAGTTCCAACTTGCAGAGAAAGTAGCTATTAAAAATAAAGCCACTGAATACCGTGGTGCAATTGCTGGTGAATGGGAAGACAATATGTTAAGTCAGGTTTTCTTCTCTGCAGGAAATATCCAGATTTTGCAAAATGGAATTCGTGCTGGTGTTTACAAAATGTCTAAGCAAGAATTCACTGTTTTGCCTCAAAATCCAGATACTTTGAAAATCATTATGCGAAGCATTTATATGCAGTATGCCCAGCATTTTCCGACGGGTGTTACTGCACAAGTGGAGCGATTAAACCAGTTGGTTTTGGAATATGCCGTGCCCAATGTGTTTAATGAGGCGGTTGGATACATCAAGTATCGCGAGGATATTAGCACACTGGTGGTTCCGCTTGATCTTCCGACCAAGATTGATAGAGATTATAAAGTTTTGGATTCGAGTCGGGAGTTTTTCGTAAACACTCGTTAAGGGAACTACGTTCCCTTAAGAACCCTCCTTTTGTCTTGCAAAAAAAACAATTTTAAATTGAATTTCAAATTGTTATATGCCCTTGAGGGGGTCAAAGGGGGGCTTCGCCCCCTTTATTCTGCGTCTGTCGTAAGCAATTTGCACATCATATCCGCCTCAATATTGACCGTCTGGTTTCTAAACAAATTGTAAATAATCTCGTCATCTCGAAACCTCGCCGTATAGTCTTGTTGAACATTGTTTCTGCCAACACGTCCCAGTGCCTGGATTGTCTTTTGTTGCGACATATTTGTCAAATCCTTGCCAATAACTTCGTGGCAAAACTGGTAATTGGTTCCGTAAATGTAATCCGACGACGCAATAATCATGAACAGACGTTTCTGGTTGGCCATTTCCTTCACTATTTCCGTGTATGCCGTGTTTTCCTGATACTCAAATGACCCAATTCCCAGTAAAAGCAGGATTTTAAGTCGGTCGTCAATCTCCAGTTCCATCACTTTCTTCACTGTATCTGGGTCAATGTTTGGAATAAATGCTTGTTCCACGGTTTTGGGCACCCATATCTCTTGATGTTGAACCGTGTTTGGAACATACACTGTGTCCAGCGACAAAATCTTGATTTGGGATTTGAGGTCGCGGATTTCTTCGTCTATTCTGCGCGCAGTGGGCGACGACAATTCATCGCCGGACATTTTTTTGTCTTTGGTTGAAATCATTCCCAGTTCGTCTTCCAATGTTTTTTCCAGCTTTGCAATCTTTGCAACAATTGCATTGTTCTCGCCCAGTTTTCGAAACAGTTCGTCAAATACTGTTTTGGGAATATTGGACTGTTGGATGTAAAAGTTGCAAATGGTTTTGATGTTTTCGGTCAAATAAATAGTTGGTCCATCTGTAAGCGTATGTGCATCTGCGGTTGTCAACAATATTCCACCAGATGCTAAAGAACTCGCTTTTGCCTTATCTATGTAAGATGGTTCGGAACTTACACTGGCAGTTCTTGTAAGCGGTTTTCCCAAAAGGACCCCTCCTTTTAATGTTGAATTTCCCTTAGACCCCATACTCGAGGTCTTTTTGATTTCATTCGTATCAAACTTTCTGCGCATGGTTATGCTGACATACTTTTGAATCGTTGGCCACGCTTCTTCTTTTAACGTTTTGATTAGCTCCAAATAATATATCTTGATACTATTCATCTTTATTTTGCTGATGTCATTTTCAAAGTAATTCTCTGGCATATACTGTTCCGGAATAAATCCGGAGGTTTTTAAATACTCGATAAATTGTATAATCTCCTTCAAATCAAAATATCGCAACAATGTTTTATTGTCGTTGCAGTATTCGGCGCACTGTTGCAACTCATTATAATCCTCGAACATGTTGTGGGGACAAATTGAGAATCCAGATTTGTTTAGTATGGAAATGGATTTGTTGAAATCGTAGCTCTCAATGGTTGTAAGAACCACATTCTCAAATTTTGCTCGGAAATCCATAATCATCGGCATCAACATTTCCTCTTTTGGCAAAGTGGCGGAAGACAAAACCATGTTGGGGATTTGATTCTCCGACCAATTTCTGTGAATGATTTCATGAAGGGGATGCGTGGCGCAATCCAAACCAATGGTTGGTTCATCCCAGTATGTGATAATGCGGTCTTTATTGTTGAACGACAACATATAATACATCGCAATCAAATACGATTTTGCGTCGCAAATGATGAGTTCAACCTTAGTGCCAACACTGTTGTCCACTTTACCGATACCACCCGAACGACTGTTGATTTTATAGGCGGCGGCTGCAAAATAGTGCAGACGAATGTCCGTGGCGGTGTCGCAACCAAAGGCAAATGCAACACATTTTTGCGCGGATATTGCCGATTTTGCCAAAGCCATTCCGACGTGTCTGGCTGCGCAAACGAAAATGACGCGGTGATTCTTGATAAGCCCAATTGGCGAAAGCGTTTTTCCAGTGCCGGTGGGTGCAATGTATAAAATGAGATTGGATGTGGAGTTGCGATTTCTGGTGTGTGACTGGCGAAACACATTGAACAAGCGTTTTTGGTGGTCGTATAAAGAAATGTCGCTGTATCTGAAAATATTGGGATTTTTCTCTATGAATTCGTATGCGTTTCGCAAAATATTTGACAACTGCATTTCGGAATTCACGGTTTTGATACATAAGTCGACGAAATTTAAAACATGTTTGTTTATGTTTTCGACGCTGATTTTCCTTAGCTGGATGAGCGTATACAAGTAGAATGCATACTTGCTGTTTCCTGTTGAAAACATAGTCATCATCTCTTTGACAAAGTTGAGAAAGATATATTCAATAATTGTTGAACTCATTTGTTCAATGTTGGAATTCATGTTGTTGAGCCGGATTGTGTCGGCCGTTTTTAACTTGTCTAGCTTGACGTCTTTGATGGATAAATCAAATTTTTCTCCACATGCAATATCTTTGACAATTGGTTGGAAGAATTTTTTGTAAAAGTATGTTTCAATCAAGTCGGATTTCTCTATTTTTGCATAACTGAACAAGGATTTGTTGTTGTTGTGTTTGATATTCACGTTGGAATATCCCTCGATAATTAGGTTCAGAACGCGTTTTTCGTCTTCGGAAACGGGGACCTCGACGGATTCCCATTCGGATTTGGTGAGTTTGGTTTGTTGAGTAGTGTCCATTTTTTAAAATTTTGATTTGTATTATTTAATACTTATCTGTTTAAGTATTAAATAAAAATTCAATTTTGAGTAGGGGAACCTACGTGGGAGAACCTACGGTTCCCCCATACCCCCTCCCTTCACTTATCTGAATACTACGGATTTTGCTTCGCTTATACTTACGGTTCCACTTTAAAAAGCGACAAATCAATATTGCATTTTCTCACCGGCTCATCATCATTATCATTATCATCTGAATCTTCTTTTTTTGCTTCTTTTTTGGCCTTTGGTTCATAAACCACTTCCCATCCATTTGTATCTGGATGATAATTTGAGCTATTTGTCTTGATAATCCGGTAATTTTCCTTCTTGAAAAATGCCCTTCTCTTTATCCATTGTTTCTGGAAAGGTTCGTGGCTGTCTACAATATCTACTACAACCGGCATTTCGTGGTCTGACCTGAGAATTCTCCCCACCGACTGTTCAATGTCTGTTTTGGGCGTGACCATCACAATAGTGCAAAGTGTTTTGATATCCAGTCCTTCCGCCGCCATTGCGTAGGTGGCAATCACCACTTGTTTATCTTCGGTCTTTTTCAGTGCGGCTTCTTTCATTCCGCCCACATAGTAGCCCACCGTCGCAAATTTCTGCTCCAAAATTGCATCATGAATATATTCCAAAATGCTCCGATTGTGTGCAATCACCATGATTTGCTGGCTCGGGTTCTCTACAAACATATCTTTTAAAACACGAATAATGAAATCGGTGCGCGGCCGATAATCACACAACTTGGATATCATCGTGCTGAACGCCGGATTGCCGCGGAAATCATACTCCACCTTGGCAAATTCGCGGTCGCCACTTTGATACTGGATTGCACGGACCTGCACATACCGCTGTTTCTTCTCGGTCATTCTGTATAAAATATCCCCCAAAAACATCTTGAATACGTAGGTGGTGCCGTCCTTTCGGTCCATGGTCGCGGATAAACCCAGTGTATATTTTGTGACAATCTTGAAAAGAGAACATGAGAAAACTTCCGAACCAATGTGGTGCACTTCATCTATTAAAAGTAGGCCAAAGGATGAAAATAGAGAATCCGCATAATCCTTCATGGAGAGACTTTGCAACATCCCGATGACAATGTCCTTTCCTTCAATATCAATGATTTGACCCTGGATTCTGCCTACACGCGCGGTCGGCAAATACTGCTGGATTCTCTCCATCCACTGATTCAGTAAAAACTCTTTATGCACAATGATAAGCGTCTTCTTCTTCATTGTGGAAATGATGTTTAGACCAATGACGGTTTTGCCGGCACCGCAACCCAATGTGACTAACCCGCCGCTACACGACTTGGTATATGCTTTGACAACATCTTGTTGATAATCGCGCAACGAACCTGCAAAAGGGACGTCAATGTTGTCGCCTTCCGGGATTTTTATCTGCTTTGGAAGACCAAAATTGTCAATTCCGAAAAAACGGGGAACATATATTTTCTGGGTGGATTCGCGATAGGCGGGGAAAGAAGCGGTGGTCGCCATGGGTGCACCAGGAGTTTGGGGACGGATTGTAAGCGTATCTTTAATATATTTGATTTGGTCTTCAGACAATTCAGATTTGAGTATGGTGTATCCCTTTGGACCCAGATATGTGGAGAGAGTTTTAGGCATTTCTTGAAAAACGATTTTCTGGGGTTTCTTATAAAAATTTGGTTTCATTCTTTGGTGTATACTAGATATATATTTAGAATTATTTCTAATTTGTTTTAATAAACTATTAAGGGAAACCTACGGTTTCCCCTATGACCCCTTCCCTTTTTTTTAGTTTGGGATTATAAGGCGTAAAGAAGCTTCGCTTATCTGAATACCTTGGTTCCCTTATAATCCCTCCTTTTAATTATAAAAATTAAGGGAACCAAGGTTTATTTTAAGGGAAGAGTCAAAGAGAAACCGTAGGTTTCTTTTAAGGGAAGGGGTCATAGGGGAAACCGTAGGTTTCCCTTAGTTTCCCTTAAAATAGTTTACTATAATATATAAATGAACTTTTCTGCATATTATCAGTCATTGTCAAAAATGGAATTTGGAATGTTGGCGCTTTTTATTATTTATTTAGTGATGGACATTTATCCTCCAGAGATACTGGCTTCTTACGTTGACACTTCTCTTGGGATGGTCGGAATTCTCTTGGTTACACTTTACGTTTTCATGACTTACAATCCCATTTTAGGAGTTGTGTTCTTGTTTGTTGCTTACGAAATTGTAAGAAGAAGTGCGCGAGTTAACAACCGCGTTCCGATGATGTTGCATACACCGTCACAGGCGAAGAAAGATGCCGAGTTATCCAAAATGAACCCACCGTTGGCCACCAGTTTGGAGGAAGAAGTTGTAGAACAAATGGCACCAGTTGGAAAAAGCAGTTTGATTAGCTATACAATGAGCGAATACAAACCGGTTTCTTCGAATATCCATAATGCGTCGATGGCCATATAAAGGGAACAAAGGGAACTCGTCGTTCCCTTTTAATCCCATACTAAAGGGAACTCGTCGTTCCCTTTTAATCCCATACTAAAGGGAACTCGTCGTTCCCTTTTAATCCCATACTAAAGGGAACTCGTCGTTCCCTTTTAATCCCATACTAAAGAAAACTTGTTGCTTTGATTATAATCCCAGAAAAATAAAGGGAACTCGTCGTTCCCTTTTAATCCCATACTAAAGGGAGGGTTAAAATTGAACCTTGTTGCTTCCGCTTAATCCCAGAAAAAAGGAGGGATTAAAAGGGAACCTTGGTTCCCTTTAAAATGGAACCTTGTTGCTTCCGCTTAATCCAATAAAAATAAAGGGAGGGGGTATGGGGGAACCGTAGGTTCCCCCAAAATTGAAATCTTTTTTTGTATTTTTACAAAAGGCATAAAACCTAATATATATTATGACTCAAATCAAAATATATATCTTAAAAATCTCAAACTATTAAAATCTCAAAGTATTTATCTTATTTTATAAAAATGAACACCGTATTCAACATTGGAAGTTGTGTATCTGGAACCGACATGTCCGGAGTGTTTTCAATTGGCAGTTGCGTTTCGCACGAGGAAGAAAAACAAGAACAAGAGGAACTGAATATCGAGCCATCGCGAAACTGGATTGTTGGCAAAGGATATGAGCAGAACCGATGCAAACAGGACATATACTTCACGGGTCCAACTGCCGAATCTAACTGGCTTATTCGCAAACTGTTTGCAGTGGGAAGTTATCCCGACAGACCCGGGTATTTAAAATCCATTTTGGATTCGGGCATTAACGTGTTTGTATCTTTGAACACGGAATATGGAAAAACGATTGATAAGAGCTATTTTCCAAGGTATGATGATAAATTGCCCGCTGGTTGCACATTTATTCACGAGCCAATTGAAGACATGGAAACTGTAAAAGACGAAATTATTGTCAGCCTCGCTTTAAAAATTGTGGAACTACTGCAAATGGGCAAAAAAGTTTATTTGCATTGTGCAGGCGGACATGGTAGAGCTGGAACTGTGGCGGCAGTTGTGCTCCATATGTTGTGTATGGAGTTGACAGAGACTGAATTGTTTGAATATATTCAGTATGCGCATGACCAGCGAAAGGAGAACTACTTTGGACCTAAGTCTTTTGTTTATAAAATGTCCAAAGACCCAATGACACAATATTTCTGCAATGGACAGGTGCCTTCTCCGCAGACAACTGACCAGCGCAACCAGGTAAGACGAATCGCGCGTTTTCTTTGAAAAAATTCTTTATAAAAAATGTTGTTGTATTTGTATAAAAATTGTTATAAAAATATTATTGTATTTGTATAAAAATTGTATTTGTATAAAAATTGTATTTGTATAAAAATTGTATTTGTATAAAAAAATTAATTAATTAAATTAAAAAAAAAGGACGTTGTTCCTTTTTTTTGGTCAAAACCATAATTTTATTCAATTGCCGGTTTTTTTGGTCAAAACCATAATTTTATTCAATTGCCGGTTTTTTTGGTCAAAACCATAATTTTATTCAATTGCCGGTTTTTTCAAAAAACCATTGTAAGCCAACAATGGCATTAAAATAGTCATTATTGATAAAATAGTCATAGAACCATATGGGATTTTTCTTCTTCTTGTATTTGTAAACATGCGAATATAGGATATGAACAATATTATACCAATTCCGGCAGTAACAATATAAATTGTATTTGCCGACTCTTCGGTTGCTTGGTTTGATACAAGTGTCAAAAAATAGGTTAAACATAATAAAATTCCAAACATTATAAAAAACCACGTTAAAATAGATGTCACCATTTTTGTCTTCGCGGGTTTTGATTTTTTATCTGTTTGGGTTACATACTCGCATACAACTTCGTCTTTAACATTTTGCCCTTTTAATACCCTAAATGCAGAAGTGGTTGTTGTTGATATTTTGTTAAATGCAGAAGTTGTTGATATTTTGTCAAATACATCAATCATTGGAGGTTTTATAGTGACATAACTGTTTATTTGAATTGGTTCTTCAAAGACAAAAACGTAATTTTTACTTGCTTTATAACAAACAATTGTTGGTTTATTTTTTTTGATTTTTTCATTTAAATCAAATGCTGACTTTGGTTCAAGTTCCATTGGATTAGCCGAATTTTTTTGCAAAAATACAGGAACTACTACATAAAATGTCATGTTGGCTTGATTTTTGTGCTCCAAAATTAATTCGGCATTGCTTGCAGAATCGTTTGCTAAAATGTGGGATTTTTCAGTAATAGTAGCCTTTACACAAACACCGCTAATATAGGTACTTGACCCATTGTGGGTAAATGATGCGGAAAAATTTTGGTTTAATCCGTAAAAATTGAGCAAATATGGATTTGTACCATTTACAGAAGCAACAGGATATGAATATTGTATATTTGCCGTTTCGTTTTCGCGAATATCATTTGTTGTTAAATTTATTCCTGACATTATATATTAGAAGCTGGAAACTATTTTTAACAATCCGGGGTTTATACCCTTGTTGTCAAGTTCCTTGTATTTGTCCTCCTTGTCTTTGTCCTCCTTGTCTTTGTCCAGTTCCTTGTCCTTGTCCGTGTCCGGCCCTACGCTAATACTTTTGTTTTTTTGAATTAAAAGTATTTTTTCTTTTATTTTATCAATTGCTTTGCTATTAAATTCTAGATGTAAATTTGAAGATTTACAACATTTTTCTTTCATGTCATTCAGTTTTTCTTCAATTGCACCGGAAATCTTGGATTCAAGTCCAGTAATCTTGGATTCAACTCCAGAAATGCTTTGATTCATTTTATTCAAAATGTTGGATTCGACTCCAGAAATGCTTTGATTCATTTTATTCAAAATGTTGGATTCAACACCATTAATCTTTTGATTCATTTCATTATTATGGTCGGAAATCTTGGATTCAACACCATTAATCTTTTGATTCATTTCATTATTATGGTCGGAAATCTTGGATTCAACTCCAGTAATCTTTTGATTCATTTCATTATTATGGTCGGAAATCTTGGATTCAACTCCAGTAATCTTTTGATTCATTTCATCTAAAATCTTATATTCAACATTGGAAATCTTGGATTCGATGTTTGCATTTACATCATCCATTTTTTGCATCAATTCATTAATCTTGGCAGCATTTATATTTGCATTTATATTAGCGATTGCGGCTTTACTTGATTCAATTTCTGCCAATATTTTCTTTAATGTTTCGTTATCGGTTGTTTCTGTCTTTGCTTTTTCCAGTTCTGCAATTTTTTTATTTAATTCGTCAACGTCTTTTTGCTGTTTCTCTACATAGACCTGTTTGAGGGATTCTTCTAACATTTTTTTAAATTTGTCAAATGTTTCTTTTTTTGAATTCTGTGATTTCAAATCTTCAATTTCTTTTTTGCATTTTTCTTTCTCTGCATCAAATTTTTTTTGTAGAGTTGTTTTTTCTTCTTTCTCTGCATTAATTTGGTTTTGTAAAGCGGTTATATCTTCTGCACATTTGTTTTGCAAATTTTCTTTTTCATTTATTTCTTCTTTTAATTCCGCATCGCATTTCTCTGCATCCAGTTTGCATTTTTTCGCAAGTTCTTCAAACTGTTTCTGAATTTCAGTCGCTCTTTGTTCAGCTAACTTTGCTTTGGTTTCTAGGACAGTTTTTTCGGAATTTAATTGATTAATTTCTGCATTAATTATGGCTTTTTGTAAAATATTCGCTGTAGCCATTTGAGCAGTCAAATTGAGAATTTCTCTACCTTTATCTTCAATGTATGTTTTATATTGTTCTTCAGCTATATCAAATTTAGTCTTTGTTTCTGATAATTGGTTTAAATTTTGTGTGTTTAATTCATCAAGTTCTTTATTTTTGTCTTCAAGATTTTTGTTCGAAGTTTTAAGGTTGTTCATCTCGGTTGTCAATAAGTTATTTTGGACTTTTAGTTCATCTCTTTCTTTTGTAATTTCCGAAATTTGTGTATTGAGTTTACTAACTTCGGTTTCTAAGGTTTGAATTTTTTGGGTTAATTCGTCAATTTTGTTATCTTTTCTTTCCACGCTTTGGTTTACAGTTGACATAAATTTTTCTGAATCTATAATTTTTTTTTCAAATTTTTCTTTTTCTTTCTTTGCAAATTCTAGTTCGGTTTCTTTTTTTGTTAATTCATTATTTTGAAAATTAATTAATTCTTCTAATTCGGATTGTTTCAAATTCAATTCACTAATTTTTGCATCTTTTTCTTTAATTTCTTTTGTATTTGCTTCTTTCATTTTTTCCAGTTGTTCTTGCAATTTGGTATTCTCTTCAGTCATTGCTGTAATTTTTTCAAGATTTTCTGCATTTTTGGTTTCAAGTTCTTCAAGTTTTTTATTGACATCCGAAAGTTGTTTGTCTAACTGTGTTTTTTGTAATTGAAAATCCGCAGTTAATTTGTCAGCCAATTCGGTTGTAACAGTTGCAAGTTTGTTATTGTATTCTTCAATTAATGCATCCTTTTTGGTTTCAAAACCTCTTTTTTCATTATTTAACTCTTCTTGTAAATCTGTATTTTGTTGTTGTGCTGTTTTTAATACTTCACTTAATTCTTCTTTTATTTTAGTTATATCGTCTATTGTTTTTTGTTGTTCTTCATTCAGAAGAGTAAGTTTTTCATTTATTTGTTTCAAATCTTCATATTTGGTGTTATATTCGTTTTCTTTTTCTGAAAATAATTGTTTGGCTTTTGCAAGCTCACTGTCCAATAAATCTTTTGAATTGGTAAGTTCCAAAATTTTGGATTCGTGTGTTTTTGTCAATTCTTCAATTTGCTGATTTAACGAATCATTTTCCGATTTAAGCTTTGATTGTGTTTCAAAAGAATTATTCAAAGATTTCATGGCTGCTTCATCCACGTTTATATTTTTTTGAATTAACTCTTCAATTTTTGTTTTTTGTGTTTCTGTCAATTCAGTTATTTTTTGATTCAATGATTCAGCCTTTGATTCAAGTTCTTTATTTTTTTCATTCAATTCCTCTTTTTCTTTTTTAACTTTGTCAACATTGGACTTAGCACTTTCAAATTCAGTTGTCAAATTTGCATATGACGTTTGCAAATCATTGTTTGTTTTGAACAAGGCTTCTTTTTCTGAAATTAGACTGGTTATTCGTTTTTCATTTTCTTCTAGAGTTTTTTTCTCAGCCGCTTCTTCGTCTGCCTTTCTTTTTGCTTCAGCTGCTTTTGCTTCGTCTGCCTTTCTTTTTGCATCTTCTTCAGCCTTTCTTTTTGCATCGTCTGCGTCCCTTAATTCGCTTATTCGTTTTTCATGTTCTTTACGTTGTATTTCTAATTCTTTATTAAATTTTTCTCGGTTTTGTCGGGCTTGTATAATAAGTTTTTCTTTTCTGCCTTGAGAACTTGTAGCTCTACTATTTTCATCATTTAATTGTTGAGCTACAGGTTTTCTTTTTTCAATAATTTTTTTAACAATTTCTTCTTTTGACGACATAATAATATAACACTATATTATTATACACAGAAACTTACTCATAATTTGTTTCATCATTTTCTTTATAACATATACTACTCACCACATTAAACTTTGATATTTTGTTCATAAATTCTAAAGTCCCTATTGCCGTTTTTGCATTTTCATCATCAATTGCATCAAAAACTCCCTTAAATGTTTCAATTTGAGCCAGTGACAGAGTTGTAATTGCATTTTGTCCTCTTGTATTTGGAGAAAAAACATTGTTACACTTGGTTAACAATTCGTTCACATATTTTTCGGGAAACCGAGCATATAATATAGACAGCCGGGTGGTATAATCTGCAGATGATTTAATAGCAGTTTTAAAAGCGTCAAATACCCCCGGATTGTTGTTAAATGTAAATTCGTCTTTACCATAAATTATGGATTTAACCTTGTTTATGTCTATATAATTGGGTGGCTCATTCAAATGAGAAGATAGTTTATCATTATTATTATTATTAAAAACACCAAAAATACAAACTTCTAATTTATCGTAAAAATTGGTTGCCGACAGATTTAATTTTTGATTTAAATAGTCATAAACACTTTTTAAAATAATAGATTGTGGTTCCTTGACGTCTTTGACGTCTTTTAATTGAAAACATCCGGTTTTTCCAAAACAAAAATCTTGCAAACATGTTTTGATAGATACATCATCAATTTTTTCAACATAAATGTCAGGAACGTAATATTTATTATCTCTATTTTTTACGTCAACCATGTATTCTAAATCTGCCCTAAATTCTTTTAACGATTCGTTAATAAAATCTCCTTCAATAGAACGATTGTTACATGCCTTCTTAATCAGCTCATTATATAATTTTTGTTCTGGATGTCCTTTTGATTTTTTCATTTTGTCCTTTGTGCTATCACCGCCCTTATAAAAATCAAAATTTTCACCATTTGCGTCAAATTCATTTTCATAAAAGAATTCTTTAGAATCCTGTTTCAATTTAAAACCTTTTATTTTTTTTAAAAAATCTTCAGTTGTGCAATCATACTTTGTTTCATTTCCAGCCAAATCATCAAATATGATATAAAGTGGTTTTGATTCATCTCCATTAGTCATTTTACAAAAACATAACACATGACTTCGTGGACTATCAAAACTTTGTGCATTATCCATGTATGTTGAGAATCTTTTGGTTATGCGGTCAGTGTCAAAATAATATTCCAATAATTTATCCAAAGGGCTGTTTATTTCTATTTTTTTACTTGTTTTTATTGAGTGGTAGGGTTCTGGAATGGTCTGTGTTCCTATTTTAAATACACCATTACTAGAATTTAAATTAAACTTATTTTTTTGACCTTCATCATTTTCTTTACCATCATGTTTTCTAAAAAATTCTTGAAACTCAATTTCTAATTTTACATAGCCATTGATTGCAAGTTTATTGCATACACTTACAATCATTTGTCTTGACATTTTTGTTCTTGCAGAACCAATGGGTCCATGGAAAGAAATCATCATTGGACTGCCTGAATTAATTTTTGTAATTATTTTATTAAAATCTGAGTCATCTGCAATTTTTTCATAATCATTTCCAGATTCATAAATTTTATCAAATGGACCAATTTTATATATTTGTTGTTCAAGTATTGAGTTGTTATTTGAGCCTGTTTTGGTTTTATAAGTAAGCATCATTGATTTATTGTTGTTGATATCAGTATTTCCATTTACTCCTTTTTTTTTATTCAATTTAATTTCATATTTTGGCGTCGTTGTTTCCTGAATAATTTGCAAGAATGTGTGTATTTTTTTTTGCTTTTTTTTCATCGCATCTTGTATTTTTTTTAATAATTCGTTGTCGGATAAATTTCCAAATCCTTCTGTGTTGGCAATATAAATATTATATATTTGGATACAACAATTTATTAAGTTTGAGTTTTGGGATTCTTTGTCTTTCAAAAACATTAAAAATTCAAAAAAATCAAAAATATGCATTGCAAATGGAGAATACTGGGTTTCAACATTAATATATTCATCTATTTTTCGCGTCGTAGTGTTTTTTTCAGATTTATAATCATAGTAATAGTTCACATATTTATGTAAATAATTGTAGATACTAACATCATCAGTTATGGGGCACGATATGTTGACAAATAAAACTTGTGCAACTGCTTTCAAATCTGCAATGCTCTTCAAATCTTCCGGTGAAATTGCATTTAAATAATGAATTAGAATTTGTTTTTTTGTAAGCGTTGTTGCTGTTCCAAACACGACTGATTTTATTTTAATTATTAAACCGTCAATGGTTTGTTCTTTAGGTGTATACTTTAAATTATCATTAACTCGAGTATTGTGCGGCAAGATAGTGTTTTTCAATTGGGTAGGAATTTCTGCTTTCACAATTTCACACGTCGATGCAATTCCATGTTCGTATATAAATATATTGCCGTATGTATAGTAGGTTTCTTTCAATGATGTGTTTGAATCGTATACATAAAATTCAATGATACCACTGTTCGTAATGATTGGAGCGAATGAGCCGATGCCCGTATATTCGTTGGTATCTGTAACTTTGTCAACCGCTATAAAGCTATCTTTACTAATTTGAAATATACTTTTAAAATCATTTTTTTTTGAAATATAATTGTTTGGTAAGTAATTTTTATTCGAATATGAAAACGTAGCGCCTAATACAAAATTACCAGTTGACTCAAAAAAATTGATTAATTTGTCTCCCAAAAAAACAAACAAGTAGTTATTTTGGCGACTATCTCTGATGCTTCCTGTAATTGGTTTAACAGTATCTTCACTTATGGAGTCTTTGTATCCTTGCATATTTTGTGATAATTTGTATATTTCATTTGACTTGGGTATGGGGTCCGGTGTTATAATAGGTAATTCTGAAAAAGAACTTGGTTCTGAACTTTGCATAGAACTTGGTTCAGAAGAATTTGGTGCTGAAGTTGACGGACGAGAGTCCTTACTGTATTGTTTTTCAGAATTTATAGAGTATGCTTGGCTGCTAACAGAAGTTTTACGGTTGTCGTCAGACCGTGGACTATTGTTACTGTTAAAAATTTCTAAATTTTTTTGTGTTAATTGAGGAGGACTTTCTACAATGTTCTCATTTTGTATAGTATTAGTTGTTAATATTTGTCTTGGTGGTTGACTTTTTTTTGGAGGCATTATTATATTCAAATATAATAATGTTTTATATATTTATTACAAATACGGAATATAGTTGAATCGCGAGTTTTCATAAACGGTTGCTCTAAATGTATCTGAGTATCCCTCTACAAATACGGTGTCGCCGTCATATACTTCATCGCACCCATATTCGCCTGTGCAGCTTTTGCCATTCTTGCTAATTGGCAACTTGGTGTTCATATTCCCAGTGTTGGAAATTGTGTAATACTGCATTTTGTCTCTCATCAAACGACGACCCATGAGTGGGAGAATGAGGTCACCTCCGGAACCACGTGTCAAAATGCCAATCTGCGTATACGCGGGGGACGGACCACGCGACTCAATATTTACGGGGACAGCACCACGGTAATGCATTTCGGGTGATTGTAACAATGAGTCGTTTTGAGGTGGCTGGTTTATGCCTCCGCCTAAATCTTTGATTATCACGACTTGTGGCTGTTGCTGTTGCTGAACTTGCTTAAAATAGAGATATAGTAGAACCACTAAAATGAAGAATAAAAGAAAGAGTGTCATGTTTTCAATACACAACACACCTGGAATACATTTCTTGCCCATCTGTCTATATACTATAGGGAGAACTTAGAGTTCCCCCAAACCCCCTCCTCCAGGGAGAACCTACGGTTAAGCCGTCAGGCTTCGCCTTTTCCCCCAAACCCCCTCCCTTTATATAAGAAGAGGGTTGAACAATAACTTTTTTAAAATAAAAGGGAGGTGAACAATAACTTTTTTAAAATAAAAGGGAGGTGAACAATAACTTTTTTAAAATAAAAGGGAGGGGGTATGGGGGAACCGTAGGTTCTCCCACCTACTTCTCTTTGCACGACCCAATAACACCACATGCAATATTGGTTTTTTTATATCCAGAGGGGCACGATTTGCCGCAAAATCTTGTTTTTAATTTCTTGGGTTTGGGGCACCTATAACAAGTGTCTAAAAGCCATTTAGTGTACCACATTTTTTTGATTGTGTTACCAATATACTCCCACGCGTATTTTCCAATAGTTTTGAAGAGAGGGAATATGTTAGCTAATGCACCCCAAATTAAAAACCATACTCCAACCAAAATATCAATAACATAAAACATGAAACATTTTGGCAGATTTCCAATCTTACTTAATTTACAAAAAAAATCTGTAAAATCATCTTTCTTTGCCATTATTTATATTATGTCCTTATAATATATAGAATGACAAAACGGTGGTCAAAAAAATACAAGAAAATCATAAACTGTAGACGACCAAAAGGTTTCTCTCAGAAACAATATTGCAAATATGGAAGAAATAAAACGAAAAAAAGGTTTTTCAAAAAAATATTAAAGCCAAATGTGCAAATATAAGGGAGGGATTATAAGGCGTAAGCTTTGCTGAATACCGTAGGTTCCCTTAAAAAATGTGCAAATATAAGGGAGGGATTATAAGGGAACCGTAGGTTCCCTTAAAATTGAAATCTTTTTTTGCATTTTTACAAAAGGCATAAAACCAATTAATTACTAACTTGTTAAAACAAATTACTAAAGACAAAAGCCAATTTCAAAAAATGCAGAGAAATAACATCTACAGTATGAACACCGAGTTCATCAGACAACAGGGTTTCGACAAACTTGCTTCAGTTTACATTCCTTCCATCCATAAGGATTACGACACACACACAATTTGCTTAATATTCCAGCGATTGTTTGGAACTGTTTGCAGAATCGACCGCGTTACCAACACGACCAGCAGCGCGGATTTCCAGTCTGTTTTCGTATATTATTACGAAAACAACTATTACAATGAGCGTCGCGAACCGCTCGTTAACAACCGCGTATATCCCGCCAAATATACAAATAAACGCAGCTTGTTTACAAGACAAACCCAAATCAAGCCTACTGAGTTTTGGGTAGCCCTTCCCAACAAGACGATGTTCCCGGATACAACACTTACCCTGGATGAGATAAGTCTCAGACTTGAAGAAATGGGAGAACGCCTTATGAGAGAAGAACTCAAAGACCAAGACGAGCTTGATATTCTGGCTGAGAATCGCGAATATCTCCGTGAATTGCGTTATGCAGAGAACACACCTGGCTCTCTTTATTTAGACACGACAATTAACATTCATCAGCTCGCGCAGAATGTCAAGCTGATGATAGAGCGTTATGAAGAGAGACAGGAGAAGAATTTCAGATTTGAAATTGGAGGAACTACCATATTTGTTGAAGGTATTCCAGCTGATTTCAAAGAGCCTGAAATGTGGAAACGATTTTCCAAACAACCCGGATTGATTGCCGTCAAAGTTTGCAAATTCCCGAAAACCAAGGAGTCGATGGAGTGTGGATATGTCTGCTTTGAATCAGAAGCCGATGCAGAAACCGCGATAAAAGAAATTGCCGAATTTAAGATGGCTGTTGTTGTATAAAATAAAATAAAAAAATAAAAAAATAAAAATAATAAAAATAATAAAAATAATAAAAATAATAAAAATAATAAAAATAATAAAAATAATAAAAATAATAAAAATAATAAAAATAATAAAAATAATAAAAACATATATTTTGTATAAAAAAACATATATTTTGTATAAAAAAACATATATTTTGTATAAAAAAACATATATTTTGTATAAAAAAACATATATTTTGTATAAAAACATATATTTTGTATAAAAAAATTAATTAATTAAAAATAAAAATGAAGGGGGGTCAACCCCTTTTTTTTTATTTATATTCGGCATAACTACTCATGGTGCGAAACCCTTGTTGTTTTGACTCTTTAACCAGTGTTTCAGTCTCGTTAATAAGTGATTCCATTTTCTTAATATTTTCTTGAAATGTATCTCCTTCTTCATCGGTAGATTTCTTCTTTTTGGGTTTTTCTTCATTATCTTCTTCATCATCATCTTTGCCTTCCGCAAATCCTTCTTCCTCCTCTTCCAGACCTTCTTTTTCTTCAAAGTTTTCATCTTCATCTTCGCCAAGACCTTCTTTTTCGTCAAGACCCTCGGTCATTTTGTTTCCATATGCAACAATATGCGATACCGCAATCGCACTAACAATGACAACAATCATATTTTTACTAAAGAATGATGTCAAGAATCCAACAATGACAAAAATTGCAACAGCCATTATATTTCCTCGCTGATAAAAGTGAACGACATCATAGATACCCACCACAAAAATGAAGTAGAGAATCCATTTGTTATAAAGAATCTTCCCGGAAGCAGAAGGAATCATTCGTGTAACACGGTTAAACAAATTTTCAAACATAATTTGCATTTTTGTTAAGAAAGACATTTTCAAATATATTTTATGGAGAGAAAATATATAAAAAATCAATAACTAAATAATATATCTTTAAATGCCCAACCATAGTAGTAAAAAAAAGAGAGGACAGCCATCCATAACAATTGATGAAAAGCATACGCAAATGTTGAATGAGTTTTATACTGTGGAAACCGACACAATTCCCAACTTAGAGCAACAAAAACTCATGTTTAAAGCAGAGATGCGTGCATTGGATGAATCGGATATTGACAAAAAGATGGAAATCAAGGACCAAATACGACATATTACAGAACAGCTAAAGAAATACAAAACCATGAGAAACAATTATTTGTTGGACAATGTTCCATATATTTTCAATTATTTTGAAGAGAAAAAGAAAATCTCTGCAGGGGGTGATTCCGGAAACAAGAATATTTTGAATTCATTCTTTAAAATAAAATCCGAAACCGATATTGCAACAAACCCCAAATACCAAAATTCCAAAAATTTGTATCAAAACTATTGGAAAAACGTGAACAAAGACTATATTCAAACGGATTGCACCATGTGCATCGATGTTTGCCAGAAATGTTCAATTGGCGAACTGATTCCTCAAGACGAGGAGGGAATCATGATTTGCAACAACAATAAGTGTGCGACCTACGTGCAATTTATTGTGGATAATGAAAAGCCGATTTACAAGGAGCCGCCCAATGAGGTGACTTACAATGCTTACGTCCGCTTAAATCATTTCAAGGAAATATTGTCGCAATTTCAGGCGAAAGAAACCACGCAAATTCCTACGCACGTCATTGAAGCCATTCGCGGACGAATCAAAAAAGAGAGAATCTATGATTTAACAAGCGAAATCAACTATGAAAAGATGCGCGAAATTCTGAAGAAGCTTGGCTTCAACCGGTATTTTGAGCATATTCAGTATATCAATTCCATATTTGGAATCAAACCGCCGGTAATGAGCGATGAACTGCAGGACACATTGTGCATCTTATTCATTGAGATTCAGGAGCCGTGGGCGATTCATTGCCCCGCTTACAGGACAAATTTCTTCAATTGCACGTATACATTGTTCCAGCTATGTGTGTTGCTAAACCAAACGCAGTATTTGCCGTTCATTCCCATGATGAAAGATAGAGAGAAACAGCTGGAACAAGATATGGTGTGGAAGAAAGTGTGCGAGACGCTGGATTGGGAATTTGTGGCGACGGTTTAAAGGGGAACTATTGTATTCAGAGAAGCTTTGCTTCTCTTACGCCATTTGACCCCTCCTTTTTAATCCCTCCTTTTTAATCTCTCATTTTAATCCCTCCTTTTTATTATGAATTATATATTTTTTTTTCTACCCACAATTTGTGATAACTTGGCTCATTTGCACTATATTTTTGTTGTTCAGCTCTGTACTCTGGATAATGTCGCATTATTACTCGATTTCGATTTAAAATGTAATTTCCAACTAAACTATTAAAGAGTTCAAACTCTTTTATTTTATTATAGTCACCATTAAAATAAATATTTCCAAGCAATCCGGGGCCAGTTGGGTACAAAGAATTATAACCATAATAATTGTTTTTAACGTTTTTGACACAATTATTAATACATTGAAGCATATATTTGTTTCCAGGTTTGCAAGTTAACAATGCGTTGTAAATTCCGATTTGTTTATTTTCCCAATAAAATGTGTCTATTTTACTATATACATTTTGATAATAATCTGGATTATTAATCAGTTGCAATTCGTCTTCAAGCGAACATTGAAAATCCGCATAAGGTCTTTCAAAAACAAAATGTTCTCTGTCCGTGAGTTCTATCAGTTTAAATCCTGGTTCGCATTGAAATTTGATATCTATGTATATACCACCCTTTTTATACATCATGCAATAACGCCATAAGTCCGCTTTATATGCACCCGGGATTAATTTGTCATAGGCATTTAATACATTATTGTCAAAGTTTTTTTCGATGAATTTGCGACAACTGTTGTCATCATATAAATGATGAGTAAATTCTGGATTTTTTTTTTTTATGTTATTAACACATTCAGACATTTTTGGTGGTAAATTTTTTGTATGCCATGTTTGATAAATATGCAATGGAATTACAGTTTTTGTTTCAAATTTTTCAAATATTTTTTCTTTTTTTACATAATATAATATTAATGCTAATATTAGTAAAATAAAACCAATAATAAATATTTTTAAAAACATTATAATTATTGAATATATTTTTTAATAAAAAAATAAAATCATTGTATATGCCGGTGAAGATTTAAAACTGCACATCGTAGGTGTGCTTTGTACAGCAAAGCGGCAAATCGTTACCGATACTGCGCAATTAAAGATTTAAAACGTGCCGTTTTAAACCTTTAATGGTGTAAAATCATTTTATTTGACTAAAACATATTTGGTTAAGCGTAAAGTGAGTTCCAATACGTTTTTCATATAAAACGCCCTCTCTCCATTTTCTTCTATATCCGCGTCGAGAAATCGTACCAATCCTGTTGCCGCATCAATTTTTAAAACGTATCCGCGCATAATTCGTATGTCGCCTTTCTGGACGCGTTCAAACAGTTTTTTATACAATTTGTGTTTCTCTGCATCGGTTGTTTCTAAATCCTCAATTTGTCGGCCGCCTTCTTGTAACAGGGTCGCCATATCACTCGCATTCGGCAACTTGTTGAAAACCACTTTGCAAATACAGTCGCCGATTTCAGTCATAATTATATCCTGCATTTCTTTAAGCGTCACCTGTCTTGTATTTGTGTATTGGTCGGGTGTCCAGCACTGCTTTCTCAGCAGGTTTTGACAAACGGTTATATCCGCGTCTTCGCCTGCTTCATACAAATCCTGGTTTCTTAGACAAAGGTCTTTTGCATCCAAAATGATTAATCTGGCAGGGCGATACAAGAGAGAACCAGTTTGCACTTTGGTCGGGTCGCAACGGTCACCGCTGCTTAGGACAACGCGGCAATCAAATGGGTCCTCAGGTTTTGTTTGTGTAAAGAATTTCTTCATCAGTAAAATTGTAATAATTGTTTTTTATACTTTCAACAATTATTATAATTTTTATTTCAATTTTAGGGGGGCCTTAAGCGAAGCAAAGCCCCCCTATGACCCCCTCCTTTTTATTCACAAAGGCATTCAGAGAAGCGAATCTTCTCTTAATCCCTCCCTTTTACTCACAAAGGTAGGGAAGGGGTCGTAGGGCGTAAGCGAAGCTGAATAACCGTAGGTTTCCTTTAATCAACTCTATCCATTGAGTTATCTCCAAGAGGCTCTTCTTCAACAGTCGCCTTTCCAAATCCATTGGATGGCTTCACCTCTGCAACCTCTCTTTCGTCAAAGTTAACAGTCTTGGTCACACCGACAAGCTCTCCATCCTCCGTCATGGTCTGGGTCAACTTGTTGCCCGACTCGCGCGCCTTCTTCACATTCTCCTCAATTGCCTTTCTCTTTGCATCACGAACACGCTGGTCAAATTCCTGTTTGGCCTTCTCCTCATTCTTCAACTTCTCGTGGTGCAACTGGTTAAGCTCCTCCTCCATAAATTCGACACGACCAGTCTTGTAGGCATCAGGGTCCCATGGCATCCAAACACCAACTGGCCCTACAAAAATGTCGTGGTTAGGGTCCGACTCTCTCAGCTTTTTAGCGCGCAACTCAGCCTCAGCCTGACTGGAATATGCACCACGAATCTTGATACCGCGTACCGATGTCTGGAAGTCATTCTGCTTGTTGAAATCCTCGGTTAAACGCTCCTCATTCTTATCCATGAAATTCTTGAAATCGTCGGCAACCGAATAAGACTTTAGATGTTTTTTCTCCTCGGTTACATATTCCTTCATATCAGCCATGATATCATCCAACTTTAGCTTATATTTGAATGAAATAAAATTCATAAAATCGCCGAACTTCTCGATGGATTTACTGAACTCCCATTGTTGGACAAATTTCTCAAAAATGTATTGCTCTCGTTGCTTTAGCACTTTTTCGGGGGAAATGAAAGAGATGCATACAAACTTTTGAGAAGGGATTGTGGCGTCCTCCTCGCACAAATCCACGTAGCTGGGGTTTTTAGAACCGTTATCTAGCTTCTTTTTTTGGAATCCAGACATTTAGAAATAATATACTATTTATTGATTGAATGTTTTAAGTATTTTAACAACAAATAATTAAATCCTAATGATTTTTTTATTGGTTTAGTATATATAAAATGTCGAACGAGATTGTCAAGAAAGCCATTAAGTACATCGTTGAAGGTATTATTGTTGCATTTGCTTCTTATGTTATCCCCAAGCAGTCATTGAAGCTTGAGGAGGTCACTGTTATTGCATTGGTTGCCGCCGCCACCCTTGCTATTTTAGACACTTTTATCCCCTCGATGGGTGTATCATCCAGACAGGGTGCTGGTCTTGCCATCGGCACAGGACTTGTCGGAGGTGTTCGCATTGCCGGTGGTATGTAAGTAGGGAACCTACGGTTCCCCTACGACCCCTCCCTTTTTTAAACATAACTGGACACTTCCCTTTTTTAAACATAACTGGACACTTCCCTTTTTTAAACATAACTGGACACTTCCCTTTTTTAAACATAACTGGACACTTCCCTTTTTTAGAAAATATTTGAATCTTTGAAAAAAATAAAACCTTGTGATGTTTTATTTTTTAGAAAACGGTATAAATATAAAATTCTTATTTTATCAGCAAAAATGAATATACTTCTGGATTTAAAAACTATATGTACAGCCAATGTTTTTTTTATGGAAACCAAGCCCAATATGTTGTTTGACGGCATTTTTACCAAAATTAATTATTGCGAAGAATTTTTCACCATGTATGGCATTTATATTCATATGCCAACTGATGATTCGACTGCATTTATATTAAATGCATTGGTAAAGTTGGAAAGTGAATTATTAAGTATATATGGTAAATCAAAATCGCCAAGTTCCAAACCCATTTCTAAATTGGCTGAGCATTTGCAGAGCAAATTTACAACAAAAGATAAAATAAACTGTTTGAAAATATCGGGGATATGGGAAAATAAAAATAATGAATATGGACTTTCATTTAAATTTTGAAATTATGTGGCATTGGATTATTTTTTCTATTACGTGTTTTTTTATTATAATATCGTTGTTTGCGAGTTTTTTTACCACCATACCATCTTCTATCAATATTTCCATAATTCATTTTTTTTGCATTCTCCTCATTGGTTGTATCTTTTTTTGTAACACTCGAATTTATAACACCTACATATTCATTAGTATCCTTCACATTCTCCAAATCAATATATCCATATAATCGTATTTTTTCTGCCTCTTCTTCAACATCTCTAATTAAATAATTCAAATCGTTGCCTAATCTATGTGAATTATAATTGCAAAAAAATTTAGAATTTGTTTTAGTTACTTTACCACCAACAACTGCAACACCCAAATGTATTTCGTATGCTCCATTGTCTAATCGAATCAGGTCACAATAATCATCTTTCTTTGTTATAGTATATAATCTAATAAAATCAGTAAAATCATTATTATCTTTTACCTGTTTTAATGCGGTTGCTATTGTTTTATCAAGTGATATGCGTTTTGGCGGCAAAAGTTCCACAATATCAGTCATATATTTTTGGTAAAATTTAATTTCAGGAACACTTTCGTAAAATTGTCTTTCGGGGTCTTGATTATTATATGGATAATATTGCCTATTTGAATCTGGATTAATAAATGTTTGAACGTAATATTTAATAAATTCATTGTATTCTTTTGTGTTTTTTTTATAATTTGAAACTAAAAAATGTAAAATCCATTCTTCTTTGGTTTTCAAATTTATTTTTATATTTTTATTGTATCTATCATCAGGGTTTGTTATTGTGAATGGGGGCTTTTCATTTTTTTCTATTATTTTTTGTGCAGTTGAAGTATCTACATTTTCAGCATAATCCGTTATTTTTTTAGTATAATCTTTATATTTTTTATATATTCGATAATAAATTGGATTGCTTAAAACTGTGTTTAACCAAATTACTTGGGTAACAGTAGATGGTTTATTTAATCGTAAATATGTATATTTATCAGTTTTAAATAAATTTTTTACTATATCCATTATCTCTATTTTTTCCGAGTCCATTAAAGAAACATGGTCCTTTATCGGAAAAGAAATTTGAAACAATGCGTTCAACATTTGAATAATATTTGTTTTTACAATATCATTGTCATATCTTTTTTTAGTTGTTTGATTTTTTTTTAATTTTGATGCTAGTATAAAATTATAGAATTTTTGACGGTTAAAAAATATGTCAAATATTTCGTTTTGTGTTTTCTGTTTTAGTATTGCATCACTGTATTTAAAATTAGTGCATAAAAATGGATATTTTCCGCTTACTTTTTTATTATCAATTTGGTCAGCGGTTAATTCTACTTGTGTATCCATATTTGTATGCATCTGAATTCTTAATTCTACTATTTCTAAATCTTGTGCCATTTCTTATTATAATATGAAGATAAAATAATAAGAAATATTTTTATTTTGCAGATGGACAATTGCATTTTTTTGTATCTTTCTGCTCAATGTATTTATCAACCGTGGTTTTTGCCTTCACATAATCATCATGCGAAATGTCTTCATCGATATTTTGGTAATATTCCTTGAGCTCATTCGGCAAAACGCAGAGACTGCTGTTTTCGTTGAAGAGAAAATCAAATATAACTATGAAAACTAGTGTTAAACCGGCCGCAACATAGATGTCGCGAGTTCCCATCCATGCCATTGCAAAAACGAGTATTTGTCGACTAAATGTGTATTTCAAATACATCTCTGCAGTTTTTCCAAATTTAAAGGTCACAAATTTAGACGCAATGTTTAGTGTGATAATCATGAGACCCGCAAACATTTTGCTGGTGTTTAAATCCAGTATTTTATTGTGCATATCCTTGAAAAATGAATCTGTTTTTGCCATTTATATGTTATTTGTAGATTTTAAGGGAACTCGTCGTTCCCTTATAATCCCATACTTTTAAAGGGAAGAGTTAAAGAGAAACCGTAGGTTTCTTTTAAAGGGAAGAGTCAAAGAGAAACCGTAGGTTTCTTTTAAAGGGAAGAGTCAAAGACGTAAACTTGTTGAACCGTAGGTTTCTTTTACCGTAGGTTTCTTTTACCGTAAGTTTCTTTTATGGTTTACCATAACTATTTGCGGTTTCCTTTGGTTCAAATGGCTCTGATAAACCAAAAAATTTGGCAAATGCATCAAATAGGTCATTCGACGTTTTGGGAATCAGTTTATGTTCTGTTGCCAGCTTTGCCTCGATAATATTGTAATCGCATGTTCGGTCGCACGGGTTGCATTTAGTTTTTCCGTTGAATTTGATTTCGCTATATACATGGTCGGCCATCTCTGATTTTACTGGGAAATCCTTATACATTAGAACTCCATTTTTACACTTCTCTTTGATAAACTCGTCTTTGGCCACATTGAATTGGTCTATTGTTATAACGATGGGGGTTTCAAACCCTTCTAAAGATGTATCCGCTGGTGGTGATGTATCCACAGATGCTGGAGGTAAATTGGTTCCATCATCTATAACTTCGTCTTTCTTTTTCTCTTTCTCTTCTTTGAATCCCTCAATCTCGGTTTGCTGGTAATACCAGATAACTAGAATGCAACAAATGGTTCCATACACAAAATCCATGCGCGTGTAATAGAAAATTAGCATTACTGCAAACAATTTTCCTAAAATACTGTGGCTCACCCGGGTAAATTCATACCGAAAAGATGCATATGCCAATATTAATACAATTGGAATAAATTGCATAACGACCGAATTATTTTTAAAATAGTCAACGGCATCTTTCAAAACTGTGATTATTGTTTTTTTTGCGATTATTGTGTTCATTAATATTCCGTTTATATATATAACTATAGAAGATGTCATTATTAAATACTGCTTCTCCTTGGAATTCATCAAGGTCGGATACACGAAGAAGAATTTCTGCAATTGGAAAAGATAAGCGGAAGACACAAAAAGCACCAAGAGATGAAGATGTAGATTTTGACGACAACGATGAAGTCGAAGTGTCTGATTCTCTTCAAAACACGGTTGCTTTGAATGAAAGTCGCGGGAGCACCATCAATGATTTACTAAACAAGATTACTTCCACGCAGGTGGGAGAAGGTCTCGCTGATTTTAAGCCGGTTTCTACGGTGGTACAAAAAGATTTAGCAAATCCGACGGAGGGGTTCGAATCGCCTCTTCTCAAAATGGCGGCGGGTATGCCGGAATACGGGCCGAGTGGTTCTGACAATTTGAGCAACTACAACAAAAGTTATGAAGCCGGGGCCATTTTAGGAAAACCGTATTATAGCCAATCCACCAAAAATGGTGACGCCAATGATGGAATCATGCAAAAACTCAATTATATTACCCACATACTGGAGGACATCCAGATGGAAAAAACGAGCAATATTACGGAGGAGCTCATTCTTTATACATTTTTAGGCGTGTTTACAATTTTCATTGTGGATTCGTTTGCTCGAGTTGGCAAATATCATAGATGAATAAAATATGGATGTTATAGTATAATATGCTTTCGAGCCTTTTAGCAAAACCCCCACACCATTCTGCGGTGTTCACTCCTTCTTCTCCTCCGGCTTCTCCTCCGTCTAAAAAATGTGGATTCGATGGGTTAATTGACACTAATCAAAAGATTATTACAGCAATAAATGACTTGATAGAAAAATATAATTCTTGCAATAATGAATGCAATCTTGAAGAATGTGTAAAAAAATATGAAATGTTGATTTCGGTACTTAAACTATCTTATAGAGATACAAACTTTGTAAATCGCCATACCAAAAGTGAACTTAAAGACTATTTTGTTTTTGATAAAGATACCGATTCTCACCTTTATGTCTTTGAAAAATTTTTAATGTTTCTTGAAAATGATTTTCAATCACAAGATACAAAAAACAAAATAAAATATTTAGAAATACTAAAGAAAATTATACTGAACCCAGAAAAAAAAGGTGGAAAACGCAAATCTAGACGCAAACAAAGAAAGAATAAATCAAAATCAAGACGTTACCGAAAATAAAAACAAGACAATAATCGCGAGAGAAGGGGTCATAGGGGAAACTAGTTTCCCCTAAAAACATATTAAGAGTTATTTAATATGTTCTAACAAATGACATCCACTTGTGCTCTCTACTGTTTGAATTTTAAAAATGCAGTTCGCGCCGAATCTATGAAAAAACGTTTTGCTGGCATAGACGCCATCTTGCATCCTGGCGTTCTTACTACAGATCCTCGCATCGCCGGTCGCGGTCTGATTCCCCACACCGAAAAATGCTGGTCATGCATGTATGGTCATCTGGATATGATTCGCGAATTCGTAGAGAACGATTCGCGTCCTTACGGCATTTTTTGCGAAGATGACATTATGATTGATGCCAACTTTAAGCCCCGTTTGGAACATGTGCTTGCCGATTTTGAATCCATGCAAATGGACACAATGCTTCTGGGTTATCTCATCACATATCCGGTTGTAGGCGAATCCAATGGCTCTTATGCAAAGGTTGGTCAGTCCATTTATGTAGATTTAGACACCACTGAAACCACGACATTCCGTTACTATGATTACGGCGATATCTGGGGCACCCAAATGTATTTACTATCAAGAAAACAAGCAACCAAAATCGTAGAGAAATATGCAAATGGATATGCAGACGATTTTTTGGCAAATTCTAAGACCGTTTTTCCTCCATTTAGTGCGGATTGGACAATTACAAAGGAAGGTCGGCGATGCATTGTTTACCCAATGCTGGCTATCGAAGATGGATTAACCGGTTACGGTGATGATGAGGGAGGGCAACGCGATTTTCACATGATGGCGCACAGTTCGCATTTGCATGTGTCCACGTACATTTAGGGGAACGTAGTTCCCCTATGACCCCTCCTTGTCGTAACACCTTTGCAATCATAATCCGCCAATAAATCAGCGTTTTAATTGTGCAAATGTGTCATATGGGAAAGGGCAAAGTCCCGCGGACTTAACCGTAGGTTTTCCTTATAATCTTTCATTGATATATTATAATGGAATTACCTAGTGATAATTTGGAAATAAATTCAGATGAAATTAATAAAGAGAAAAAACCTATTCCATTTTGGAGCGATGATCCAAATGTTTTATTGAACAACGAATTCTTGTTTGAATTGTTCCCCGTAGAGAAAATGTCATTTGAGCAAAAGCTGAATGCAATTTCGAGAATGGTGGTTCTTTTAACATTGATTTCGTTCTTTTACACCAAGAGTGTGCGCATTTTGATTATTGGCGTGGTTTCTCTCTTCTTTATTTTCATGCTTCATAAATCCAAGAAAGTAGAGAAAGACGAAATTAAGAAAAAGAAAGAGGGGTTTTCTTCTACGGAGTCACCTGCTGACCCATTTAAATCCGCCGATTTGTCCAACGTTTTTAGGGAACCCGACTCTTCAAACCCTTTTGGTAATGTATTGGTAACCGATTATATCTATGACCCGCAGAGAAAACCGGCGCCCCCTGCATTTAACCAGAATGTCAATGATAATATCATTGAGAAGGCCAAGGAAGTTGTCCGGAAATCGAACCCCGACCAGCCGGATATCACCGAGAAATTGTTTAAGGATTTAGGAGACCAATATGTTTTTGAACAGTCTCTGAGACCTTTTCATAGCACCGCTAGCACCACTATTCCCAATGACCAGCAGTCGTTTTCCGAGTTTTGTTATGGTGGTATGGTTTCGTGCAAAGAAGGCAATGCTTTTGCTTGTGCCAAAAATAATGCGGGGAATTACAACCTTTACTAGGGGGGCGGAGCCCCCCTATGACCCCCTTTTCTTAATAAAAATACTTCAAAATAAAAAGGGAGGGATCTTAAGGGAACCGTAGGTTCCCTTAAAATATATTGTATATAGTATAATCAAATGGCATCATTATACCCATACACATTCAATGGAACTTCCCGAATTCGAAATGACAACACCGACAAATCCCAGCAAACCATTATGAACACCCGATTCAACAATTACATGTTGTCCACATATTTTAGCGAGAATCGCAGTGACGACCACGTGAAATTTGCCACTGAACAGCCTTCCATGATGTTTACTGGAATCAACGGTGGAGCCAGCGGTGGCATCAATGCATTCACCGTCGATGTGGATTCCACTTTGAATATTAAGAAAGAGAATGCCCGCGCTTTAGAGAAACTTTCTCTGCAACAGCGGCCTTTCTTGACCGTCCCCTATTTAGGCAGAGGTTCTTGCGACACTGTGCTGGAGTCGCAGCTTAAGCAGGGTGATATTATTGCCAACAAGAAGAGTGTTTCCACCATTACCGAGCAGTCGTTTTCCAGTAACCATATGTATCCTTTGATTGACAGTATCAAGGACACCATTACTAACCCCAAGTATTTGGTGCAGGAGGCGGCGTTGGACGGCTGGATTCGTGGTGGGTCGGCCACGAGAGAACAAGCCAAGCAAAAACATTTGCCGAATGACTCGGGCTACTAAAATAAGGGAACGTAGTGTCCTGCGTAAAGGGAACTACGTGTCCTGCGTGCAAAGCACGCTTCCGCCCTTATGAACCCTCCTCTACGCTTTCGCCCTTATGAACCCTCCTTTTATTTGTAAATTAGGGGAACTACTACGTGTCCTTTTGAACCCTCCTTTTACTCAAAAGTGTGTTCCCCCTCTAGAAATATAAAGAATTTGTATTATTTATATTTAAGAATGTTATACAATTACGAAATCACGCAAATTGCATACGATGATGATGATGGTTATCAACGCACTGTTTGCCAACTATTTTACATGGAATCCGAATTTGACAATGAAATTATTGACCGGACACTCAACCGAATTTACTTGAAAACAAAGGCGCATCCACTTTTCCAGCAAGTGTATGTGAAGGCTGCATCATTTATGCTTTCCGAGAATCCGGAGATTGGATTGGCAGTGCTATTTGCCTACGACAATTTGCCGCTGTTCCATGCAGTATTGGTGGAGTTCAATAAAAATGGTTCAATAAATGAATCGTGTCCTGCCTATGTTGATTTGCACAAGAAACTTTTCTCGTGAACCATTATAATATGACAGATACGCGAAAAAAATCACAGAAAGGCGATTATAATTTAGAACAAGCTGTTACTTTTGGCGTGTATGATTACTACTTTAATTCAGAAAACCGTATGGGATGCCCTGTAAACACATATTTACCCGGGAATGGATTGGTTGGACAACGTGTTTCGCGCGTGAATCTTGCAAACAATTCGTGCGACATTGAGAGTATGTTGCGGGGAACCGGGACGTGCAATATGGTTGAAACCCAGAACCCAGTTGTGCCGGATTTGAGACAGCTGAAACCGCTTGACTTGTTTGAGACCAAAACGACGCAACTTCCGGAGCCGATGGTGGTGCATAGAGGACAGAGACCGCACTGGTAATAAGGGAAACCTACGGTTAAGCCCGTCGGGCTTCGCCCTTTCCCCTATGACCCCATCCCTTAAATAAAAGGAGGGGTAAAACCTTACAAGTTCTTTGCACACCCGACTAATCATAATTTTTTTTTGTAAAATTATGTTTTTTTCCTTTATTTCTGAAAGATATATTCAATGGTTTTTTGCTTTTTTTGAAATATGCAAACCGGTGCAAAATGCTTTCCTCTCCTTCAATGGCTTCTTCTTGTCCGAAGGTCTTATCGAAGGTATCTGTCTCTTGAACAATGCTTGTCAAGTATTCCGGATTTTTATGAACATATTCAATTATTTTTTCCGAAATTGAATCAAATGTTTGCCTGGGTTCGGTTGTCAAAGGTTCAACACTAATTTCCGCATAATCATCCAGCATAATAATTTCTCCATCTGGGCTCACTTTTACCGGAACTTTTATAGTGGCAATTAAAAAATTCTTGGTATTCATTTTTAGAAATATATATAGAAATATTTTTATTATTATTTTTAGTAAAAATATTATATGGAACGAGTTGCAAAACATTTTGTTTGCGATGCTGAAAACCTTTTAAGAAACATATCCTATTTGGAATATTTCACCTATTTTAAAAACCTTAAAATCAAAGAAGTTGCTCGCATTTATCAGAAAGCCGCAAATATATACGAATCACTCGGCATGTTTGAAGAAGCCGCACAAAACTATGTTTTATCGGCCACTTACTACATTGAAGTGGATAATACTGTGTTGTCTGTTTTAAACCATTGCAATGCCGGCGAATGTTTTAAGAAAGCCCGCAATTATAAAAAATCGACGGTTTCCTACTTGATGGTATTGGAACAGTGCTTTGAACACGATTTGACGATTAAATGTTCAAGCAGTATTGCCGAAAACTATTTTGAGATGGGAAATATTGCAGAATCTGTGCAATGGTTCGAGAAATGCATTTACGCAAATGTGAAGATTGGACGCGATGATTTGAATTTTGATTTTTACGACAAGTTGGGAATCATTTATTGCACATGTTTGAAACGGTATGCCATTGGAATCACATTGTATGACAAAATGGTGGAAATTTTGAAGAAACGTGGTGATGTTTCTCTCCATATTTATTGCTTTATTTCGGTTTTGCTGCGGATTTTGGCAAATAATGATGATATGGAATATGCGCAAAAATATATGGAGTCTTTAGACAAACCATTTTTGCAAAGTGGATATGCCGATTTTTTGAGAAACATCTTTTTCTTTGTAAAAAAAGATGTGAAGATGCTGGAAAAATGTCGTGCATACTTTGAAAAAGAAGTTGCTGGGTTGAAAAATATCAATGTTCAGACATTAATTAACGCGGTTATGGGGTTGTAAAAATGTCTTTGTTAAATATATACGATATGAGTGAAATTACAAATAATGATTCTGGTTCTGGTTCTAACAATGCAAATCCTGATGCAAATCCTGATGCAAATCCTCCACCTGTATCTGTAAATGCAATTATTCAAATTAATAAAAACCAAGAAATAACAGTTCTTGATGCCATTCCCAACGGAAAACAATTAGATACGACAATGTCACCGTATGAACTACTTGAGAATCGAACTGAATCTGTATTTGCAGTTAAAATTACAAAAAAAGTAACAGGGACTTGCACACCTGGTAATGACAAAATTAAGTGTATAACGTCTGATAAATTTGATTATGAACTTGATTTGACAACTGCGGAATCTAATATTGAGACACTTCTGAGTGAAGATTTTTTGGGAAATGTTGTGGCTGCTACTGCTACTACTTCTGGTGCTTCTGCTACTACTTCTGGTGCTGCTTCTGGTGCTGCTTCTGGTGCTGCTTCTGCAACAGAAGTAGTTGGTGGCGCAAGAAGAGGGGTTGATAACGTTGGTAATAGTTGTTGGGCAAATGGTATATATCAAATGTTATATGATGCAGAAGATTTTAGAAACTATATTATTGATACAAATTGGGGTCAAAAGTTTTTTACAGAACACAAAATGCAAATGGATAAAATTGCGTCATCATTTGGTACATTTACGGAAACTGACAAACAAAGTGAAAAAGATGCAAATCCAGATTGGTCTTGGCTGCCAAAAAATACTACACCAGATGAGTATAAAGATATTTTTGGTCATTTACTGAAACAAATATTTAAACATATTCATGGTGATAATGATGTCAAAATTACATACGAAACATCATTGATTCCAGTTTTATTGTTTCCCGATGCTATTAACGAACAACAAGATTCGACAGAATTTATTCATCAACTTAAAATAAAGACTGAACAATCAGGTAGTAATTCTAAAAATTTATTAACAATTGATGATACGTTTGGACTTAAAGAAAAAGAAAAAAAATATTATTTAGATGATAGTAAAAAAGAAACCGGAATTATACTAAGAGACCTTAATCCAGAGTCAGCAACAAATATTATGTTAAAATTGGATGAGGAAGACGAAAAAAAAACAGATTTAACTGTTCAAACATTGTTTAATTCAAAAAAAACAGAAACAGGAGAAGATCCTTGTGTTAAAACAGAAATTAATTTATCCATGGATAAATTAAAAGTAATGAATCCTTCTGCTACAACTGATGATTTAAACACCATGTTATCAAAAAATAGTGTATGTATGTATAGTAATAAAATACATGAATATAGTGATTTTTCAAAATACCTTTTGGTAACACTTGTTAGAGAGAAAAAGGCTGTCGTTGCTGGAGAAAAACCTACAAAACAATTCACTAAGGTTGTATTTGATGAAAAATTAACTGTAAATAGTAGTAATTTTAAACTTATTGGCGTTGTTGTTCATTCTGGTGAAACCCCAAATAGTGGTCATTATTTTTACGAATCTATCCAAGATAACCATGAATATAATGATTCTGCCAAGGAAAATTTGTATACTCACAAAAAAAAAGACGAAATAGAAAAAAATTGGACAATCTTGTTATACAAAAAAGAGGATTCTATTGCAGGTGGTAGTTCTTATTCTGATATGCCAATTGAAAGACCACGTGTACCTGGCGGTTCCCGAAAAAATCGTCAACGAAAATCCAAAAAAACTAAGCGTAAATATTACGTTTACAAGAAATAAATATATTTAGAAATGTTTGTGTTCTAAATATATATGTCCAATATAATTGCACACATAGTATTTGATGATAATAATGTTTTGAAATCAATTGAAATTGTCGGCGATCAGACAGATTATAAAACAGATTTGAAAACCATTGTTGAATCTGGAGGAGAAAAAGATTTTTACATAAAAATTTCGGTCAAACAATGTGCAAATGTATCTATGGATTGTTTTAGTTTAAGCAATGGTAATATGTATCAGTTGGATTTTGATGATTTTGATTTTTCAAATCACGTACCCATCGATAATCTGTTGACAACGTCTGCAGATTCTAAGTCCGGTAATTTGATGTCCACAGAATCCAAGTCTGTAGATTCCAATCAAAATGGTTTATCAGCAAATTCCAAGTCTGTTAAGCTAATTTCAAATCCTAGCACTGAAGGTGCGAATTTAAATATTCATCGGTTTAAAGAAGTTATTGTAGATGAATTAAACAAAATTTTAAAAAAAGAAGTGCCAAGTGAAAACGGGACAAGTAAAAACGGGACAAGTAAAAACGTGCCAAGTGAAAACGGGACAAGTGAAAACGGGACAAGTGAAAACGGGACAAGTAAAAACGTGACAAGTGAAAACGGGACAAGTGAAAAAAAAAATATATTACCCCAATTTAAAGAACTTATTGTAGATGAATTAAATAAAATTTTAAAAAACGTGCCAAGTAAAGAAGTGTCTATTAAAAACGTGCCAAGTAAAGAAGAAAAAGATATATTTTTACCTAAGTTTAAACAACTTATTGTGGAAGAATTAAATAAGATTTTGCCTACAATTAAGTCACAAAATCTAGTTGTGGAAAATTCAACTGAAAAGCCATCGGAAAAGTTAATTGTTCAAGAAAATGCAAATATTAATGATAAAATAAATTACTTTATAAAAACGGGAGCGGAAAATAAGAGGAAAGCAGAAGATAAGAGGAAAGCAGAAGATAAGAGGAAAGCAGAAGCAGATGCACAAGCAAAAGCAGATGCTGAAAAAGCAGCAGCAGATGCAGCAGCAGCAGTAAAAGAAGCAGCAGCAGTAAAAGCAGCAGCAGATGCACAAGCAAAAGTTATTGAAACCAAAACAACACAACCAATAACAAGTGCCGAATTTAATAATTTAACTGATAAAACCAATAAATTTGTTGATAATATGGGACCAATACAGGAAAAACTAACTACGTTTAAAAAAACCCAAACCATCAATCATATTATTGATATGCAAAAATATGAACAAATATATGTTACAAGTGATATTCATGCTGATGTAAGAAAATTCTTACAACTTTTAATAAAAGAAGAGATAATTAGTATAGATGGAACAAAAACAAGATTGCCTTTTTCAAAAATTAAACCATTTGACCCTTACAATAGAGAATTGGGTACGGATTTTATTGATACTATTAAATTTGTCAAACCAAAAACATTATTAATTATTCTTGGAGATCTGATTGATGGTAAACGTAATGGTAATTCAGTTGATGATAAAGTTGGTAACTTTGAAATACTGTTGCATGTTATATTATTTAATATGAGGATATCTGCAAAATCAATGAATTCTGATGTATTGTTTACATTGGGCAATCATGATTTGCATAATATTTATGGAAGTGATGAGTTAATGAAATATGCTCATAGTATAAATTACTTTGGTGATTATGCTAATTATAAAAAAAATATAGCAATCGCATTAAGACCATTTTATGATTTATCTCCGTATATTATGCTAAATTTACAAAATAATAATGATACAAAATATATAGGTATACATGCTGGTATACATGAAAGTTTAGATAATAATAAAGGAAAAACTATGTTGCCAGATTTAGAAAAAATGCAAAAAGAAATTAATTCGAAAGGTTTGAAAGATACTTTAACTAACCAAGATGATACAAATTTAAACGACAATGCTAATAATACGTTGGTAAAACCAAATAGAAATGGAGGAGATGGAGGATTATGGACACGTGTATATGCAGATGGTACTTTAGATTGCGACAACATAGAAACCAAAGCAACTATCCTTGTTGGACATTGTCTAACTCATACATTTATTAATCGTCATTTGAAAAAAGATGCGGTTGGAAATTATGATAATTGTTTAATTCAAAAAGATGATGAAGAACCAGAAAAAGGTAAAAAAGGTTGCGCATTAGCAATTTGCCCGGATACTAGTAGTAATGGAAGACCCAAAGTAATTTTAGTAGACACAATGATGTCTTGTGCATTCTATGAAAAGAATTATGACAACAAAAACCGTAACCATGAATTCATTTTATTAAAAAAAGATAGTATATATAGAAAACCTACGGGCGAAAATGAAATATTAGTATGGGAACCACCAAGTGAAAAAAAAAATAAAGTAACAAATGATTATGATGATTTTACCAGTTACACTCTTGATTTCGCAAGACAAAGCAATAAAAACAAATAAAAAATTTGAAGAAGCATATTATGACAATACAAAAGGAAAAAAAAAATTTGCACAAGTAGAAGACCCTATTGAAAGTATGTGCATGCAATTGGTTATGTTATATCATCATTAAAAACCCCGGGTTCCCATCATGTTCCGAAAACCAGAACGCAAACCCTTTGTCCAATATCGTAAAACCAATACAATACTGGATTCCCACTCGGTTAAAATGAAACACATTTGACCACTCAAACGGGATAAAATCTTTGTTTAATTTCACCAGCATATGATAGTAGGCCAGCGTTTTTGCCCCATGCACATGTTCGCAATAATGCACCACGCAATAATAGCATTGGTCCCTTTCCGACCATTGTGGCGGGGTTGAACCACGGATTGTAATTAGTTGTTCTACGGGGACCGATTTTACAATTTTCAGCGTATCTCCTTCCAATTCGCCGATTTCAAATGGTGCCCATCGGTATATGAACCGGTTTTTGTTGTCGCTTTGCTTACATATGGGTATCCAGTTCTTCTCGCAATATGTGTCGGTCGGCGGTTCTAAGACGCGGCCATTCTCAAACATCGCCATGGATGCCGAATAATCCCCCGTTATCATCCGGATTTTCTGCATCACATGGTATGATTTATTGGTCGCCACATACTTCAGCTGATTTCCACTAATAAATAATCGCACATCTTCCAATCCCGTAATGGATTTGTCGTATTCGCGGAGCCCAATCATCCCCTCCCACATAAACTCGGGGTCCGGTAAAATTTCTCTAAGGTCATCCGTCAAATAACACCGCAGATTATGTGACTGCAAATGTCCGTTTGTATGATGGATGTGGTATCTGCCATAGTCATCCAACTTGTAATTCACGTATCGCACGTTCAAAATATGCTGCCCATCAAAGAATACATAACTACTGGATGACGGATAGAAACCGGGTTTCTCTGGGAACGCGTATCTCACGGTCGCCATTCCAGTTTCGTCCGCAATGCATCTGGAAAAAAAATGCGATGGAATGCGGACAATGCTGTCGTCGTGGTCGGCCTTGAACCAGACAATTTCCCACCCGGCATTGACTTCCAACCACGCCCAGAAATTGACTTCCCAAGTAATGTGGCGATATCGGTGCATAAATACTGTGAAATGCTCCAAATAAAGGTCGAATAAATCCAAAAAGGATTGGCCGTCACCAATCATGAATCCACCGCAAAACCGCCAGTTAATGTTGTCAACAATGCTTTCCATTCCTTGCCCCTTTTCCCAGCAACCGGGGTTCGCAATGAATCGGGGTTTCCATTTGCAAGTGGTCAAGAATTTCATATAGTTACTTGTTGCCTCTTTGCGCTTGAATATGTGTGTTAAATTGAAATCAATCCACGCGAAATGCTGTGTATCAAATGGGTTCTCGTTGACCGCGTTCACTACGAATTCGATTTTCATATTCATCAAACAGAGAAAGAGAAAGGTGTCTTTTACCACGTTGCGAGAAGCTGGCAAATTGCCCTTGTATAAACTGCATACCTTATATGTCCACGATTTGGAATAATCCACGTCTCGCAAAACCACGTTGGAGTATTTGGTCCATTCATCTTTATAGGCTTCTTTAATCTCGGCATCCACGTAGAGAACGATGGGAACACCTGTTTTTGCAATTTTTGCAAAATTGTCCATTCGCCAACTGTGGGTTTTGTGGGGTTCTTTGCAATTTATATTGACAAAACAAGATACGTATGTGAGAGACGGCTTTGATGTTGGAAAAAGGTTCATTGTATAAAAATATATTTACTGTCTAAATATATTTTTTATAAATTTTTATAAGAGTGATACATTGTATTTTTTTCGTGTTTTTTTTCCACCTTTTTTTTGATGTCTGAACGGCCTAGATATTATTTCACGTATTTGTTTAAGGTCAGTTGCAGAAAAGGTTGTTTCCATTGTTCGTAAGTTATTATGGTGTTCATTTTTTTCATGCGTACATATTATTTTATAGACATCATCAATCTGTGTACCATTATAAAATTTACAAGGAATATGAAGTGATTGTCCTAGTAAAAAGTCCGATTCAGTTGGTGTTTGAACAGTTTTATGAAAATAGATTTCTTCTACTGGATATATAGTCTGAATACTATCATCTGGTAATTGTTGATTATCTAGTATTTTTATTTTATTATTTGTGTTTTTAACAGAATTATGTTTTATTTTCTTGTTTTTTATTTTTTCTGTATATTTTCTAGTTGTTGTTTTTTTGTTTTTTCTGATATTCGTTTCAGTTACTTTACTACTTACTATATTATTTTCTGAATTTTCTCCAAAATGATAATGAACATCATACAATACATTATTTATAAATGTTGGAATTGTAAATAATACTGCAGGAACACGTTCTGGATGTCTTTTATTTGGATGTATTTTTACATATATTTTGATTCCATCTACTAAAATATAATCCTCTAACAAATTAACAATTTTTGCTGGTTTATTTTTATTCACAAAATAATATAGTGGCCCAATTCCTATAAAATCTTTTTGTAAATTTTTATGGTTTGAATAATAATCTAAAAATGTTAAATAGTCAAATATAAACATTGTATATATATATATATATATATATTGCAATGATTAATAATCTGTATCATAATCTGTATCTGTATATAAAGATTTCAAAGTTTCATCAATATATTCTTCATCATGATTTATAGTTATTCCAACAAAATTAATACATGGTAAATATGTAGCATTTTTATGTTCTTGTTTCATAATTATATATTTGTTGTTTTCAGTTTCTCGATTCACAATAAATCTTGTTTGGTCTAAATAAATACCACTATTTTGTGATAAATTTTTCCAATTTATTTTATTTTGATTCTGTTGTAATATATTTAATGCTGCGCAATTAAATGACAATGAATCCCAATCAACTTTATCTAAATTTGCTTGTATTATATAAATAGCATTTTCTAGCTTACTAAAATTCTCCCAACAAATAAATTGAATATAATTTTTTAAAAAATCTACTGCATTTGGATTTGCAGACAACTCTGGCCACCAATATGGTTCATTTTCATAATCTATTTTTTTCAAATCTTCCTCCTTTTGGAGATACCATTCTATTAACTCTTTGGCATATGGGTTTTTATTTAAATATATTTCTCTATTTATCTTATCACGATTTTGTTTTAGGTACGAAACAAAAATAGGTGATGCACAATAATTGCATATAACTTTATTATTTAAATATGTAAATAAGTGAGATGCATTTGGGTAAATACTTCCGTATATTCCTTGTTGTACATATTCATTCTTGATTAATCCATATTTGTTTATTCGGTCTAAATATTTTTCTATTATAGGGATTGCAGAAGGATTTGCACTTAATTCAAGTATTTCATCTTTATTTAGTTTATCAATATTACCATCCAAAATATTTACAATCCATGGTGTTCTGTTTTTACAAATTGGCATCCAGTTTTTTATTTTGTCTTCATTTCCTTCATATAGTAAATGTGTATTTAATGCAGTATTATGTCCAAGTTCATCCCAATCTATGTTTTTTTTATTATTCAATAGTAGTTGAAATGCGCCTTTGTTGCGTGATAAGCGAGACCAATTTACTTTGTCAAGATTGTTGCTTATTATTTCTATAGCAGCAGGATTTTCTGAAAACGTGTCCCATACTATTTTATTTAGATTTTCTTTAAAATAAGGAACTGCTTCTGGATGTTTGGATATTATAGACATATCCATTTTATCTATATTTGTGTATATCCAAGGCAAAAATATAGAACTCATCGTCTATTGTACACAATATATTTTTATATTTATGTCCCTTTAATTGTAATTTCATCTGCTTTATTTATTTGTTCTTCCACCAGGAATTTGCACACATTTTCTCTTTGGTCGCCGGTTAAAGTAATGACTTCACCCAATTTGGAGTCTTTTGATATAAATCCGTTGCACTGGTATGTTTTCTTCAGATGCGACAATATTTTTTTCAGGTCAAGGTCTTCAGCCAATCCAACAACCGATGTGGTTGATTTTTTTCCATTTCGTTGCTGGATTTGAATTGTTACGCTCATTCTTATTTATTTATTAATAATATTTTTATATTTTATCAATAAATCTTTTTTTGTTTATTTGGGCTTGACAATTATCAATATTTAATTTAATTTAATTTTAATTAAGAAAGAAAACACATTTTTTTATGCACTGCATGCAATGCAGTCTTCCCCCTTTTTCGGCTCAATTGTGAATTGCTGGGCTTTGTGTTTGCCTCTGCGTCTCAAATAATACATTCCGGTTTTTAAACCCTTGGACCACGCGTAAAAATGCATCGATGTGAGAGAATTATAATTAGGGTCTTCCTGCCACAAATTCAGACTTTGGCTCTGGCAAATAAATGCACCGCGGTCCGCCGCCATATCAATGATGTGGCGCATTGGTATTTCCCACACAGTGCGGAACTTTAATTTGACCGCGTCAGGAATGTTTTGAATATGCTGAATGCTACCATTGTTTGCAATGATATTATTCTTGAGTTCGGTGTTCCATAAACCCATATCATTAAGTTCTTTCATCAAATACTTGTTTGTTAAAACAAATTCGCCCGCCATTGTTCTGCGACTGTAAATATTACTGGTGAACGGTTCGAAACATTCATTGAATCCGAGGATTTGCGAAGTGGATGCAGTTGGCATGGGTGCCAACAACAAGGAATTTCGAAGACCCGTGGATGCAATCTTTGCCTTAAGTGCAGACCAATCCAAATGGTTTGACGGAGTGATGTTCCACAAATCGTATTGCAATTGGCCCTGGGATGCGGGTGAACCAGCATATGTTTCGTAGGGTCCTGCGATGGACGCTAGGTCCGCGGATTTGGACAAAGCACCATAATAAATGGTTTCAAAAATCCGCGCATTCACCTCTTTGGCCTCATTGCTGTAAAAGGGGATGTTCAATAACATGAAGACATCGGCCAACCCTTGCACGCCGATTCCAATGGGTCTATGGCGTAAATTGGAGACGCGGGTTTTCTCTGTGGGGTAGTAATTCACATCAATGACCTTGTTCAAATTCTCTGTGATGACGCTGGCCACTTCTTGCAACTTGTCATAATTGAATACGCCATTTTCCACAAATGTTGGAAGACCAATACTTGCGAGGTTGCAAACTGCGGTCTCGTCTGGAGTGCTTACCTCCATAATCTCGCTACATTGTCCTGTTAAAATCCCATTAAATATTCCCATATGTCGTTTTGGTTCTGTGAAACAAAATGTGTCTGAAAGTTTCTCTACAGGTTCTATGGAAATGATTTCAATAAAATCATATGAACCTGAGTCCGGCATTTTGCAACCAATTAGTTTTGTTCCTATTTGCAAATCTTGGCATTCAACCATTTTTGTATTATTTTCCTCATCAATAACATAAAATTTATGATACTTGGTGCATTGAATATTCAATATTTCATCTCTATTGTTGGGCTTTCCTTTTACTTCCAACAACTTTTGATTTTCTCCTGTTTTTTTTACTTCTACTTCACTGTATTCTTCACCATTCCAAACATTGACCTTTTGATTTTCCAATAAACTAATTTGAACATGGCCTTTATCTGTCAAAATAAGTGTTTCGGGTGCAACGCATAAATTCGAGCTCTTGATAATTCCTATATTTTTCTGGTTAGATTTCTTATTGGCGGCATCCTTGTAACAAAGATAGGGTGTGCCCGTCTCCATCTGTGCATCCAGCACTTTGAACCAAAGGTCTCTCGCTTTTACGGTGACGCGGCCTTTGCCTTCGGTCTCATATTTGCAATAAAGTGCCTCAAATTCCTCGCCATAGACGTCCGACAATCCGGGGCATTCATCGGGGCACATCAGGGTCCATGTTCCATCGGTTTTGACGCGGTTCATAAAAAGGTCGGGTATCCACAGGGCGTAAAACAGGTCGCGTGCTTTCAACTCTTCGTCGCCATGGTTCTTGCGCATTTCCAGGAATTTTTCAATATCCGCGTGCCACGGCTCGATGTAAATGGCGAAAGACCCGTTGCGCTTTCCGCCGCCTTGGTCAACATACTTGGCGGTATTATTGAACACGCGCAACATAGGCACAATACCATTGCTGGTTCCATTGGTTCCGCGGATTTGGCTATTGGTTGCCCGAATATTGTGGATATGCAGACCGATTCCGCCCGCCCACTTACTGATGAGCGCACAATCCTTCAACGTATTGTAAATACCTTCAATGCTGTCTTTTTCCATTGAAATTAAAAAACACGAACTTAATTGTGGTCTCGGTGTCCCCGCATTGAACAGGGTCGGCGTAGCATGCGTGAAATATTTCTGCGACATCAGATCATAAGTTTTGATTGCATCATCAATATTTGAACCGTGAATCCCGAGAGAAACGCGCATCCACATATGTTGGGGTCTCTCCACAACCTTGTCGTTAATTCGCATCAGATACGATTTCTCTAAGGTTTTGAATCCAAAATAATCAAACACGTAATCGCGTTTGAAATTTAAAGCACCCGCAATTCTTTCTTTATTGGCTTCCACAGCATCCAACAAATCCTTTGATACTAAGGGAGAATTCTTCCCATGCTTATCCATGTAATTATGGAGTTGGGATATCACTGTTGCAAAGTCGGCCTCAGTATTCTTGTGGTGATTCGAAACCGTGATATGGCTCGCCAAAGTTGCATAGTCGTAATGGATGGATGACATGGATGCACACTGGTCGGCGGTAAGTTCGTCGATTTTTGTGGTGGAAATGTTGTCGTATAACTGGTCGATGACTTTCATTGCAAGGGTCGTATAGTTGATTTTGATACCGGCCTCCTGACCTATGCGCTTAATTCGGCGCAAAATCTTGTCAAAAGACACGATTTCGGTCTGGCCGTCTCTCTTGGTGACATACATTTCGGAAGACATAATAATACAAATATATGGATTATTATTTCTAAATGGATTTTACAAAAGTTCTCTTGTAAAAAAGATACGTGTAAAAAATGTCAAGTATAAACCCCATTGTAGAAAATGCAAACAATACATATTCCATTGTGGATTTGTTCTCTATTTCATAAAAATAGTAAACGAGTAGTCCAAAGAAAGGTATTGCAAAAATATCGCCGTAATGACTTAAATTTTGTGTAATATTCATTATATATTTACACTTAATAAAAAACTATTATATATCAATTACATAAGCATATATGTATTGTTTACCTTCAATATAATGTGCAACAATTCTATGCACTCCATCCAATAATAGATAGGTTTTATTTTGTTTTATTAACCAAATTGGTGTTTGTATTTGTATTTGTTTTCGATGGTACTCGACACTTTTTATATCTTTATCACCACGCGGTCTATCATTTATAGGAAATGCATTTTCGGCTGATTTTTGCAATCTGTTTGGATTAAAATTTTCAACATTAGTAAAAATGGACATTGGTAGCTTAACCAATTTTGATTTGAAAGTGTGCGCGTCAATTGCTTCTTGTCTGTTTGTAAATATTTGTAAACTAACTGAAGTTGAAACCGAGTCCTCCAAAACTTATAAATAACTGGGTCTACTTAATTATTCGCAATTGTCCTCATTCAAATTGCTTTGTTCCAATTCTTCTCTCACTACCCTTGAAATCAAACACTTTTTATCGGCCACGCGTTTCTTTGGTTTACGGTGTTCGTATCCAGTCACCCGTTCTTTCTCCACAGTGTTCCATAATTCCTGAATTTTTGGAAGCGCCATTTCAAACCAATGGCGATTTCTCTTGACTAAAACACACGAATATGCCTCACAATACCAATAAATACGTTTGAATAAAATGTGTGTCTCTTTCAGCTCTTGTTTTGTTTTATTTATCCATTGTGCAATTGAGTCATTATCTAGGCGCACTGTGAGTGGCATGTAAACGTAGTGAGGCTTGCCGTCCGCAAAATCGGATTTGATGAAGTAGAGAATCACACCATTATACAAATACTTGTGTTTGTTCTTGTAGAAAAGTTCTTCGTCCACATCGTCATATTCTTTGAACTGGGTCTCTACAAAATCACATTCATTCAGATTGCAAACTTCCATCTGCACCTGCATCTGCACCCAATAATCCATTTTTGGCACACCTGTTATTTCTCTCGATACCACATTCTTGATTTCCAACATTCGGCCATACGCGCTGGATTCTTCAGTGACTACGATTCCGTCGGGGGATGCACCAATGAATGGATACGTGGAATGCTGGATACACCCGAACTCGCCCACTTTACCGCGGATTCTGTGCTCGTAAAGCATAATGGTGAGTGGCTCATATTTGACGCCCCAATGCATTGGGGAATCTGTATTTATGCTTGTCGTGTCGTAGGACTCCGTAATCATTGGTTTGCACTTTTCTAGAATAAGACTATTCTGGTTTGCCTCTGACCCGACCGCTTTCCAAATGTTGCTGGCGGTTATCAAATTATGGCGGAACTGATACCATTCCAGACTTCTCTGTACCATTTGTGTTGACGCACTGAGTTTCTCTATTTGTGCTTTCACTAAATCTTTGTTCAAAATATCGTAAATATGTGAACGAGGGTTCTGGTATGCTCGGCGCGGAATTCCAATAATTGCAAAATAGTTTTTTGTGAAAATGTGGACCTGTTTTCTGAATTTTTTGAATATTTTTTCATAGCACGAATCGTCGTCAGGTTCAATAAAACCGATGCAAATTAAATTCTCCAAATATTCCTCGGTGATTTTGTCCACCATCGTTTTGTAAAACTCCGGCTGACATTGTTGAATTCCATTTTCGTCCAAATATTTCTCTACAGTTTCGTGAATTTCTATTTCTAAATCAATTAAATCTTCTTCGTCCATTTTGTCTTATATATATATTAATTTGTATTTAACTATTTACAAATTAATTACTCTTCCTCTTCAGTTATAGATATGTTTTTTTTTGGTGTAAGTGACTTTAATGTAGAGACTTTTTTTTCAATATTACGAAGAGTGAATGCATGAGTAGTTACATTGAAAGCCAGTGAACTAATGTTGGAAATGACGCCGGTTTCCTTATCATAATCAACGTCCTTCACTTTTGCCAACTTATCTTTTGTGAGACATGAGCTGAAGAACGTTTTCAATGCTTTTACCTCCTTTGCAGGTAATGAATTTTCCTTTCCATATTTCTCTGCATAAGCATGGAGTTTCTGAATTTTTAGGCGTTTATCCAATTTATTCCACGGTTCTGAATTCATGTTTTTCTTTTCGGTTTCCAACATTTCATCAATCCTGTTTATTGAACTATTATCTTCATGTGTAGCAGTAGTTGTGGTCAAAATGTTCTTGTATTTATACATTAACTTGTTGTCATCGTCTTTTTTTTCGGTAGGTGCTGGTTGTTGTTGCTGCTGTGGAAACATAGTATAGTAGTCGTTCTTTTATATTATTATTGAAAAATGTTTATATCGTTTTACAATGAGATAAAATTACAGTAGCAAATAGTATAATGGAAGAAATCAAGTCTTTGTCGATTGATTTGCGAAAAAAAGAAGAAAAGAAGAAAGTGATTCAGCCAAAAGTGAAATCAATTCGCAAGGAAGTTGATAAGTGGCAGTTTGACGATATTTTTTTGGAATTGGATAAACAATGGGAGTGTTTGACGGCAGTAAAGGATGGATTAACTGAATTTCCAAAAGACGTCTGCAGAGAAATGCGACGCCAAATTCAGAACAAGGTCTCCAGTTACAAAATGCAGGACATTCAGAAACAGAAATACGACGACAATAAATTCGTGGACCTGAATTTTGTTATCGGATTGTTGCACGAAAAAGAGATGAAATGTTTTTACTGCAGAGAATCTGTGTATCTTTTTTACAACTTCGTGAGAGAAAACAAACAATGGACTTTAGAACGAATTGACAATTCAATGGGGCACAATACCGACAATGTGGAAATTGCTTGTTTGTTGTGCAATTTGCGACGCCGGACGATGTATCATGAGAGATACGTTTTCACAAAACAGATGAACATCGTGAAGTTAGGTTAAGGGAACTCGTCGTTCCCTTATGATCCCATACTATTAAGGGAACTCGTCGTTCCCTTATGATCCCATACTATTAAGGGAACTCGTCAATAGAACTGTGGTTCCACCTAAAAACATTAGAGAACAAACCAAATAAAAACAAACCTTGATTAAAAATAAATAAATGGCAACCGTTTTCCACGAAAATAATTTTGTAACCGCCAAACTCAATTATTTTATCCAAATCCGCAAAATACCCAACATTGTTTTTCACGGGTCATCTGGTTGCGGCAAACGAACCATTGTTGGTGATTTTATCAATCGCATCTACGGTGGCGACCGAGTACGCATTAAAAATAACGTCATGTTTGTGAATTGCGCCCATGGGAAGGGCATCAAATTTATTCGCGACGAACTCAAACATTTTGCAAAAGCCAATATGCAATGCAATGATGCAACCTTGTTCAAAAGTATTGTTTTGTATAATGCAGACGAGCTCACTATTGACGCTCAATCCGCTTTGCGCCGCTGTATTGAACTCTTTAGCCACAACACTCGATTTTTCATTGTCGTAGAGAACAAACACAAATTGCTGAAACCCATTTTGTCGCGGTTTTGCGAAATATATATTCCTGATAAAACGGCGAATCCCGACAACCCAGTGTACAATAGTTTGCACAAAGTTAACAAGGAAAAAACATACGGGTTGAAAGTGCTGAAAAAAGAACGATTGGTCCAGATTTTAGAACCGGTGTTGCAGCAGGAAAACCATAGTTACAAATGGTTTCTAACTCTTTCGAACCAGTTGTATGAAGATGGCATATCCTGTTTAGACATTTTGGAGTATTTAGAAGAAGGGTTGGTTGACGCCGACAAAATGGTTCGTGTTCGATTTTGTTTTGAAAAGGTAAAGGGCGAATTTCGTTCAGAGAAAATGCTGATGATGTATTTGTTCGATTATATGTTTTTACGTTCAGATTGCAATTTGAAAAATGTTTCGTTTTTATAAATGGACGATTTTGTGTTATCAAATTTGAATGAGGCGCGCAACGAGTGGTGCAGTAGACTAGTCACAATTTTGACACCTAGAATCATGGAAGGCATTCGTTCCATATTTAATGAGTCGTGGAAAGTGAGCGTGGACAATGGAGAAGTTGAGAAATATTTGATGACCTTCCAGAATTTTATTTGCCGAGTTCCCAAATGGAATGCAACTATTATTGATGAAGAGAAAAAACGAATCGTAGAGAAATCTGGATGCAATTATTTGGAGGACCTGATTACATGTGTTCATGTGATTCAGCTCAAAGTTTTAACGTGTGTTCGCGTGGGGACACGGCAGAAAAAAATCGACATTTCGATTCCGAAACTCAACGATTTCTTGCATAAGGCTTACATCAATGTGGCGCGAAAGATTTATAAGAATGCATACCTGTTTGACAAAAATGCTTCGCCGCTTGTCCAGCAAAAACATGGTCGCGAATTTGAAATTATTGTGGAGGAGTGTATTCTGAAAACGATTCGTGAAAGTATTCCCACGGAAGCCATTGTGCGCGCTTATTTGGACGAATCCGTGGAGCAAGAGGAGGAAATTGTGGAGGAAATTATTGATGAGAAAGGAGAGGCAAAAGAAGCAGAAGAAGTTGTGATTCCGGAACCAGAACGACCACCTGAAACCGTTCCTGTAATTACAAATGTAAGCGAAAAACCAATTGTGAATCGTCTAACGTTTGACAATGTTGACCGGGCTTTGACCGAAGAGGGAATAGTTGAAGAAATTGATGCACCCAAAACAATTGAACGATTGGAGGAAATTAGCGTGGCGCGCAATTTTCAACGCAAACTGGATGAGGCGGAAGATGATGATGATGAGGACAGACTGAAAATTGGCGAAGACGTGGACAGCATGAGCCTTGGATTTACAGATTTGAACCCGGATTCATTTAGTAGTGGATCAGATGACATTATCAAATTGGATTTCGATGAACTGTAGGGGAACTACGGTTTCCCCAAAGGGAACCAAGGTTTCCCCTAAGGGAACTCGTCGTTCCCGTATAATCCCATACTAAGGGAACTAGTCGGCTACTAATAAAAGGAGGGATTTAAAGGGAACCTTGGTTCCCTTTATGCGGTCAGAAACGCACTTTTTCAAAATCGTTGATTATATAGAATGGAAGCCCTTGTTGCCATAATTATTGTAACGACCGTTCTCTACATTTTAGCAAAAATGATTGAGATGAAATACATGGATAAAGAGATGCGCCCTTTGAAAGAACTTATTCGCGATGCGACCATTGTTGCGGTTTCGGCCGGTGTTTCTACATTTGCGGTGTTTTCGATGAACAAATCGATGAATGGATTCTTTAGTGCAATGACCGAACAAACGCATTTGCCTGCGGTTGCGCCGGTTTTTACCGACAATCCGGAGTTTTAATTGTAAAATTTGTTTGTATTTTTACAAATAAATTTTGAGTATATAATATATAATGACACGACGAAGACAGAGAAATAATGGTAATAAAAAGACCCGAAGTTTACGTGGAGGAGAATTAACACTAAAACTTAAAGAAACAGTAAATACAGATATTAATACATTGCTAAGCCAGTATTTTAGTGGTGAAAATCTTGATCAAACCCTAATTGCAAAATATGCATCAAACATACAACTAAAAGAATTTACGCCAATTTATAAAAATTATTCAAGCATAAGCCAGACACCAGATTATTTGAATGCTCTCGCAAAATATGGAAATATAAGAAGTGCCGAACTTGATGTTATATCTTTTTCATCAAGTCTCAACGCTGTAACTACTGCATTAGGTGTTGCTTCAATGGGTTTAATTGTTTCAATGCAGGCAGCAACTTTTGCTGGAAATGAAGCTGTTGTGGGAACAATTGGGATAGCATCTGCAAGCACGATTAGTTCAGCAACAACCTCGGTTATAACTGCAATTGGTGGTGCAACAGCACTTGGATTAACTGCAACTGGTCTCGGACTTATTGTTTTATTTGGACTTGTATCAACAATAGTTTATGTCTCTAATTTGTATTTGAAAGAGAAAGAATTGCAAGAATTAAGTAGATTAATTGTAGGAGTGTGCGAATATATAAAAAATGATGCACATATAATTCATATGTTTTATAAAAACACCAATACTGCATTACCAGCTGGTGCAAAATTGGCTAGTTTATTAAAACAATTATATAATTTAATGTTTAAAACACTTAGTTACTTTCCAGAAAAATATTTTTATGATGCTTATAAAAACTATTTGAATACTGAAAATGTAGCTGTAAGAATGGTGGAATTAAATAAAGTATATAATGTTTATAATACAGAAAATAATTATTTAAATTGCAATGAAAAAAATATTGATATTTTATTGCAAACCGGCAATTTTTTGATGTATCGCTATATTTTTATTAGATTGTGCATCATTAATAAACAAAGATATTTGATTGATTCTAATAAATTAGAATCAGTAGATGAAAATTATGAAAAAATAACTGAAACAACAAATTATTATAATGGAGAAAATAAATCTGATGGAATTAACTATTATATTAAAGATGAATATGGAAAATATATTTTACAACAATCAAAAATATACAAAGTTACAACACCTACATTTGGAGACATTAGAGCATTTCTTACAGACTCAACCACAATTTATAATTGTAATAATTGTTATATAAAAAAAGACGATAAAAAGGCAGCAGAAGCAAAATATAAAGCACAAGTGGCAGCAGAAAAACAAAAATACAATGAAGAAAAAGAAAAAGAAAAAATAAAAGAAAAAGAAAAAGCAGGTGATGATTCTGATAATACACAGTCAGGGGGTGACATATTAAATACATCAAACTTTGCAACAAGTTGGTTAGGAAAAAAATTAAGTTCTGCGTCGAATACTGTGTCAAATACTGCATCCAATTTTGGGTCAGGTGTAACAACAGGTATTAATTATTTAGGAACTGGAATAAATTATTTAGGAACTGGAATTTCGACTGGTGTAAAAACAATTGCATCACCAGGAACCTACATTTACTCAATGTACCGAAAATATTACAGACCAATTGCAGAAGTTGAAAGAGAATATAATGTATCCATAACAAATCATATTCCAAGCAAACCCTTTATAGAACAGACTGTATCAGCAACTGCTAATTCAAGCTTTTTATATTCAGGCGAACAGTTCAGACAATTATTGGGTGATTATGCAATTATGGATACAACATACACAATGAGTGTAACAAAGTATGTTTTTGACTTTAATACATATGTAATTAAAAATATGGGTAACTCTGATAAACTAAAAAGTGCAGTTCCTAGCAATGTTACACATGCTGACCAAATATTGTCTGCACTTGTTGGAACCAAAGATAGTAAGGGTAGAATAATTGAAACGCCAGAAACTAATTATTTGAAAGAAAAAATAGCTGTAATGTTATACCCTTTATTGGCGGAAAAAGTTTATAACGAAATTTTTGGTGTCTTTAAGCAAAAAATAAGGCAACAAATAATAACAGATACTGCAGTTAATACAGCTCGATTAATACAAAATTCTGCTCTTTCTAAATTAATTAATCCTGATGCAAAAGATGTCGCAAATTCAATAATTAACCCTATTTCTAAAAATGATATTAATGTATCCATTGCACAATCAGATACACAACCCAATACACAACCCAATACACCACCAGGTTCACAACCCAATACACCACCAGGTTCACAACCCAATACACCACCAGGTTCACAACCCAATTCACCATAATAAATATTTACGAAACCATAAATATTTTAACACCACATTTTCATCGGCAAAGACACGAATCGAAATCCATTGTATAATTTATTTTCGGACATTGCTTTTGCAAGGGTTTTGTCGCTCATTCTCTCAAGTTTGATGCAATCGTATTTGCATTTGTACTCTTTAACTAATTCACCATTTTCATTGTACATTCCAAGCCCATCTTTATACAATAACACATCTTTTCCATATTTTTCTGTAAAATTTTGTACTACATTCTCATCGCACTCGCCATATAATTTATAATAAAACCCTTGTGTCTGAGTTCCTTTTTTTACAGCATTATCTAAACCACTCATTGAGTATCCGTTCATTAACGCAGCAGTTTTTCGGTCCAAATATACATTTAAAATCTCGGTTTGGTCGGAGTTCAATTTGGCAACATAATCCATGTTTTTTGCAATAGTAGGGCGTGTTGGTTGCAAATTGTGGATAACGGTTGAATCCATATCGCGTTCCACAAATAACCATCGAAATCCGTTGTAAACTATATTTTCCAAAACTGCTTTTGATAAGCTTGGGCGTTTTATAGACCGATCTTCATTCATTACTTCGGTTGCCGACTCATAAACTTTGATAAGTTGCATTGTGTCTGGATTGATTTTTTGAACACGCGGACCCAGTGTTGGTAATGTTTCTTGGAATCCTGTTTGAATTTTAACAGGTCTTGTTTCAAGTAATTTCTCTATCATAAATTCCAATTTATTAATTCGCGTATGTAAAAGTTTGTTGGATTCTTCGATTCGCTTGTTTGACTCAATAAGTTCGGCCATTGCAGGGCTGTCGTGATTCATAGCAATTACTTTAAGTTTCTCAATCTCCAGTTCTATTTTCTTTGTTCCATATTCTTGGTAATTGTCTATTTGCGAATTAATTGCATCAAGTAATATTTGGTATGTCAAATTTTTACCTACCAAAAATAATTCGTGTTCATTCTCGTGTTTTTCCATATCCTTTACTTGGTTGCATCTTATTTTTGGATGGTTATGAATATACGATTCGAAATCTTTGCTTTGCTGAACTACAAATACATCTAGCAAGACACACTCGGGATACTTACTTTTATGTTCATTGTATCTTCCGACGACACCTCTGCGACTTTCGCCAATCTTTACAATATATTCGCCAGTTTCAAATGTTTTTACGCGGATGATATAGACAATTGGAATATGCATTGTAAATTGGTTCAACAAGACTTTTTCCTTTTCAAGCTCCTTCTGTTTTTTTAGTTTGATTTGATATTCGGCTTCTCTCTTTGCAACGTCATTCGCATTTGTTATTTGAATATTTCTCAATTGTTCTGAAAGTGTTTTGCATTCTTCTATAACAACTTCTTGAATTATCTTTTCCATTTTCACATAATATTCATGAATTTCATTTGATTTTTTTGTTCCGGCTTTTAAACAAAATAATTTAAAAGCTCTAATTGTCATTAAAATAATTTCTTTATTGTGACCTCCACGACCTTCTTTTTTTGCTCCTGCGACTTCAGGAGCAAAGATTTTGTAATCAATATTATTGTAAAAATATTTTTCTAGTACTTGTTTTGCATTAGATTTTTGTTGAAATCCTATCCATTCCCATACTTTATCCAAATCAATAACATAATCAGTATCGTTATAATTCAAATAACAATAAAAACTTGACAAAAACATTTGCTGTTCATATGTGTTGAAATTTGCTTTCATTTTATCTACCATAGATGACTGGTAATTTCCAGTCAGCTTTGTAAGTGGGTTACTTTCAATTAGATTGACTATATCTACACTCATTATATGTATTTGCAAGGTTTATTTCTTTATATGGTTTGTTTTATTTTGTTTATGGTTTTAAAAATCATAAACAACCATTGCTTTATTTTATTCTAAAGCAAAATTACAATGGAAATAAACATATTATAAAATTGAATTCTTATCTTACAATGAACAAATCGGTATATTTGGATGAAGTGTTTGGGAAAAGACAGGAACAACAAACAATGCCGAAATTATGGCTCACCATTTTGCAAGAACCACCAGTATATGAATGAATATACAACTGAAATGATGGATGCAATACAATTCTGCAAAGGGTGCAACAAATGGAAGGATTTGCCCGAAGGCAAAATTCAATGTTTGTATTGTGGAGAAAGAGGTGCTGAAAATCGCGCAAAAGCAAAAAACGACGTGGTTTTGTGCAAATCCGATGGTTGCACCTTCAAGAAATCCGACGAAAATGATTATTGTGGTAAACACCAGCTATGTTTGTTTGTGGATGAATGTTTGGCTGAAGGAATGAAACCGTGTGCAAAGTATTTGAAGGGGTGCCGTGCAAAACTTGGGTCAGACTATGTCTTCAAAAGTTGCCAAGAATGCTTGGAAAAGGAAAGAGAAAGAGATAAGGCAAAACGGTGTGCCGTTACTGGAGAAATTGTTGATGGAAAGAAACAGTGTTCAGTTTGTTGTAAATTCAAGCTGGTGAATGAGTATTCAGAAACAAAAACTTGTTCGCAGTGCAGAGAAGAATTTAAAAAACAAAATGAGAAGAGAGACAAAGAACATGTGCGAGAAATTCAACGGATTGCGTCGCAAAAACCGGAGAGAAAGGCTACAAAAAATGAGTGGGTAAAAGCAAATCCTGAAAAAGTTGCATTGAAGCATTTGAATAAAAGAAATCGGCATTATCCAGGAAGTATTGATTTAACAAAAGAACAGTTTGAAACTATAATAAAACAGCCGTGTTATTATTGCGGAATTATGCAAGAAAAGGGTTTTAATGGTATTGACCGTATGGATAGCACCAAAGGATATGAAATTGATAATTGCGTAAGTTGTTGCACAGATTGTAATATGATGAAGGGTGCAGTTGATAATATAACATTTATTCAGCGTGTTGAACATATTCTAACACATAATAGTATGTTGAAAGATGGAAACAAATATCCACACGCATTTGCAAATCAATCTGGTTCATACTATTCAAGATATAAAACTAATGCAGAACAACGAAATTATGCATTTGAATTATCGGAAGAACAATATTATAAATTAATTCGTGAAGATTGTTATATTTGTGGAAAAAAAACAAATGAAAATCATACAAATGGAGTTGATAGATTTGATAATGAAATAGGATATACATTTCATAATTCAAATGCTTGTTGTGGACAATGCAATATTATGAAAAAAGAAATGGATTATTCCATATTTATGGATAAACTTAAAAACATACACGAAAATTGTTTAAAAAAAGAAATGAAACAACCAAGCACTTATATTGTAAATATGTTAAATCATAATAAAAATAAACTAAATTTTGAAGAACGCAAAGTAAAATCACAGTTAAAAAAACAACAACTTCAAATGAGTGTTTGATTTAGAATATTCTAAAGCAAACTGTAAAATGATTTTAATGAATTTTTATTTTGTTAAACAAACTATTTTATATTTTTGCTTTTGTTACAACAAAAGCAAAAATTAAAGAAAATTATAGATTAATCAAGTTAATAAATTATTGTTTTTTTTGCACCCGCAACTTCGGGAGCAAAAAAAAACATTTAATAAAAAACTTTTTATTTTGATTTTTATTAAATTTTTAAAGGATATGTAGAATTTTTGATATCCATGACAACACTGCCACTGCATAATATGGTGCGAGTTTCTTAACTCGAATATGCTACGCCGCACATTCCGGCCATTACCCTTAAAACATTGTAAGAGTAAGCATATACTCTGACCTTAGCAGTCGAGGTTCCAGCAACGGTTCCGGAAGACAGCACCAACTGGAGTGTGGCGTTATCAATTCTGGAGAAGTTGCACGACCCTGAAGGCTGGTGCTCCTCAGGCCTAAGTGCGAATGAGTACACGTTGATGCCGGTATCAGGGGCTCTAGTGTGGTGCTGGAAGGGCTGAACAACGTCGAAGTAAGAACCCTCTCTCTCGGAGATTCGGTCCTGACCGTTGAGCTGCAACTTGGCAGTGACGACCGGGTTCTCACCCCAGCAGTGGAGGTGGAGGGCAGTCTCAGCAAGCACGAATGTGCCGGCATCGGACAAGGCAGAGCCAGAGGGGGCAGAGCCGTCCTGGTTGAAAACACCGGTAGTGGCGTGCCAGTCCTGGTTGCCGTTCATTGCACCGCCAGACACGGCATCTGTGGCACCGGCCATCTGGAAGACACCTCCACTAATGAAGGCGTTGGTACCAGAGGTCTCAGCAGGGCCTCCGAACACGTGGATCGAGGGAGGGAGAGCATCAATGGCATCGGTGTAGTTGAAGGGCTGGGCACCAAGGACCTTGAACAAGGTTGAGTTGCCCTCAAGGGAGGCACAATAATCAACGTTGGAATCGGGCTGGACGACCCAAATGAGCTCCTTGCAGGGGTGGTTGAAGTTAATCTTGATCTTATTACTGGAAGAACCAACGGACTCATCACCAGTGTACTGGAGCTGCTCAATGAGGTACTCGTGGGGGTTCTGGGCCATCTTTCTGCGCTCATCGGTATCCAAGAAGATGAAATCAACGTAGATAGAGGCAGCAACAAGGGACTGCTGGTAGGCAGTGGTGACGGACAACGAGGCACCGGTGGTGTTTCCAACAATGTCTCTGACAGCCCACAAGCACTCACCAATGGGTCTGAAATCGATGTTAATCTTGACCTCGTGATACTGTACATCACATATACCCCACCTTTCGGTGTATTTATCGGCATTTCTGTATTGATTAACGTGTTACATACAGAAACCTAGCCGGGGAGTAGACTATATCTTAAGCCTTCATTGGAGTTGATTAAACTCCTCAGACCCAATTCCGTTTAGTCGTTGAACCTTCATCATATTCTCATCATTATGAACGTAGATGCTTGGCTGCGGATTGTCTATTTCTAAGGATTTTTTATTTTCCTTATCATACGTGGCATTTTTACCATACCTGAGTTTCTTTCTCAGCCACATTAAACTTTCGTCTAATGCTTGGTAGCCATCGTCTTTAAGAGTTTCCCGCAATTTGAAATTGTTGCCGCATTGCATAATAAAACTAAACGTTTCCTAATAACCCTTTTTATGGGAGGAGGGGTTTTAGGGGAACGTAGTTCTCTTAAGCACATGCGACTAGCATCTGAGGATGGCTGAATAAGCCATTGCGAGCCTCGAACGAATATTCTCCAAAGTAGTTCTCGCATACTTTGGGTCGGATGCTTTTCTGCCCTACAGATTTCAAGGCAACAAGGGGTAAAGCCAAACCGGGGTTTCGGCAGAACCAGAAGAGGAGGGGGATATACAAGGTGGTCTCAGGGAGAGCCTTTCTGGGGGCGCAAACCTGACCCGGGCCTCCAGTGGAAGCGCAGGGTCCGTTGATGTCGGCGAACGCGGGGTCAGTCATGTAGGTGAGCTGAGTGGTGTGGCCAATCATCTTGTAGTAACCAGCCTGCTGCTCAGAAGAGAGGGTAAGCTGATTCCAGATGTGCATCCAGTCACCATATTGGCGGTCAATTCTCTGGCCTCCAATCTCAACCTCAACCTGGGCAATGAGTTGCTCACCGGGGTAGTCCAACCAACGGGCATACACGTTGGAACCAGCGGCAGCCATAGACTGGTTAATCTCGGGGAGAGTAACCTGGACATAGGTGCGGTAGGCAAGATCTCCATTTCTGGAGATGGTGCAACTAACACGGCGACCGAAGTCGGCCTGGCCGTTGAAAGTCTGCTCGATGGACTCCATCGCGAAGTTGGTGTGGCGTCTGTAAGACACCTTCCAGAAAGTAATCTCGGGGTTTCCAGTAAGGAAAACATCTTGTGCGCCGTAGGCGACTAATTGCATTAAGGCTCCTCCCATTTTTTTATATAATCTAAAAATATAATTTCTCCTAAATCTGAGCGAAAAGGTCAGGAAAATGGTGTGTTTATCTACATTTAAAGGAAACCGACGGTTTCCTTTAGAACCTTCCCTTACATTAACATAGACGTAAGATTTGCAAAATATATGGTATAAATGTAGATGCATTGAATTTACATTTCACCCCTGGTACAACATTTAGGGGTGAAAATTATGAGATAATTTTGATAAGATAAAGTAATAAGATGCCAACGATTTGCAAAAAAGACACTTGCAGGAACCCGGCAGTTTATGGATTTTGTTTCGGAAAACCGCTTTTCTGTTCTTTGCATAGAGAACCGGATTCAAAGAATACAAGAAGTTTGGAACCTGGATTACAAGCCAAGCCAGCGGTTAAAGAATGTACAAAATGTTTTAGCAACAATGTTTTATCAAGGTTCAAAGGTTATTGCACCCATTGTTATGTAAAATTATTTCCTTTGGACCCACTTTCTCTGCAAACTGTGTACAAATCAAAAGATGATATTATCCAAAAATTTATTGATTCTAAATTTGACGGGTTTATTCACGGACCTGGTGTAAGTCAAATCCAAATTAATGGATTCACACTCAAGATTTTTTTTTATAACACAAATGTGTCTGAAGAAGACGATAAAACCATAGTTATTAAGTTTAACCCCAATAAATATGAGAATGGTAGAAATCCGATGCTGTACACCAGATTGCCGGATTTAGAAAAGGAAATTGGAAAACAGTTTGAGATAATGATGATTGGATAAAGAATGGATAATGAATGAATAAAATCTAAATATTGCGTATATGAATTTGCCAAAAGAATTCAAATTTGGTTTAACCAATACTCAAACCAAAAAAATAGAAGAAAAAGATAAAAAAAGAAAACCACTGCTAAAAAAACTGAATAAATGCAAAACCCAGAAATGTTCAAAGCAGAATAAAAAAAGATTGGCTGAACAAAAACGTTATTTGAAAGAAGAAAAAATTCAGTGTTCTAAAATAGTAGATAATTCAGAATATTATGTTTGTACTGACAAATTGTATGAAAAATCAAAATACAAAAAAATGTTTGATGAATGGGTAAAGTGCGGTAAAACAAAATGTTCTAAAGAATTGGAAAACACTTTGGGTAAATTTGTATAAAGGAGGGATAAGCAAAGCAAAAAAGGGAAGGTATAAGCAAAGCAAAAAAAGGAAACCGTAGGTTTCCTTTAAAGGGAAAGTATAAGCAAAGCAAAAAAGGGAAGGTATAAGCAAA